CACTCAGACTTCTTTAAGAACAACAGGACATTTAGAGACACAGATGCGATAAATGTATCACGTCGCTTTAGAAGCGCAAGACAGCGGATTCAGAGCTACATTGAAGATCCTACTATTGGAATTGATAAAGTTGAAGATTTAATTGATTCATGTCATGCAATCCAGTATCAAATTGATCGTCGTGGCAGAATGAGAAAGTCTGAAAAAGATTTAAGACTTGACTATATCAATCGCATTAAGAATGATAAAGACGGAAAGTATAAGAATTTTAATATTGATAAACTGCCTCTTGAGCCAGAATTTGATGTCATGCTTTTTATTGCTGAAAATTGCAAAAATCTTGAAAATTGGGAAAGAGATATTATCAATATTGTGCATGAAGAATCTCTTTATTTCATGCCTCAAATTCGTACAAAGATCATGAACGAGGGATGGGCAAGTTTCTGGCATTATAGAATCTGTCATGAACTAGAATTACCTGATAGTCTTCATATTCCTTTTATGAAATCACATAATCAAGTTCTTCGTCCATGGGGTGGAAGAATTAATCCTTATCACCTAGGTTTTGAGATCTTTAAGAGAATTGAAGAAACAAAAGGTATTGAGGAATGCTTCTTTGCAAGAGAAATTCATAATGATGAATCATTTATCATGGAACATCTGAAAGAAGATCAAGCAAGAGAGCTTAATATGTTCACTTACAGTCCAAAGGGTAGAAAAAATCCTGATTGGTCTGTTGATGACGTAGTTGATGAAGAGGGATGGCCAGAAATTAGATCTGCACTCTTGAAATCAATTGGTGGTAATGGAATACCCATTATTTATGTTGAAGAAGTTATCAAAGATACATTGATTTTGAGACACGAACATGATGGACGTGATCTTGAATTAAGTTATGCAGAAAATTGTGTCAAACACATTGCCAAGATGTGGAAAGGCCCAGTAAAATTATTTACGCTACTCGAAGGCGATCATTTCGAAATTTCTTGATAGGAGAGAAAATGGACTTTCTAAAAATCATTCAAAAGCAGAGAGCAGGCGGTCAGAAAGAGTCATGGAATGGAACATTTCTCGACTATTTGGCTGTCATTAAAAAGAATCCAGAGCATGTGAAGCTTGCTCACAAGCGCATCACAGATGCGATTGAGTCACATGGCGTTGCACCAATGGAGGATTCTGATCCTCGTTGCCGTAAACTCTTTGACGGTGACAAGCTAAAGACATACAATTATTTCAAAGATGAGTTCTATGGTCATGAGCGTGTCATTGCTAAGATTATGAGATTCTTAAAGTCAGCATCTTTGAAGGGCGAGGAGAGTCGCCAGGTTCTCCTACTTATGGGTCCTGTAGGATCGGGCAAGTCAGCACTTGCAGATGCAGTTAAGAAGTCACTTGAGAAATCTGCAGAGGCAATTTATCATCTTGAAGGCTGCCCTGTTCGTGAAGAACCACTTCACCTTCTTCCACGCTCTCTTCGTGACCAATTTGAGAATCTTCTTGGCGTTCATATCGAAGGTGACCTCTGTCCAGTATGTCGTCACAGACTTCTCAATGAGTTCGGTGGTGAGTATGAGAAGTTCCCTGTAGTTCGAAGTGGATTCTCTCAGCGTGGTCGTCGCGGTATTGCTGTTGTCCCACCGATGGATGCAAACTCCCAGGACGTTTCAGCACTTATCGGCTCTGAGGACATCTCAAAGCTTGATAAGTACAGTGAGTCTGATCCTCGCGTTCTTAACCTAGATGGCGCATTCAATGTGGGTAACCGCGGCGTTGTAGAGTTTGTTGAGATCTTTAAGAACGAGATCGAGTTCCTTCACACAATTCTCACTGCAACACAGGAGAAGAACGTTCCTTCACCTGGTAAGAACGGAATGCTCTACTTCGATGGTGTCATTCTCTCTCACTGTAATGAGGCTGAGTGGAATCGCTTCAAGTCTGAGCACACCAACGAGGCAGTTCTTGACCGTATCGTAAAGATCGAGGTTCCATACGTTCTCGAGCTTAACCAGGAGATCAAGATCTACGAGAAGATGCTTCGTCGTTCTGATTTCAAGGCACATCTTGCACCTCACACCATCAAAGTTGCAGCAATGTTCTCAGTCATGAGCCGACTCAAGCCTTCACAGAAGGTCGATCTCATGACCAAGATGAAGATCTACAATGGTGAGGAAGTCATTGAGAAGGGTAAAGTTCGCAAGGTTGATATCAAGGACCTCCGTGAAGAAGTTCGTCACGAGGGCATGGACGGAATCTCAACCCGCTTTATTACAAAGGCTATTGACTCTGCATTGACTGACTCTGATAAGAGCTTTATCACACCCATGCGCGTGATTGATGCCCTTGTTAAGCAGGTCAAGGAGCAGGTTGTTGATGAAGAGAAGCGTAAGGCATATCTTGAGCTTCTCCAGAAGGTTATTCGCGAGGAGTACCTGAAGATGCTTGAGAGCGAGATTGCCAAGGCCTTCGTCACCGCATACGAGGAGCAGGCACAATCACTCTTTGATAACTACATGGACAATGCAGAAGCCTTCACAACCAAGCAGAAGATGAAGGATCGTGTTACTTCTGAGGAGCGTGAGCCCGATGAGAAGTTCATGAAGGCAATCGAGGAACAGATCGGCATTGTCGGCTCAGCTCGCGATGGATTCCGTTCAGACGTAACAGCATACATGTTTACCAAGATGCGCCGTGGCCAGAAGGTTGATTACAAGTCTTACGAGCCACTCAAGGAAGCAATCGAGAGCTACCTCATCGCTTCAGTGAAGGACATGGCACGCATCGTTACCAAGTCTAAGAGCCGTGATGGTGAGCAACAGAAGAAGTACTCTGACATGGTCGAGACAATGGTTCGTGATTACGGTTACACACCTGAGTCCGCTGAAGAGACAATTATGTTTGCTGCTAATAACTTGTGGCGTGACAGCTGATAGATAAACATTTGCATCTCTGTGTATAATCGCTAAGAGATGCAAATTAGTCAACCAAGCATAATGCTTCGAGAAACAAGAAACTCGCTCGTGGAAGTATTTAACACCCACGACGCGGGTTCTCTTGTTATTGGAGATCAACAATTTGATGATCTTGTACAGAAATATTTCTTATCTAAAACAGATAATGAGATCTATGAGCGCGTCATCAAGCCCATGATTTCAAGAAATATATACGAATCTGAGGCTAAAGCAGCCGGATCAGCTGAAATATACCTGCGACTTTTGTTCGAATATTTTCAATTTAAAAATAATAAATTTACCAATATTGATTGGGATAAAACTAACTCTATTTTAAATTATCATGCAAAAATAAAGCCATTAAGGACAGAAATAATGCGCTTTATTGATCAAAAATGTACAAGTGATATTTCAAGTATTGTTAAAGAAGCAATTGTTAAGTCACAAAGAGACGATCAAATTGAAGTTATTAGAGGAAATGATCTTAAAACTTCTTTAAGATTGATACCAGGATGTAATTTTGATACTATTAAAGTAGATCCTGCTTACTATCATTCTAAAAATTGGAAGAAATCTGAAGTAAATATTATTCTAATTGATGGAATTATTGAAAAGTCGGTTCATGTTGAGCATGTTTTAATGCTTTCTAATAAAGATAACGTACCATACGTTATTATTTGTAGAGAAGCAACGGATGAAGTTAAGAATGCATGCTTAACTAACTTTCTAAGGCAGACAACAGACGTTGTGCTTTGCACAGCACCTTATAGTGAAAAAACGGCTCATCTTTTTGAAGATCTTAAGCTTATCACAAGCGCAGATGTTATAACCCCAGAAATGGGAGACATTATATCTGTTGCAATGTATAAAAAATCAAAATCCATTAAAAAGATAGAAATTGGCCCTAAGGGCATCTCTATTGAAAATGGTAAGGATGATGAGCTTAAAGAAGAAAGATTGAGATTGCTTAAAAGCATGCATGAGATAAATGATGAAAATGTTAGTGATCTAATTAGAAAAAGAATTAAAACACTATCAAGCAATAGATTGGTAATAAACATTGGTAGTGATGTACTGATGAAACAGAGAAATGCAATTGAACAAATTGACAAAGTTCTCAGAGAGACTAAAGATGTTATTTCAACAGGAATGATAAATGTTCAAGAAGAAATACCTTACATCAAACACAGTAAAGCATACTGTTCAGTTAATAGTGTAAGAACGGGAATAAGCACGTTTCTGTCTTTTGTTAAAATATTAGATGACAATGGTTTAATTTTAATGAGACCATTTACTTTTTAATCGCAGAGTCAATGTTTACTAAAGGAGCACAAATGGCCGATTCAGATAAGGAAGTTAATAACCTTGTAGTTACACTCTCATCTTTCATTAGAGACGTTGTAACAAACAATATTGCAGAAGCAAAACAGCGCGGTCTTGTCAAAATTGATGATGCTGAGGCACGAAAGCTTATTAGCATTACTGCTTCTTCAATTGAGCAAGCTGTGTCTAAGGCACATTCACAAATTGAGAGAACAAAGAAGTCACTGAAGAACTGATTATGGCTATCGAAGGCGTAAAGCACCTAATTGAATGTCATTGCGTACTACCACAGTATCGCAAGATGGAAAATCCTATTTTTCATAAATTTGTTGTTTTTTCTATAGTTGATGACGATGCTGTTGAACCTAAATTTGTTCAATGCAACAATTGTTCAATTGTTCATAAAATAACGGACATCTGCAAATCAGAAATTGTTGCAGGTTTAGAATTCTCAAATGCAGTTACACGCATAGATGAGGTCAAAGAGTCAATTCCCGATCAAATCGCTTCCTTTCTTGAGAAAGCAAATGCAGATATGGCAACATGGGAAAATGTTGCATTTCTTCTAGAAAGTTCATTAGGCGGTTTTGAGGTTCCAATTGCAAAAGAAATCGTTGGTGGCATGACACAAGTGAAAATGCTGTCTGTAGATGAAAAAGGCAAAGTAAAAATCAAAACAGTTACTAGGAACGATGATTTAGAGATTAAAAAATGAAAATAGGTCAAACTAATTCTGAAAAACAGGCAAAATCATTGCAAAAATGTCGAGAGATCGTTGCAGAGATTAATAATTTTGGTGTTAACGACTTTGAAAGAATTCAAATAATTCATTTAATATCTCTTGAACTTGAAGATAGAGATCTAATCACAGATTTTGCCGAAGTAATCAAAGGTTATAGAGGCGATCTCTTTGAAGTTAAACAAGAAAATAACACACTACTACAGTAAGAGGATAAAATGGCAAATTTTAGCGAGCAGTGGGATCAACTTAAGGTCCTAGTAGAGAGTCTTGAGGTTGATGTTAAGAAGAGTCTTCGTGGTAACAAATCAGCAGGTGTAAGAGCACGAAAGGGTCTTCGCCTTGTCAAGAATAGCGCAGCAGATCTAATTCGTGCTTCTCTTGAGCAGACTTCTACTGATGATACTGCTACAGAGTAATAACATTCTCTTGATAGATTTCAACCCGCCTTTCGGCGGGTTGATTTCTAATAAATGTAACTAGATAGTTTTTCGATAACCTTTTTTTCTATTTGGCAAATTCTCATTCTAGTTACACCTAAAATATCGCCAATTTGCTGTAAAGACATTGGACCTTTCTTGGAAGCTATTAGAGTACAATTCTGATTTTCATTTGAGTCAATCCAGAGTTTACAGGACTTATTGTTGCATTCTTTTTTGCATGATTCGTGCAGATCAAAACATTTCATTGTTTTTTGATACCTCGTGGTATAATAGTATCAAAAACGCTGTTCTTTTACTATAGAGAGGAATAATGACAAAATCAAATACGGGTAGAAAGACTTTTATCGTCGACACTTCAGTTCTTTTGTATGATAAGTGCTCTATTCATTCATTTCCCGGTAATGACGTTGTTATTCCATTGACAGTTCTGGATGAGCTTGATCGTTTTAAAGATAAACCTGGTCTGCTTGGTGAGTATGCTCGTTATGTTAATCGTTATCTAGACGATCTTAGAGCTGTTGGATCACTTCATGACGGCGTAGGCATCCAGCATGATCAAACCATTCGTGTTGATATTGATATTCACCCTATTCCTGATAGCTTGGATGGTAACACGGGTGATAACAGGATTATTGCAACTGCTCTTGCACTCAAAGGAACAACACCAAATCCTGTTGTAATGGTCACAAAGGACATTAACTTTAGAGTTAAATGTGATTCACTTGGAATTTATTCTGAAGATTATTACAAAGATAGAATCGTTCATGATAAAAGTGAGATCTATACTGGTCAAGTAGAAGTTGAAGCAATATCTCCTGCTGTTATTAATCAATTCTATGATGATTCGTCTATCTCAGCAGAGCACTTTGAGGAGTATGAGCTGCATAGCAATCAGTATGTAACTGTTAAGTACGGAAATCAATCATTAATTGGTGTTCATAGAAAAGGCAACATTCAACCCCTCATTAATAATCTCAGTAAGACAATAGGCATTAATCCTCGAAACAAAGAGCAAAAATTTGCAATTGATGCTCTAACTAGAGAAGATATTAAGCTTGTCTCCATGACAGGTCTTGCAGGATCTGGTAAAACTTTCCTTACGCTGATGGCGGGAATGTCTGGTCTTCAAGAAAAGAAATATGATAGAATTGTTATTACAAGATCACTGCAGACTGTAGGTAAAGAGATCGGCTTTTTGCCCGGTGATATTGATGACAAGATGAGCCCGTGGTTGTCACCAATTCTCGATAACTTCAGAGTTGCATTTAAGGATTCAACTTATTTCGAGATGATGCGTCAAAAAGGTCAAATCGAAGTTTCACCTCTTGCATTCATTCGTGGCAGAACATTTAATAACACTTACCTAATCGTTGACGAAGCACAAAATTCAACTATTCATGAACTAAAGACTATTATCACGAGAATTGGTGAAGGTTCTAAGATTGTTCTTCTTGGTGATACAGATCAAATTGACACTCCTTATCTTGACAGCCTCTCAAATGGTTTGACTGTAATTGTTGAGAAATTTAAACAACATGATATTGCTGCCCATATCACGCTTATGAAGGGTGAAAGATCTGAGCTTGCTACATTAGCATCGCAAGTATTGTAAGAGATAGTTATTCTTGCAGGATTTTTAATATGGGAAGAGTTAAACTAACAGCAAGAAATCTCAATAGATATAAAAAAGTGTATCCTTATGTTAGAGCTCAACCACGGTATGTGTATTTTACTAATGAAGAGTTTGATCTAGAAAGTGCCGTTGTTAATTTTGATGGTAGTAATACAGTTACTTACACATTTAAAAATACCTACACAACGATACCCACAGTTATTGCCACAGCTTTAAACGACTCATTTAATGTATTCGTTAATTCTGTTTCAACTACGCAAGTTGTAATTGGCGCAAGCATACCAAATAACGAATCTGCATCAATTGTAGTGGTGACAACATAATGTCTAGAGTAACAACAGTAGAAATGCAGTTTGGGACTGCTATACTTGATTCATCAGGAACTGGACCTATTCTGGTTACTGTTACAGGTTCTGATGAAAATATAGCAGTTATGCTTACACCAGATGAAAACGTGAATTTATCTTCCTATGTATTAGGGAATCCACTCTACGCTATTGCTTCAACAGAGCAAAAAGCAGTAGACTATAACTACCTCATAGTGAGCTCAACTTAATGGCAACAAAACCTCCAGATTTTAAAGCCTCTGGCATTAGAGCTGAGCGTCTAATCTCGTCAGGCAGTGCAAAGAAACCACAGCTTCTTATGTATAATGAGACAGCTGCTGGGAACAATGGCGTAAATGTTGATACTGATAATATCAAATTAACAGGCACAGGCTCCGACACCTGGTTATTCATATCGGGTGCATTAGGAGGAAATGATAGAGTCACATTTGGTGGTGACGTATATATTTCAGGATCTTTGTATGGTGTAACAGTATCAGCAACACCTGCATCTCCTGTAAATTCAATACAATTTAATAATGCAGGAATATTTGGTGGTTCTTCAAATTTAACTTTTGTAGGATCAAATTCACTAGTAATTACTGGTTCTAGCATTGTTAAAGGCGCGCTAAACGTATCCGGTTCGGCAGGAATAACAGGATCACTTGTTATCAAAGATGATATAGCAGACACTTCACAGCTTACTTTGAGCTCAAGTGCAGGCAATACCATTTTCAACATGTACAGTGATGGTGTATTTTATTTAACAAATAATGCAGCAAGCGGCAAGATAGTAATTGGTGCTACTCAACCTGACTTAACACAAAGTCAAGTAATTAAAATATACCCACAAAATAATCAAAGAAGTCTTACAGTTTTTAATGAGACACTTGCGGGATCCACAGCAGCAAGTCCTATTACAGCAACAGATACGAATTTCTTTGTTAATGGTATTCCTTCATCAAAAGGTAGCTCACAAAGAGGAACAGCAGTTTTTGGTGGTGACTTACTCACTTCAGGCTCAATTTATTCGCTCAATGGAAATGCAACAGTTACATCTACAGCAGGTTCTTCAACAGTTACACTTACATCACCAGGCGGAACAACAACTCTAACAGAAACCAATGCAGGTAACCTAGAAATTAGAAATACTGCCCTTGCAGGACAATTTTTAGCATCAGTTAAGACTTCTAATGGCGTAACTTGTAACTTTCTTGACGTAAGACCCAATGGATCTCTAACAGGTTCTGTTGTTTCTATTTTCCCATCATCTATCTACGCTGGTGCATCAAATCCATTTAATTCATCAGATACAACATTCTTTGTTGCAGGCAAGAGTGGCGCCAAAGATGGAAACACAAGAGGAACTGCCGTCTTTGGTGGAGATACTGTCATCTCAGGATCATCTTACCTTGGCACATCAAATACAGATAAGCTTGTTGTGAATAGCTTGTTATCTTCTAATATCATACCTGATGGTAATCGTACAAGAAACTTAGGATCTGATACATCTCGATTTGCGAATATCTACACCGGTGACTTACATCTAAAGAACGACCGTGGAGATTATACTCTAATTGAAGAAGAAGATTGTCTTACAATACGTTTTAATAAAACAGGTAAGAGATACAAATTTGTGCTCGAAAGAGCGCCCGAATATGATGAATAAAAAATAAATTAGTCATCTCAAGATATTTACATATTGGGTTAAGGAGTTTCTAAATGGCTTTTGTAGGTAGTCTCTCAGGATCAGGTGGTGCCAGTAACACAATAAATGTTACTGGTTCTATGATTATTGCAAATCCGGGAACTGGTGGAGCATTTCCATCATTTCCAGGCACTGATGCAGTTTTTTTCGTCTCTGGTGCACTAGGTGGCAAGGCAGCAGGATCAAGAACAGTATCAGTTTTTGGCGGAGATGTTGTAGCTAGCGGATCGATAACAGTCGGTACAGGCTCAATCACAATTACTTCAAATGAGATCCAGTTCTTAGGTGGTATTGCTAAGATCTACAGCGGAACAAGTGGTTTAACATTTGCTGACTCAACTGGCACAAAGACACTTGCGTCACTTGCAACAGGTGGCGGAGATGTAACAGGACCAGCATCATCAACAGACAATGCGATTGCAAGATTTGATCTTACAACAGGAAAGATTATCCAGAATTCTGATGTAGCAATTGGAGATGCATCAGGTGGCGCAGTTTCAATAGACGCAGTCACATCAACTACTGTTAATCTTTTCAACACAAATGCAACAACTGCAGTTAATATCGGCGGTCAAGCACCTGCGGTGAGCATTGGTAAGACAGCAGGAATTGTAACAACAGCAGGAAAGCTTAAAGTTACAGGAAATGAGATCCAGTCTAGCACAGGCGAGCTTGCTTTAGCATTTACAGGCTCAAACGTCATCATCCCAGGTGATCTCACAGTTCTAGGAACGACAGTTACAGTTGATGCAACGACACTAACGATTGAAGATCCTGTCATCGGACTCGGATTTACAAGTGGATCAACAGCTACGACAGCAGGCGATCGCGGATTTATTGGTGGAATGAGTACTGGCGGAAATGTTGCACTATTCTGGGATAACACAGATAGCACATTCACAACAGTTAGAACAACAACTAGCGCTGGTAATGACCCAGTTGCAATTACGTCATACACACCATTTAGAGCGTCAAGTTACCAAATTGGTGGCACTCCAGGGTCAGCAGTAGCAGCAGGATCAGCATATCTAAGCAGCTCAGATGCGCTAAATGTCCTTGTTAATCATACAGCAACAACAACATTTACTAAGTCAGGAACGCCTACAATCCAGATTGGAGACTATCTAGGATCAACCGGAGAAGGTCAAATCAAAGGTGTTACAACAGGAAATGCTCTTGCACCACTGTGGCTATCAGGATCGGTAGTCAAGGTTGGCGCAGGATCAATTTCAATTGCAGGTCTTGATGATATTGGTTCTGCAAGAATTACTCCTGTAACATCTGGCGGCGGCGTAAGATTTGAAGGAAGAGACGGCGCAGGCATTTCGCTTGACATGGTTGTTTCTGGTAGCAAGACAACAATTGGCGCAAATACAGGCGTTGTAATCTTTGAAGGCGGTGGTGTCCCATATCTCACAGCTTCAGCAGCTGGCGGTGCAGTTAACCTAACAGCAGGTGCAGGAATTGGTACGGCAAGTGTATTCAACTCTGTCTCAACAACAGTCAATTTTGCACAAGCAGCAACAACCATCAATATGGGCAATGTTGCAGGAACAAATAATGTTGCAGGCACAACAAAGTTCACACAAGGCTTAAGCGGTTCTCTCACTAAGCTCACAGATGGAACAAGCTATCTCATCGCAGGAACAAATATCTCTGTTACAACAGGCTCAAATGGCGCAGTCACAATTGCATCAATTGGCGGCGGCGATGTCACAGGACCAGGATCATCAACAGATACAGCAATTGCTCGCTTTAATGGGCTGACTGGAAAGATCATCCAGAATACAGCCGGAGTAACGATTGATGGTTCAAATAACGTTGTAACATCAGGTTCATTTAGCACTAAAGACGGTGCTGGTACCGTAGTAGCTGTTATCAAGAACACCGGTGAGATCACTGGATCAAATATGCTGCTAAGCGGTGATCTTGCTGTGAACGGCGGTGATATTACCACAACTGCAACAACATTCAATCTAGTTACAGGATCTGCAACAACGGTCAATTTTGCACAATCAGCAAATGCTATTAATATAGGAAAATTGTCCGGTGGTGCAGTTGTTACAGTTAGCAGCATTCTTACCGGTTCAAATCCTGCATTCTTTGGTGATACTGTCTCAATTGGCGGTCCGGGTCAAACTAGCCTTATTACTACACAAACAACAGCTAATTTGTTTGATACAACAGCAACTACATTAAACTTTGCAAGAGCTGCAACAACAATTACAGCTGGAGCATCTGGTGGATCAACAACATTCCAGGGTAATCTAACTGGTTCCAATGTTCTAGCCTCCTCACTTACAGTCACTAACGGTGCATCGTTTGGCGGCGGATTCGGCAGCACAGGTGTGTCAATTTCCACTACAGGAAATATCGCAGCAAATGGCACACTCCTGATCGAAGGTGCAACAACTTTAAGCGGATCAGTCATACTTGGTGATGCAACAGGCGATGATCTCATATTCAATGGTTATGCTGCATCAAGCCTCATCCCTAAGACTACAAATTCATTTGACTTAGGAACACCCGACCTGCGTTGGCGAAATATGTACACAGGAGACTTGCACTTAAAGAATGAGCGCGGTGACTGGACAGTTATTGAAGAAGAAGATTATCTAACTCTTACAAACAATAAGAGCGGTAAGCGTTACAAGTTTGTTCTTGAAGAGATTTAAAAAGATTTTTAGGAATTTAGTTTAAGACAAACGTAATATCACTCCCATCTTCACCGTTGGGAGTGATATTTATTTCAGAGAGTGTAAAATGGCCCTTATAGGAACAATTTCGGGAAGTGTCGGCACAGGAGGATCTTTAGTATCTTCTACGGCAATATCAGGTACCCTTATCATCGCAGATGCACCACCATCGAGCTTTCCAACTCTAGCATCTGGTGTCAAACTTTTCGTTTCAGGCGCAAAGAGTGCTATCGGTGCTGACGCTCCTGCCGCAATCTTTGGTGGTGACACATTTATCTCTGGAGCATTTGGTACCGACAGCTACATCCAGATGAAGCCCGTCAACACACTCCGGGTCCCGACGAACACGACTGCAAGCTACATCTACACCTCCGGAAGTACGAATGACATGTACTTCACACAGTACGCAGGACCCTACACGAACACGACACGACTCCGTTGGCTGGAGTCTGTGGTCGGAACAGGTCTCCTTACCGGCGGTGTTCTCAGCACAGCACCAGGTTCTACTACGTTCAGTATGACTGCCGGTGAGGGTCTGGTCGTCACGCAGAACGCCTCCACATCTGAAGCTCCGTATCCGACGATCTATCACGCCGTCTGGAATAGCGTTGTAAGCCGCTCCTTGGACTACATTAGCACTGCGCAGATCACCTACATCGGAATCGACGGATCTAGCCAGATCGTCCAGAGGACTACGCCCATCAGCCTCACCGAGGACTCGGCAATCATCCCGGTCGGAAGAATCCTCCACACCACGGGCTCCGTCACCTCTGCCGCCGTCATGAACCCGACGGTCTCATACGGTGCCTTCCAGTACCTCAATGACTTCGCAAGGGCAATCGGTCCCCTGAAGGTCACCGGTCACGTCCTCGCAGCATCTGGCTCAACTTTGGGCATCACGAGATCTGCGGGATCATCGTTCGTCCTTGGAAAGAACTACACACTCGATCCCAACAACCCGAACATTATCCCAGCCTCCAGCGATCCTGCCACAGTCACCAGCAAGGTCTGGCGCCAGTACATCAACTCTTCAGGAAATCTCGTCATCGACTCTGGTGTCGGTGGCGCAGGTTACGTGGGAATCGATCCGAACAACTACGTCAATGCTGGTGTCCTGACTGCCGTCCCACCCAACAAGTACACTATCCAGCGTGCCTTCTGGTTCCCGAACTCGGTGACCAACGCTGTCAACGTTTGCTACGGTAGCACGATCTACAACTCCCTCAGCGCTGCTGTTTCTGCTGTTTCCACAGAATCATTCACGGAGGGTGCCAACACTCAGGATGCCGCGATCTTCCTCGGTTACATCTGTGTGAAGGCGGGCACCACAGACCTCTCTAACACCTCGGACGCTGCTTTCATCCAGTCGGGCATCTTCAGGAATGTGTCAGGTGGAGGAGGAGGCGGTGGGTCGACAGTTCCAGGAGATGGAGACACTTCTGTACAATTTAATGATGGCGGGTTCTTCAATGGAACGCAAGATTTTAGGTTTCTGAAGAGCACAGCTACAGCAATCGTCGGAAACATGGTCGTCACCGGGACGAACACATCGATGGTGAGCTCCGGTTCCATCCAGGTGAAGGATGTCACAGGTAACGTTGTTGTCAACCTCACGAATACAGGAAACGTCACGGGTTCGAACCTTCTCCTGACCAGCGGATTCGTCGTCACCGGTAGCGGGATCATCGAGTCGAACACATCAACATCGGCCCTCAGAGTGACGCAGCAAGGAACTGGAAATGCGATCCTGGTCGAGGATAGCGTGAATCCCGACTCGACACCGTTTGTGGTCGCTGCAGACGGAAAGGTTGGAATCGGTACGCTGGCATCATCCGCGAACCTCTTTGTGTCTGGTACCGATCCAAACATACCTGCTTTTGTCGCGAAAGGTGCCGACGTTACGGTGAACACGCTCACCGTTACAGGATCGGCCGGTGCCTCCACAGCGGTTGGTTTCGTCAACATCGATCAGGGTAACTACTCGAATAAGTACGGCCTCATGATCACGAACATCGGCGCCGGAACTGCGGGTCTTAAGCTTCGAGCTAATACAACTGGAGGCAGCTTCGCGATCGACAATATGAACACGACGCCACAGATCACGATGACTCACAAGAACCTCTGGTTCAGATCTGACTCTACAGCAGCCGATACTTCACAGGTCACTTACAAGTTCATCGAGAATAATAAAGTTGCAACATACCCGAACCAGAAAACTTTCCTCATCAGCGGTGAAATAACTGGACCTACGACCGGTAGTTACTTCGAGGTTGAGAAATCTGGAAGTGCAGGGTCTATCAAGCTTTTGGAGCTGCAGGGAGACACGACCGACAACGCGCTGTACGTCTCGGGTGCAATTCTAGCAACAGGAAGCATCTTTACCGCCGGAGATCTTGCTGTAAACGGCGGTGACATCACAACCACGTCGACGACTTTCAACCTGATCACAGGCTCGGCAACAACAGTCAATTTCGCCCAGACTGCGAATAGTCTGAACATTGGAAAGCTGACGGGTAATGTTGTCATTTCGAGCACAATCACAGGCTCATCTCCCGCCTTGTTCGGGGACACAGTCACTATCGGCGGCCCATCGCAGTCAACCCTCAACTCATCCCAGACGACTGCGAACATATTCAACACCACGGCCACAACAGTCAACATGGGTGGCGCAGCAACGACTATCAACCTGGGGTCATCTCTAGGTCGAACGTTCATGAACGGAAATGCTTCTATCTCTGGAAGCCTTACGGTGACCGGCAGTGTCGCGGTCAACGGAGGTAATATCACCTCTACAGCAGCATCGTTCAACATTGCAAACACGACACCGACAACAGTTACGATCGGAGATAATGCAGCGAACTTATATCTCGGTAAATCAGGTACGAACAGAGTTTTCATCCAAGGAAATCTTTTACTGAATAATAATGAGATTCAAGCATCTGGAGGTGGAACAGCACTAACATTCCCCGCAGGAAACACAAGTGCACTGTTTGCTGCAAATGTTACTGTGACAGGAGATGTTGCAGTCAACGGCGGAGATTTAACGACAACGTCAACATCTTTCAATCTTCTCAATGGAACTGCGACCTCTATAGCATTCGGAGGTGCAGCCGCCTCCATGAAGATTGCATCGGGCAGCGGGACAAACGTCGAGATAGGATCCTCATCAGGAAGAACTACCATCTACAACGATCTTGTTCTGGGAACAGGTAACATTCTCGTGACTAACGATGCTACTCCGATGTCGCTTATTTCAAGTGGAAATGTTGTCGCGAAGCTTGACGTCAATAACAACGGTACAGGACACAGGTTCGACATACAGGATTGGCGTGGAATCAGCCAGTTCTTCGTGGGCGAAGACGGTAATGCCGAGCTTTCTGGAAGTCTTGTCGTCAGCGGTACTACTAACATAGGGACGACCGTAGAACGCCTGTTAACAACCGTAAGCTCAACAGGCACTGTCACTTTTGATACAACATTCAGCAGCATCTTTTATGTCAACGGACCCGCAGGTGATATAACTGCTAACTTTACGAACGTGCCGACTACAAGTAATAACAGAGTAATTACACCTACGGTAATTCTGTCACAGAGCGCAACACCGCGAGTTATTAATGCCGTCCAAGTAAACAGTGCAGCGACCCCCATACTTTGGGCAAATAAGTTGACACCTGTCGGTACTGCAAATCAACAAGATGTGTATGGATTCAGTTTAATTCGTTCTGGTTCGATCTGGACAGTACTCGGCCAGATGAGTACTTACGGATGATAAAATGCTAAGTAGAACTTCTTCATTTGCAGGCTCCCTTGCACCACGTAACGTGACCAACCAAACATTTCGATACTACAGATTTTCTGTCACAAAGGTCCGTGATAGTACAGCTGACGGTCCTAATTGGCCAGTTGGAATGATGCAGATGACTGAGTTCATTCTCACATTCATGGGAACAAGGGTTGATTACACGGGCGCCACGGCCACAAACCCGAACGGCTACAATCCTTCTGGACAGGGACCAAGCTCCGGGATCGACAACAACACATCAACTGTTTTTCTTGATCAATCAGGTAATGGTACGGTTTTAGGTGCGCCCACGGGCGCAATAAAATCCTGGGTTCTCAAGATTGATTTCGGGTCAAGACGTACTGTCGATGGATTTAGGTATACAACTGGAGCCGATGTCCAGGGCAGAGATCCTGTTCAGTGGGTCCTTGAAGGTAGCAATGATGATTCTTCATGGTCAACTATACATGTCCAGTCATCTGATGCATCAATTACAACTAGTAGAACTACACAGACACAAATTTTCTACATCACACGAGGACTTAAACCGTATATCGCTGGTCTCTTTAGGTCAACATACACAGGTTACATGGGTTCTCTTACAGATGCAAATGATAATGTTAACTTTTTTGACGGAGCGACACCTATAGCCACAGATGTTCAGACTACTGTCATCCAGGATCCCGCAACTGATGATGGAACCGACTTTAGTCGTCAATGGTTAGGCTATTTTGTCCCGACAACAACAGAGACCTACACATTCTATTTGAAGTCTGACGATTGCTCTTGGATGTGGATAGGCAGTAACGCTGTCTCAGGTTACACACGCGCAAATGCCACGGTAAACAATGGTGGGCTCCACGGATTTGTCGAGACTTCGGGAACAGCGGCTCTTACAGCAGGTGTCTACTATCCCATCAGGATCCAATACGGAGAGCATCAGGTTGCTGACCAGATGGACTTCAACTACTCAACTGCGACAATCACGAAGACCACAGACGTCACGGGTAAGGTCTTCTATCACCCAGCGACAAAGGGATTCTAAATGATCAAAGAGCTTCTAAAGGACGAAGAAGGCCAGTCCACTGTCGAGTACATGCTGCTGATCAGCGTCATTGTCATCGCCATCGTGGCTGCTGCCTACGTGTTCATCGAGCCCTTCAAGCAGGGCGTCCAGGACCTCGGGAAGGACGTGAAGAAGATCCTCTCTGATGGTAAGATAGGAAGAGTAGGAACGACACGTTAACTGTTTAATGCACAGAATTAAAATCTGTGTATGAACAAACAAATTATCTTCGTTGCTGATCTTTTTGCTGAGCAGTATGCCGGTGGTGCAGAATTAACTTCTGAGGCACTGATTGAATCTTCTCCTGATCTTGTCAAGAAAGTTCATGCCAGAAATCTAACAATTGAATTTTTGCAAGAAAATGCAGATGCATTCTGGATTTTTGGAAATTTCTCAACAATTAATTGGTCACTAATACCAGTTATTGCGTCAAATCTTCGGTATGCTGTTCTTGAATATGATTATAAATTTTGTCTACATAGATCAATAGAGAAACACTTACACGAAACCGGGCAGGAATGCGATTGTCATAAAAGACAATTAGGACAACTTGTTTCTGGATTTTATCAAGCAGCAGATGCAATTTTCTGGATGTCTGATGCACAACGTCTTCGGTATATTGAAAGATTTCCATCATTACTAAATCATCGAAATTCAATTGTTTTAAGCTCTGTGTTCGACCAGCAATTCTTTAATAAAATTGACGCAGTTAAAGAAGAAAATAATGAGAGAACGGACTGGGTTGTTCTAGGCTCACAGTCATGGATCAAAGGATTTGATGCCGCAGTTAAATGGTGTGAGGACAATGGTAAGAAATTCCAAAGTTACTGGGATGTGCCTTATGATGAGATGTTAAATACATTTGCAAGATCTGCGGGCTTTGTTTATCTTCCAAAAGGTGGGGATACATGCCCAAGGATGGTTATTGAAGCAAAACTTTTGGGTTGCGAAGTCGTCACAAACGAAAATGTCCAGCATACCTCCGAAAAATGGTGGCAGGGAACACCAGACGAGGTCTGTGATTACTTGAAGGGACGTCCTGATGTGTTCTGGGACACAATAAATCGTGTGATCCAGCAGCAACCGACGCTGTCTGGTTACAGTACGACTTATAATTGTGTCGAACAAGAATATCCATTTGTTGAATCAATTTGCTCATTACTTGATGTCTGTGATGAAGTAGTCGTTGTTGATGGTGGATCTTCTGACGGTACTTGGGATGTATTAACTGAGATGGCAGCAGACAACCCTAAATTAAAAATTAAGCAGATTGAGCGTGATTGGAATCACCCACGGCATGCTGTATTTGATGGTATGCAAAAAGCTGCTGCAAGAGATCTTTGCACAGGTGACTTTTGCTGGCAGCAAGATGTGGATGAAATCATCCACGAAAATGATTACCAGAAGATTAGAAATTTACTTACAACAATTCCAAAAAGTGTCAATTTAGTTGCCCTACCCGTCACAGAATTCTGGGGTAATAAGGGAAAAATTAGAATTGATATTAATCCATGGAAGTGGCGTCTAAGCAGAAATCACCCGTCGATTACACATGGAATACCTGCAAATCTTCGTCGACAAGATGAAAATGGAGACACTTACTCTCTACAGGGATCAGATGGATGTGACTATGTGACAAGAGAAACAGGTGAATTTGTGCCATTTGTTAATTTTCATAATCAACAAACAGAGCAATTGCGCCAAATGTCAATGAGAGATCCTGCCGCAAGAAACCAGTATGTGAGCTGGCTTAGTTCTGTTACACAAAATTTACCAGGTGTTTACCACTATTCATGGTTTAATCTTCCTCGCAAGATTAAGACTTACAAAAATTATTGGACAAGGCACTGGCAAAGCATGTACAATATTAATCAAGAAGATACACCAGAAAATAATATGTTTTTTGATAAAAAATGGTCTGATGTATCTGATCAAGAAATTGATGAAATTTCATCTCGTCTAGAGCGAGAAATGGGTGGTTGGATCTTTCATAGAAAGATTGATTGGAACAATCCCACACCAAGTGTTACAATTGAGAATATAACTCATCCTGAGATTATGAGAGATTTCATTTTATGAAAATTGCTATTCTTACAACAGCAATAAATAGACCCGATCTTCATACCGTTGTTTTTGAAAAACTCTTTAAAAGTAATTTCTTAAAGAATATTGATGTTGACTGGTATATCAATATTGATGCTGTTCCTACTTTGAAAGATACATTTGAGTTGACACAAGAAAATTTTCTTTCTATCACTAAAAATAGCAATAGTCATCGTTCTATTAAAAATATTACATTTCTTAAGCAACAGACACCAGATTTTAGAAATGCTTGCCGGATCTTATTAACAAAAGCACTTGAAAAAGAATATGATGCATATTTTTGGCTTGAAGATGATTGGGATTTAACCGATGTTGATCTTTCTCTTAAAGATATGTTACCCCAAAAAGAATGGGACACTATATCTTTAAAATTAAGAAGTGAACCTTGCAATTTTAATCCTATGCTAATGAATAGAAAAATTGCAAGTTATCTACTCCTTGGTTTAAACATGAATGATAGCGGCGATCCAGAAATTATCTTTGAAAAGTCTTGCTTGCATCTAATAAGAAATCACTTTATTCTACCAAAACTATTTGAAGATCTCGGTAGAGACTGGATGAAAGATAAAAAAATTGTCAAGTGGAGTCGAAGAAATATCAAAGATCAACCTGTGACATACACTATTAAAGAAGATTAAAATGTCAAATAAACTATCACGTTTTGTATTTGTAATACCTGCTTATAATGCTGAAAGTACAATTACACAAACTTTATTGTCAATTCTTTCACAAACTCATAGAAACTGGAAAGTCATAATTCGTGACGATTTGTCAACAGACAATACAGTTAAAGTTGCGCAAGGTTTTAGAGATTACATGAATCTCGGTGAAAAAATTGAAATACAAGTTAATCATGAGAAAAAGTGGGAAGTACAAAATGTCATAGAAATGATTCATCAATGCAACGATGATGACATCATCTGCAGATTAGATGCAGATGATTGGCTCACAGATACAGACATCTTGACTATTTTAAATCACAGATACAGTGTAGAAGGTTATGATGCTGTCTGGACAGCACACAGGTGGGGCTTCTCTTCAACAAATATTTCGGCCCATCTCCCAGACAATGCTGATGTCTATAAACATCCATGGGTCACATCACACTTTAAAACATTTAGAAAATCATTGATTAATTCCATTTCAGACAAGAATTTTAGAAACGATGAGGGATCTTATTTTAAGAGAATTGGTGATCAGGCAATCTATCTTCCTGTACTTCATCTTGCTAAGAAACGTCGATTTGAACCCATAGTTGCATATCACTATTCAATTGACATGAAGCCTGAGACTTTTCAATCAGATGATGCAAAATTTCAAAAGAATGAAGCAGAATTTTTAAGGAATCGCGGATTTATTTAATATGAAAATTCTTATCAATAGAAGAGAAGTTGATGGACCATGGGGCGGTGGCAATCTTTTTGTCAAAGCTTTTGTTCAAGAAATGACAAAATTAGGACATCATGTTATTCATAAATTTGAGAAAGATATTGATCTAATTTTTGTGCAAGATCCAAGACCAGATGAACTAGGAATTTCTATTAATGAAATTATTTCCTATAAGAAAAATCATCGTCCACAAACAAAAATTGTGCAAAGAATTAATGAGTGTGATGCCAGAAAAGGAACAAATGACGTTGATTTTTTATTGAGAGAGTGCAGCAAATATATTGATCATACAATTTTTGTCTCCAAGTGGATGAAAGACTATCATATTTCACGTGGGTGGCATTGCAACAGTAATTCTATTTTAGTCAATGGCGTTGATGATTCTTTTATTTCAAGAGAAAAGATTAATAACGGAAAACTTAATATAGTCACACATCACTGGTCAAATAACTACATGAAAGGATTTGACGTCTATGATCTAATTGATGAAGAAGTTGGTAAACGTGACGATATAACTTTTTCTTACATTGGTCGCGAAAGAGGAACATTTAAAAATACAAATGTTATTTCACCACTTTACGGAGAAGCTTTAGCTAAAGAACTAGGTAAATACGATCTTTATATCAGTGCATCAAAATTTGATCCAGGACCAAACCATGTTCTTGAAGCAATCGCATGCAACATACCAACATATGTTCACAAAGATGGTGGCGGTGCAGTTGAGTTTGCTGATAGCAAACATGTCTATGACACATGGCAAGAAGTTTTAAATTTAATCAATAAAAGACAGATCATTCCAAATGAATACAAAACAAAATCATGGTCACACTGTATCCTTGAATTAAGCACGATACTCAATGAGATTGCACTTCTCAAACGTTAATTTTTCTTCCAACACAGGGCCCAATACATTTGCGTATCGTCTTGCTGATGGTTTGACAAGACGTGGATATCAAATTGTCGATCATAATGATGAATATGATGTATTCCTATGTTTTATAGAGCCTGCATCACGTCCTAGAGGCGGATCAAAATTTATTCAAAGGCTTGATGGCATCTGGTTTAAACCAGACCAATATGAAACCCACAATAGAGGGATAAGGTGGGCATATGATAATTGTCACCACGTAGTCTGGCAATCAGAATTTGATAAGAAGATGACTGAAAAATGGTGGGGGCAAAAGGCAGGCTCAGTTATTCATAATGGAATTTCTAATGAAAAAATTGATATTTCTCCAGAACTCTTAGATTTAAAGAGGCAGTCTGGAAGAATATTCACATGCTCTGCAAACTGGCATCGTCAAAAGCGTCTCAAAGAAAATATTGAATTATTTCAAAAAATTGCAGCTAATAACGATAGATTGATTGTCTTGGGTTCTAATCCAGATTATCTAGTCGAAGATTCAAGAATTATTTATGCGGGATCACAGCCACATAATATCTGTCTACAGATTTATGCAATATCTGACTGGTTTATACACCTTGCATGGATTGATCACTGCCCAAACGTCGTAGTAGAAGCTTTGTCTCAAGGATGCCCAGTTATTTGCACTGACTCAGGTGGAACTCAAGAAATTGTTAAAAATAACGGTCATATCTTGAAAGAAGACAATCAATACCTGTTTCAGTTATGTGATTATGATAAACCGCCAGATATTAATTTTGATAAATTTGTTATTTCTGAAAGAATAAAAGTAGAAAATTATTATCTTGATATTGAAAAGGTATGTGACAAATATGAAATCATCTTTAAATAGCAAACAATTAAAGGTTTATGTCCTTGCGCCTAACGAAGACTGGATTGTCGATCGTTTTGTCCAAGAGTGGAATGAAAATTCTAAACTACCTGTTTGTAGCAAACCAAGAGATGCTGATGTTATCTGGTTATTAGCCGACTGGGCATGGAAAAATTTACTTAATCAAATAAGTTTCGAAGAGTTACAGAAAAAAATTGTTGTAACAACAGTTCATCACATTGTTCCTGAAAAATTTGGACCAAATGAGCAGCATGATTTTGCTGTGAGAGATTACATCACAACTTGTTATCATGTGTACAATGAGCATACAGCAAATTTTATTTCAAAATTTACTAGAAAGCCAATTAAGTTGATAAGATATTGGGCAAATGATAAATTTTGGAATTTAGATATGTCTAAAGAAGATGCTAGAAAATCATTGAATCTAAAAATAGATGATTATATCATAGGCTCATTCCAGCGTGACACAGAAGGACATGATCTTAGGACACCTAAGCTTGAAAAAGGCCCTGATTTATTTTGTGACTACGTAGAGTCTATCGCAAAAACTAAAAATAACATACACATTTTGCTCGGCGGTTGGCGTAGACAATTTGTTATTTCTAGACTAGCACAGGCAGGTATACCTTACACATACATGGAAAGACCTAATCTTGAAATAGTAAGACAAATGTATAGAGCACTAGACACCTATGTCGTCTCAGCCAGATGTGAAGGTGGGCCACAAGCGCTAATTGAAACAGGAATGATGAAAGTACCATGCGTCTCTAGAGATATTGGAATAGCTAGACAAGTGTTATCACCTATTTCAATAAATAATGATTTAACACAAACAAATCCATCTATTCCAAATATTGAATCAATGCATATGGAAAAAATTATTCCACTTTATGTTAATTTTTTTGAAGATATTGCATCTAGTATAGTACAATAATTTGTTGTCCATATTGATTATGAATATTGACAAGAAATATTAGAAAGCAAATGATAAAAAATAAAAAATTTGTTGTCTACACAACTGCGACGAATGCAGAAAGTCTAGGTTACATGACAACGCTTAAAGCATCAATTGAGTCCATAACAAAACATAATTTTGTTGATGATTTCTACATTTTAGATGGACATTCAATAGATAATACGAATCTCCTCTTAAACAAAGAGAAGATTAATAATAATAAAATTTCAATTCTAACATCACCTGTCTGGAAAAAAGAAAGTTGGACATGGGAAACTTTGTTAGAGCAATATAATTTCTTTTACGAATTTATATCAAATGAATGTTCCAGCATAAACAATGACATTATTGTTCTTTATCAATGCTCTGATCAAATCTGGACAGATGACTATGCTAATGAACTGCACAGTAATCTTGTCAATATGATCGATAATAATTTTGATTACATCATTTCACCATTTAGAAAGATGATAAACAAGAATTATGTTACATCGATCTATGATTATGATCCTTTATTTTCTGTATATTGTTCTCTTAGATTTCGGCCAGGTCATAAGTACCAGGTCGCAGGTCGGGAAGATTCATTAAAATCTAGCTTCCCAACAAGAAAGATGATGACTAAATTTAAAAATTCATCTATTTCATATGACATGACATTTTTTACTCGACAAAATCTAAAAGATAAGATCGTTCACCACCAGTGTGGAATAGTTGAAAAAGAGATCGATGATTATATTAAAAATGGATTTTTACGAAAATGCTTAAGAACTTCTCCAAGAAAAATTTTAATTGATAGCCACCCAATTGAAATAAGAGAACAAATAAGGCATATAAACAGTGATCTGTTTGGTTATGATTGTTTTGGACACTTTAAGGATTTGTAATGAGCTATAAATTTATTGCCGATGATTGGTTCTCTCAGAATATTAAGCTATTTAAGAATTATTTTGACGTCTTTCGTAACAAAGATAATTGCGCATATCTTGAAATTGGTGTTTGGGAGGGCAGGTCTGCAACATGGATTTTAGATAACATTTTAACTGGAAAAAATTGTACTGGTTATTTTGTAGATCCATGGCTTCGTTACGATGAGCTAAATGATAAACAAGCATCATGGCACAGTGTTGCAGAAGAAAATTTTGATTACAATATGAAGATGTCATCTATCAAAAATAATGTCAATGTTGTAAAAATGAAGATGAAATCTGCTGATGCTGTTAGGCAGATAGAAACAAGTTCTATTGATTTTGCGTATATTGATGGCTCTCACTCTGCACCCGACGTTCTTGAAGATATTGTAACAACATGGCGAGTCTTAAAGCCCGGCGGAATTGTTGTTGTAGATGACGTCATGTATGGAAAATTTAGAGGTACAAACAGAGATCCTGCACTTGCCGTAACAGCTTTTTGCAATTGTCACAAAGATGATGCACTTATTAAGTTTAATCAACACTCTCTAGTCATGGAGAAGAAATGAATTACGTTGATTTTCTAAAAAAATGCATTATTGATGCAACAAATCATGTTTCTAGCATACCAAATAGTTCTGATATATTAAGAATAGAAGGTATGTCTAGTACCAAAGTTAGACACTTGCTCAATAATGTATGTTCATTACCTGATGCAAGGTACCTAGAAATTGGCACATGGAAAGGCTCAACTCTAATTTCTGCTTTATACAGCAACATGCACGTTGATGCGACCTGTATCGAAAACTTCTCAGACTTTAAAGGACCAAAAGAAGAATTTAAGTCAAATACAGAGACTAGAATCGGTCAAGGTTTAATTCCAAAGTTCCAGTTTATTGAGAATGATTGCTTTCAAGTTAAATTGGATACAATTAAAAAGAAAAATATCTACTTCTTTGATGGCGGTCACACTGTAGAAGATCATATCAAGGCATTCACATATTATAATGATATTCTTGATGATGAATTTATTTGTATCGTCGATGACTGGAATCATAAGCATGATAATGTAAGAAAAGGCACTGAAGAGGCATTTAAGCAGTTATCTTACAAAGTCTTACACTCAGAAATTCTTCCTGCTAGATACAATGGTGACAAAGATCTCTGGTGGAATGGAATTTATGCTGCTGTAGTTAGAAAATCATAAAAATGAAATCAGTAAGAAACATCTTTATAGAAGATTATGGCAATCGTGCTCAATCTATGGGATTGCCATATCATTATTCACGACTTGGGCATAACGTGTTCATGCTCAAGCCTGGTGAATTTAAAAGTGAATGGAATTGGAACAAAATTCCCATTTGGCCAAGGCTCTTACACAAGGAAGGGCGTGGATCAAATGTTAGAAATTTAAAAAATTATGAAAATATAGAAGTTCTTTTTGGTGAGGACAGCTTTTTACTCAAAGAACGTGATGAAATTTTAGAAACAACATACGATTGTGATTCACATGTCACACTTGTTTCTGAAGATGATCTAAAGACATTGGGTAAAGATATTGATGTTTTTCATACAACAGAATTTTGCATAGATGTCATCGACCATAGAATTGATTGGGCAAGAAAAACTTTACCAAACGCATCTTGGATATCATCTTGTTTCAATCCATCACATGTTAATAAGAGTCATCCTGGAAGTAATGATCCCGACAATGTTTGCATTTTAATGCCTTCACCTTGCGAAGGTATGTTTCCTAATAAGAATCGTTTTCACATGTTTAGACATGAGTTTGAATTTGATCTATTGGGTGTTAATAGAAGAATTAGAAAAGAAAAAAGCAGACTTATATCTTCATTTATGAACAATTTTAGTGTAAGAGATCCAGAATATTATTCTATTTTTAAATTACTAGAGCCTGAGTTTAATAAGAAGAATATTGAACTTGTGAATTTTGGTGCAAATATTAGAGCTGTTGGTGCAGATATACGATACTCGGGCGGTGGGCCAACAGGATCTAACTTCGAAACACTAAGTGTTAGACAATCATGCTTCAAATATTATGAATCTAGAGCGGTCCTCCACATGAAGGGTCTAGATTGGGCTGGTGGTGTACCGGCTCATGCGCAGATGAGTTGTACACCATTTGTCACCATAACTCCCTTTATTTTAGCTTCAAATTATAATAAATTTTATAATATTAATACAGGCACTGTTGTGTGCAATAGCGTAGAAGAAATTTATTCCTCAATTATTCAAATAGTTGAAGATGATAATATTCACAAAGAGCTCTGCAACAGAATGTCTAGAATGCCAGAAATTTTATTTGACACAGATTATTGGAATAGATTTGATCAATTTGTTGAAAAATCAATAAAATAATGACATTCATGAACTACATGTTATGATTATTAAAAGAGGTTGTTTAATGTCAATCGGGGTTATTGGTCAAGGTTTTGTCGGTGGAAGTCTTACGACAGTCTTTTCTGAAAGAGGCGAAACTGTCTACACGTATGATAAAGCAGGTAAAAAAGCACCTGGAGGTATTAACTGTTTCAACCACACAAACTCTCGCGACGCAGATATTCCTGACTCAATTTCAAAATTTGTTCAAGAATGCGAGAGTACAACCGGATTCTCTGGCGTGTTTTTCGTTTGCGTACCGACACCAATGTATGAGGACGGAACAGCAGATACTTCGATTGTTGAGGGAGTTTTGGCCGAGATCGCTAACACTTCTTATAGCTCAGATTCAACCGAGAGAGTTGCTGTGGTAAAGTCCACGGTTCCACCCGGTTCAACTGAGATCTGGAACAAGAAGTTCAACGATAAGGGCCTTCATGTTGTCTTCAATCCAGAGTTTCTAACTGAGGCGAACGCTGTGAATGATATGCGAGAGCAGAATCGAATCGTTCTAGGCGGCCCACGTCCTTACATCAATACTGTTAAGAATGTATTCCAGCGAGCTTTTCCAAAAGTTCCGATTGTTAAGACTAGCTCTACAACAGCAGAGATGGTTAAGTACGTGACTAATTGCATGCTAGCTGTTAAGGTATCATTTGCCAATGAGATCGCACAGATTTGTGAGGCTCTCGACGCCGATGGACTTAACATTGACTACGATAAGGTGGTTGAGTACGCCAAGTTTGATCGTCGTCTAGGTGATTCTCACTGGTCCGTTCCAGGTCCAGTTCCAACACACGATGGTCGTTACGTTCGTGGATTTGGTGGCCACTGTTTCCCGAAAGATATCAACGCATTGATGAGTGTCGCTCGTCATTATGACGTCAAGCCGACTGTGATGCAAGCAGCTTGGGCAAAGAATCTAGAGATTCGAGGACCGAACGATAGGGACTGGGAGAAACAGATTGGTCGCGCCGTCAGCAAGAGGAATAATCGTTGAGAGCACTTGTAACAGGTGGCGCTGGATTTATCGGCTCCCATATCGTAGACGCGCTGATCGAGAGAGGAGAAGAAGTCATCTGCATCGATGATAAGTCTGCTCCACAGAACGGAGCGTTTTATTGGAACGATAAAGCTTCTAATTTTGTCGGTGATATCAGAAGCTCCGAGTTTCGAAAGCTTTATCAAGGAGTTGATTATGTATTTCATCTTGCGGCTAGATCAAGAATCCAGCCGACTGTAAACAGCCCGTCCGAGTGCTTCTCTGTCAACGTTCTGGGAACACAGGAGGTTCTTGAGGCAAGCAGGCTGGCAGGTGTCAAGAGAGTTGTGTACTCAGCATCTTCCTCTTACTACGGTCACGCTTCCAAACCACCTTTTATTGAAAGCGCTCCTAAGGGATGCGCGACCCCCTACTCTCTTTCCAAGTGGCAGGGTGAGGAGATTTGTGAGCTGTACACAAAGTTGTATGGTCTCTCGACAGTTTCTCTTCGATACTTCAATGTATACGGTCCTCGCGAACCCTTGAAGGGTGAGTACGCGCCAGTTATGGGCCTCTTCATGAGACAGAAAGCTGCAGGAGAGCCTATGACAATTGTTGGTGATGGAAATCAGCGCAGAGATTTCACGCACATCAGCGACGCTGTCAGAGCTAATCTGATTGCAGCTGAAAAGCCTTGGGTTGTGGGTCCCGTTAACATAGGGACTGGTAGAAACTACTCTATTAATGATCTGGCGAGAATGATTGGCGGCGATACGGTTCATGTTCCAGAGCGAGTTGGAGAAACTAGAGAAACTCTAGCATATGTCAATCGAGCAAAGGATTATCTTGGATGGGAAGCAAAAGTCACATTAGAAGATTATTTGAATGAAAATATTCATTCTTTGTATTAAAATGTTTATGTGACTGTATCATTCCCAACTGGCAAACCACACGTATCATTCTCTGAAGTCAAGACATGGAAAGAGTGCGGCTGGCGACATAAACTTGTTCATATTGATAAGATTAGTGTATTCAAACCAAGCCACCATCTTGACTTTGGAAAAATAGTTCATGCCGAGCTTGAAGATTATCTCGAGCATAAAACATTTGATCTCGTTAGGATGAGAGACGCTCTTACCAAAGCATGGACAGAGAACGGTTTTGAGAATCTTGAAGCAGCGATCAAGGATGCTGAACAAATTCTTCAAGATATTCCTGCATTTCTTGATGAGACATTTCCTGAATGGACATTCATGGCATCTGAGCATGAGCTATATGAAGAAATTCCAGGAAATGATATTAAATTCAAGGGTTTCGTCGACGGTATGATTCGTGCAAAGAATTCTCGTGGAAAAGAAATTCTATGGATTGTTGACTGGAAGACAACTGCCTCACCTCGAGGCTGGTCAACTGACAAGAAGCGTGACTTTCTTATTCAAATGCAAGTCATGCTCTACAAGTTCTTCTGTGCCAAGAAGTTTGAGATTGATCCGAAAGATATTAAGTGCGGTTTCGTCTTGCTAAAGCGCGGAGCAAAACCAGGTAAAACATGTGAACTTGTAGAAGTCTCAGTTGGTCCCAAAGCCTTTGAAAAAGCAACTAAAGTTCTAAGTTCAATGATTTCTGCTGTAAGGGTAAACAAGCCTATCAAGAATAGGACATCATGCACATACTGTGAATTCAAAAATACTGAGCATTGCAGTGGCTCAAGTGAATATGCAGCGTTTACCAATTATAAATAGGTCGTTATTATTCATTTATCCACATGCAAAAGAAAAAAGTATTAGTATTATCTGATCATGCTTTGTCTACATCAGGTGTAGGCACACAGACACGTCACCTTTTGACAGGATTGCTAAAGAAAGGTGAATGGACATTTAGGCAATTTGGTGCAGCAATGAAGCATGCTGACTATCGCACAATTGTTCTAAATGAAGACTTTATTATCAAGCCAATTGATGGTTTTGGTAATCGTGATCTAATTAGAGTGACCATTGCAACTGAAAAGCCAGATGCAATCTTGATCTTTACAGATCCAAGATTCTTCATTTGGCTTTTTGAGATGGAAGATGAAATTCATCAAATGTGCCCAATTCTTTGGTGGCATGTTTGGGATAATCATCCATATCCACAATTTAATGACACACTCTATCAGTCGACAGATTTGATTAACTGTCACTCATATATGACATATGAGATGATTAAGGATAGATTTCCTGATAAGGTAAATTTTATTCCACATGCTTTACCAGATGATCTATTTTTCCCACTACCAGACGATCAAAGAGCAGCATATCGTAGAAATTTGTTAGGTACTGCAAGAGAAGATCATTTTGTTGCCATCTGGGTCAATAGAAATGCCAGAAGAAAGCGTCCAAGTGATGTGCTTCTTTCATGGAAGCTTTTCCTTGATGAACTGCAAGCAAAAAATGGACATAAAAAAGCAACGCTGATTATGCACACTGATCCGCTTGATCAGGAAGGTCCAAATCTATTTGCTGTTTCTGAAAATTTAAATATTTCAGATAATGTCTTTTTCTCAAAAGATAGAATTGAATTTGATAAAATGAACATTCTGTATAATATTTCTGATTGCTGTATAAACATATCCTACGCAGAAGGATTTGGGCTAGGCACTCTTGAATCTATGCAAGCAGGAACTCCGATTGTTGCAGTCAAGACAGGTGGTCTTACAAGGCAAGTTGTTGACCATCGTGACGGGTCTGAAAATGGTATTGCACTACCCGTTGAATGTAAGACCTTGGTGGGTTCACAAATGGTACCCTACATTTATGAAGATTATGTAACTGTTGAGACAACTGCACAAGGTCTCTACAAACTTAGTCAACTTGATGTCAATGAAAAGAAAGCATTAAGGAATAAAGTTAGAAATTACGCACAATCAGAGTTTGCTTATCAAAAAACAATTGATGATTGGCACGATACTATGAAAGATACAATTTCTAATTGGAAGTCAAAGCAAGTTAGCTGGGATGTGAAGGAGATCTAATGAAAAATGTTTTAGTCAGAGCACCACTTCTCAGCGTGTCAGGCTACGGTGTTCATTCACGTCAAGTGTTCGAGTGGGCAAAATCTATTGATACCTGGAATGTAAGTACACAAGTTTTAAACTGGGGCAATACAACATGGTATCTTGATCCAGATGCAGAAAATGGTTTAATTGGTGACATTATGCGCCGATCAACAAACCAAACAAAAGATTTTGATATTTCCATTCAAGTTCAATTACCGAACGAGTGGGATGCAAGCGTTGCAAAATATAATATTGGTGTTACTGCTGCTGTTGAGACAGATAAGTGCAACCCAGCTTGGGTTGATGCAGTCAATAAAATGTCTGTTGTAATTGTCCCATCAGAACATGTTAAGCGTACTCTGATGACATCAGGTAATGTCACAACTCCAATACATGTTATTGGCGAATGGTTTATACCTGAGATTCTCACTCATAAAGAGCCTTTAGATCTTAAGTTTAAGACCAATTTTAATTTTTTGATTGTCTCACAAATGACATCACAAAATTCAGCTGATGATAGAAAAAATATTCTTGATACACTCAAGTGGATGCTTGAGGTGTTTAAAGATGATAAAGATGTTGGAATCATCTTAAAGACAAATTTTGGTCGTGGCACTAAGATTGATAAGAAATTTACTCAAGATAGCGTTGAGAAATTTATAAATCAAAATAGAAAAGGTGCATTTCCAAGAATTTATCTCATGCATGGCACTATGTCATCTGAAGAAATTGCACGATTATATCGACACCCAACAATTAAGTGCTATGTTAATTTGACAAGGGGCGAAGGATTTGGCCTCCCCATCCTAGAGGCGTCAGTCGCCGAATTACCTGTTATTGCGACAAATTGGTCCGCGCATCTTGATTTTATGAAACTAGGGAAATTCATCCCAGTTGACTATACGCTTATTGACATCCCAGCATCAAAAATTGATGGAAACATATTTGTTGCTAACACAAAATGGGCTCAACCACTTGAGGCCGACTTTAAAAAGAGGCTACAGAAATTTAGAAGTAGTTATGATGCCCCAAAGCAGTGGGCACATGAACTTTCGAAAAAGTGCATAGAAAAATTTTCTAGAGAAGCAATACTTAAGCAGTACAATGATCTTGTGATTGAATTGGAGATCAAGTAGATGATAACTGCTTTATTAGCAATTACATGTTTAATTTTGCTAATCTTGTTAGGCTTCTCTGCATTTCTCAATTATCGTCTAGGGAAAACAATTCTCAAAGTAGAAGATGCAATTGAAGAATCACTAGATGAGATAGATCAGATTTATGGAAGAATTAGTAAGATTCTAGAAATCCCTGTCTTCTTCGACTCAGTTGAAGTTAGACAGGTTATTTCTGATATTGATGATACAAGACAGGTTATACTTAAGATTGCAAATAATATAACAAATGCAACAAAGGATGAAGATGACACACAAGAAGAAAATCAGTAAAACTTCATCCGGCGGTGGCATGAAGCTGTATTTTCATGCAGGAACACACGACGCTATTGTTAGATTTCAAGGAGAAAAAGATGACAATATTCGTGAGACAATCTACGTTCAAGAAATTTTACCAGCATTTGATAAACTTGTTGAAAACTTAATTTTTATACAGGGATTTAATATTAGTCATGGTAATTTTGATGATTTAAAGTCTGATTGTGTCACATTTCTATTTGAAACTTTGAAGAAATTTGATGCATCACGTGGCACGAAGGCATTTAGCTACTTTAATGTTGTTGCTAAAAATTGGCTAATTGTTAAGAATCGCCAACGTGCAAAGTCTGCTAAGAGAATGTGTAGCATAGATGACAAGGATGCTATCAATGAGATTGAGCTTTTAGATCTCGAGAATTACACTGTTGATCAAAATCAAGACGCAAATCTCATCAAACAAGACGCAAATTTAAGCATATTCATGTTGCTCGAAGATATTAGATGCGATATGCTTTGTGAAAATGAGATTAAATGCATAGAAGCAATTAAGAAGATTTTCAATGAAATTGAAGATATTGAAATTCTTAATAAGCGGGCAATATTTGTCTACGTCAGAGACATCACAGGTTTAACACCCAAACAGCTATCAATTGCCATGTCAAGCATTAGAAAGAAATATAAAGATTTGATGTTGACAGGTGATTATGATATTTTCTAAAATAAGGAGCAAGAATGGCTGATTTTAATAAAACACTTGATTCTCTTAATGAGAAAGATAAGAAAATCAAGCAATTTTCTGACATTCTTGATACTTTAACTTCTACAGAAGATAAGAAAAAACTCTTGTGGAAGGAGATTTATGAGAATGCTGTCAATGATCGAGAGAATGCAGGCATCCTATTCACTGACACATTGATGCAAGTTAAGGGAAATGCAGCAAATCACAATATCTTAGGGCCTGTTATTGTCAAATATATTGAAAGAATGTCTCGTGCAAATGATCAAATTCTAAAACTTGCAGAGCTTATTGCTCAAGAAGAGTCAAAAGAAATGAGCATGGACGCAATTTATGACAAGATTGGTGACACCTAATGTCAATTTTTTCAAGAGTATCTGGACCATTTGTTATACCAAATGCAAACGCTGGAGATATGCAAACCTCTCAAAATTTAATGGGAGGACATGCAGCATTTATTACTGCTAAAGTCATAGATTTCATCTCAGATCCCAAAACTTTAAGCGAAAGCAAAATTAATGAAATCAAAAATTCAGTTACAAATAGCTCTCTGATAAATTCCATGCCAGTTAATTCTATCTGGTGTCAGATAATTGAGGCAAATCGTCTTGACCAGCATATTGCATATCCATTCTTTCCTGCACATCTCTGTTTACCAATAAAGCCAGCAGAGCAAGTTTGGATTTTTTATTCTCCAACAGATCAAGTTTATTACTGGGTTTGTCGAAAACCCGGTGACTATATTTCTGAGGATGTCAATTACACACATATAGATCGTATCGTAAATAAACCTATAACAATTGGTACAGCAGGTGTTGAGCCACAAGTTGGAGCAAAAGATGCATTCAACGGCACACTACCAGATACAGTAAATTTTCCACAAGGAAAAACAGATAGTGTGTATGTAAAGACATCAGGCGTATTTTTTGATGATACACAAATTATTGAACAGTCTCAAGAATATCAAGAAAAATTCATACAAGAAGCTGTTCCTAGGTTAGTTAGACAACCAGGCGATCTTGTAATGCAAGGATCCAATAACTCAACAATAGTGTTAGGATCATCTGAAAATAAAGAAGGAAAAGGTGTCATTGACATCGTAACTGGAAGATTTCTAAGAACAAATCCAGTAACAAACACACGCGGCTATAAAGAAGTCGACAAAACAAGAACAGCAACATCTGATGGTCAAACTGACCTGGCGTATGATGATGCACGTGTGTATCTTGGAATGAATGAGGATGCCGACTCAGAATTTCGAGTTAATATTTCAGGCATACCAGGCAGCGGAACATCATCATGTGCTGTAGTCAAGGGAAATCATGTAAGACTTCTTGGAAGGGGAAATGTTAAGATCACATCGCAAGCGTCTGGAGCAAGTATTGTTCTACAAGAAACGGGTGATGTGATTATTGTTCCTGGCGATGATGGGAAAGTTTATTTAGCAGGTGCTGAATCTAATCAATCTTATCTTAGATATGATGAGTTTAATGATATTATTAATCGCTTAATTGATATGATTGCAGCACTCCAAAGTTCTTTAGGTCCAGCGTCAATAGCAGCAGCAGCAGCAGCTGCATCTACAACGGCAGCTGGTAATCCTCCAGGCACACCTTTGGGCGATGCGTATGTAGAAAATGCAGTTATTATTGCAAATCCTGACACATTTGGTGCAATTGAAGCTTACACTAATCAAGTAAATAACCTTCTTCGAACCATTAAGTCTCAAAAGATATTGGGAACTTGATGAGAACATACTTATAGCATGAGATGGCAGAAAGAAGCTTTAAAAATATCGGCACAACGACCGCGCAATTGCAGGCAGCACGTCCTGTTGCGCAAACTTTTCCTATTGGAATAAAAACACCAATAGAATTTGGGGGAAATGGCAATCCCTACAAAATGCACACCTCGGTGCCTGAACAGATTAATGATAATCTTCGAAACATGATTTTAACTAATCGTGGAGAAAGGTTGGGAAAATATGACTATGGTGCCAACCTTAGACAAATTCTAGCAGATTTTGCAACCAACACTGATGTTGAGACAATTGCAATGCAGTCTATCATGTCAACTGTTGAAAAATACATGCCGTTTATTTCACTTGACACATTTGACATGCAAAATTTGCCATCAACAAGAAATGCTCAAGCAAAATTTCAAATTAATATAGGATACAGTGTTCCAAAAATTGGAGCAAACAATCAAAAGCTTAAAATAATTCTCGAGGTAATGGGATAATGGCATCAACACTGCAACAAAAGTTAAAGCAACGCCGTCAGAGATCATATCTTGGAAAAGATTTTGATAGTTTGCGTGATAACCTCGCGACATACGCCAAGAATTACTATTCAGATCAAATTAAAGACGTCTCAGAAGCATCAGTTGCAGGTATGTTTATCGACATGGCCGCTTACACAGGCGACATGTTAACATATTATCTTGATTATCAGTTTAATGAGTTAAGTCTTGAAACAGCTACAGATCCCAACAACGTAGATCGTCTAATTAGACGAGCAGGCGTCAAATATGGCGGTGCATCACCTGCGATAGTAACAGTAAATTTTTATGCCATAATACCTGCCACTTCGTCAAATGGTGTATACTCACCTAATACACAGTATATGCCTGTAATACAGTCAGGAACGCAGGTTAAATCAAACTCAGGCATAATATTTGAACTAACAAATGATTTGGATTTTGCTGCTGTAGATTCAAATAGAAATTTGATCGCATCTTATAAAATCTTTTCGCAAGATGCAAGCGGAAACCCAACTAAATTTGTTGTAAAGGCATCTGGCATTTGTTCATCAGGAAGAGTTATAACTGAGAGATTTACTATTGATGATAGTTTTGTCCCGTTCAGAACAGTTACACTTTCAAATCAAAATGTTAATGAAATTATCAGCATAACTGATTCTGATGGAAACATCTATTATGAAGTTGAATCTTTGACACATGATGTCGTCTTTAAGGCACGCACAAATACATCATCTGATTCTGGTATTGTTGAAGACGCATTGACAGTTATTCCTGCACCTAGAAGATTTATTTCTGAAACAAGCCGTGTATCAGGTAAGACTACAATAACGTTCGGATCGGGCGATGCCGATTCACTTGACGATGATATTATACCAGACCCATCAGAGATTGCTTTGCCCTTGTACGGATCAAATAAGACATTTAGAAAAGTCTCAATTGATCCTAATTCATTGTTGAAAACAAGAAGTCTAGGTATAACTCCTGTCAATACGACATTGACTATATCATATCGATATGGCGGTGGTCTAAATAACAATGTCGGATCAGGAACAATTAATGCAATATCTCGCCTAGTGCATCGTTTCCCACCATCAACCCCGCTAAGCATTGCTTCTACTATTAGAGCAACATTTGAAGTTGACAATACAGAGACAGCAGTCGGTGGAGAAGATTCTTTGTCACTCGAAGATCTTCGTGCAATTGCACTAAATTATGCAAATTCTCAAAATAGAATCGTTACTAAGCAAGATGCAGCTGCTAGAGTCTATACGATGCCATCAAATTTTGGTAGAGTGTATCGTGTGGGTTTTAGACCCAATCCTGTCAATCCTCTTGCAACTCTTATGTACGTTGTAAGCAGAAATAGTGACGGTATGCTTGTTCTTTCAAGCGACACACTAAAACTAAATCTTAGTAAGTACCTAAATGAATTTAGGCTAATAACAGATGCAATTGACATTGTTGATGCACCTATTGTTAATTTAAAACTAAATTATAATGTTGTTTTGTACTCAACTGCGGTAAAGAATACAACACTACAGACGATTAATCAATCGCTTAAAGACTACTTTAATATTAAAAATTTCCAAATAGACCAGCCAATTCTACTATCAGACGTTACCAATATTTTGCTTAATACAGACGGTGTGATGTCAATATCAAATATTACTTTCACAGGTGCAAGTGGTGTGATTAATGGTGTGGAATACAGTGATGTATTGTTTAATGTTGATCAAAACATAACAAATGGATTACTTGTTCCCCCACCGGGCGGTATATTTGAAATTAGATATCCAGATTACGACATTGTCGGAAATGCTACGTAGGAGCTAAGATGTATCTAACACTTTCAGCAAGCAAAGACGCATATATTACAAATAAGATTGTTGGATCATCGTTTCGTGCAACTGATGCAAATCTTGGACAAGCGGGAACTCTTGATCTATTCAAGCTCTATGACGAGAATAGGATTGTGGGTGAAACAAATCCCATAGAGCTTTCAAGAGCACTAATTAAATTTGATTACAGCGCGCTGTCAAGCATGATGAGATCTAAGCTGGATATCAACGATTCATCATTCAAGTGCACACTTGTTCTGAGTGATGTCTATGGCGGCCAGCCGACACCCACTAATTTTAAATTAATTGTATTTCCTCTATCTAGAAGTTTTGATGAAGGTGTTGGACGAGATGTTGTAGGTTTTAGAGATATTGACGTATGCAATTATTTGACTGCGTCTGTTTCAACAGGTAATGTTGAGAAATGGTTTACAACAGGCGCAGATAAGCAGGGCTTATTAGGATCAAATGATATTGACATAATATCAAGTGGCAACTTGTACGATGGAAATGGAATCGTAAATCTATGGAGAGAACAGCTTTTCACGTCAGGTGAAGAAGATCTTACAGTTGATGTAACAAGCATTGTCTCAGGAACATTAGCAGGTTTAATTCCTGATCATGGATTTAGAATTTCTTTTTCTGGATCGATGGAAACAGATGAATTTACAAGATTTGTTAAGAGATTTACTTCTAGAAACGCAACAAACGTTGGTAAACGACCAAAAATTATTGTTACATACAATGATCTAGTTAGAGACAATCATGAAAACTTTTTCTTTAATGAGCAAGGAAATTTATTTCTATCTAACAATATAAGAGGAAATCCTAGAAACATCCTGTCTGGTACATCTTTGACTGAGGTTAAAGGTGATAATTGCATGATTTTGACTTTGTCAACAGGCTCGTATACAAAGCAATTCAATGTCTCCCAATTTAAGTGGGGTAACAATTACGTTACAGGAACTTATTATGCCTCATTTACATTAAATAGCTACGAAAATAGCAATATTCTTAATAATCTAATGGCATCTGGATCTGTCGAGTTTAAAGAGATCTGGGGATCAAATGATGGATCTGTCGCATATTTGTCAAGTTCATTAACAGTTTACCGTCCAGATATAGCACAATTTGATATTGACCTAGAACGAATTACTGTTAGCATGACTAACATGCGCACTTCATATGAGCAAAATGAGCAGTATCGATTTAGAGTTTTCATAGAAGATATTACAAGAGAATTTATTGCAAAAAAGCTACCAATTGAAAATAAGGGTATCTTTGTAGAAGAGATTTACTATCAAGTTAGAGATACAGATCTAAATGAGGTTTTAGTACCATTCCACAATCCAGGTACAGCCGTGTCTAATGACACCGTTAGTCATTATTTTGATTTTAATATGATTTCTCTGCCAAGGGGAAGAACCTATACGTTCGATTTTAAGATATTACGAGAAAATTCTGAAATTATATTTAGAGACATAGCAGCAAAATTTAGAGTGAATTAAAAATGCCATCAAACGTTGTTAGAACAAATCGACCCACAGTCTTCACAACAAATTTGAAAGCGGCATCACTGTCTAATAGAATAGACGGAATAACGATCCAAAACCAAGAAGAAAGCAATATTGGCAACCCAAATTCTTTTAGGTATGACCAGATTGGCGCAGCATTAAAATCAACACAAGAACTCAATATTGATTATACAAAATTTGAGAATCACACATTCTTTAATTCTGCTGTAGCAAAAGTAAATGTGGCATTTGATCGAATAATAAACAACTACCCATTTGATTCCTCTTTAACAGAGATACAAGACTACGAAGATAGTTTGACAGGTTATGAGCGCTACTTACTCTCGCAGTTTTCAAAAAATAAGAATTTCCTGTTATTTGACGGGACTTCATACATTAATGTAATTGACGCAGCAGGTGCAAACTTTCCAGCTTCATCTAAAGATGACACAGGAATTGGAGTTCTAGATCCAAATACAAATAATTTTTCATTTCAAATGTTTTTTTATGCTTCTCAAGAACAAAATGACAATCAAGTCATCTTACAAAAGAGAAGAGATGAAAATAATGCAATAACAATTGCTTTATCGCAGTCATTTTCAACCGATGATTGCAAAGCAATCTTTGCAATTTCTAATGGAATTTATTATTCAACAGCATCTGCAACTATTCAAAAAGGCACATTTAATCATTTATATTTTGAATATCGTGCTGAAGATTCGACAGGATCATTAAAAATTTTTAATAATCTAGAAAGAGTTTCATCTGAATCTGATTTTATCAATTTTGGTGGAATTGCTCTCAATTGTGCACCAATCACAATTGGAACAGGCTCGTCACACACGATTGGCGGTTACAGCTTTATTCCTAAAAATGTCCTTTCAGGAGCAATTGACGAATTAAGATTTTATCATGATGTAGTTGATCAAGAAACTTTAGAATATAACTGGAAAAAAGAGATCTATGCAACACAAGGATTAAAGTTATATTTCAAGTTTAATGAACCAACAGGATCATACGGTGCAAATGATGTTGTTCTAGACTACTCGGGTAATTCACTACACTCCTATATTGAAAACTTTTCACCTAGTTTAAGATTAGGAAGCGGAATTAAAAATCCGATGTCAGCAGAAGATATCGATCGCTGCCCTGTCTTATTCGCTGATTATCCTACAACTTTAGCAATGAACCAAACATTGCTGGAAGAAGCTAGAGCATATGATGCTGACAATCCTAATCTTATTACTAAACTAATTCCTGCACATTACCTTCGTGAAGGTTACACATCGCAAGGTTTTGTTGATGAAGATGGGACTATCGGCGACAATTTAAAAGGTGACTCAATGCCAGGTACAGGTGTTATAGGATCACCCCAGATTATCACATCTATACTTTTAATTTATGCAAAATTCTTTGACGAATTGAAGCTATTTGTTGATCACTTCTCAAATCTTGTTCATATCGAATATGATCAAGATCTTTCAATTACGGATAAATTTTTACCATTTTTGGCAAATTACTATGGATTTGAAGTTCCTTCCATGTTTAAAACAGCACTTGAAGAGCAGTTTTATGATGGAAGAAATATTACACAAAATGATGAAAAACTTGCTAATAATCTAGACTATGTGAGAAAGCAGCTATGGCGAAGGATGCTTGTCAATATGTCAAGCATCATGAGAGAAAAGGGCACAAATGCATCTGTTCGTTCGCTATTTCATGCTGCTGGAATAATTCCAGAAAATTTCTTTACAATAAGAGAATTTGGCGGACCAAAGAAAAATTTCTTAATTGGGCGAAGAGAAACAAAGACAGAAGTTGCAACAATGCTTGATTTTTCAGGTAGCTTAACAACTTCACTAGGCACTAATAACGCACAAGGGTTTTCAACAACAAAACCCCATATTGTGGGAAGTTATCTGTCGGGATCGAGAACAGAACCCGGCTACCCATTCATATCAGGAAATCCATCAGACGGTCTCCTGACGTCGGGGTCGTTTACGCTAGAAGGAATGTATAAGTTTTCTCCAAGACAACCTACCTTTGTCACAGAAAGCTTAATGAGATTGCATGTAACTGGAACACTTGCACCGTCAGATGCACACGGTGTAGTTCTAAACGTTATTGCAACGTCAGGATCGACACAAGAAGAAAAAACTTTATCACTTTACGTAAGGCCAAATCCTTCATCATTGTCAAGCATATTAGCGCTCCAGATGACAGGAACAGACTTATTTGATGGAGATAAATGGAAAATATCTGTAGGAAGGTATAGGAATGATGAAATAGGAAAATTATCATCTCTCTATTACCTTAGAGCAGGAAAAAACATAGATACAGATTCTTATCTTACATTCACGACATCCTCATACTTTAATGATGTGTCTGCGACTAATGTATTACAATCATTAAGCACATTCAATACGTCGGGATCGTTTATCGTAATTGGATCACAAAGCCTAGCAAATAGTTCAATATTTTTGAATGGCGTCACAGCTGCAGCGAATACAAACTTCTCAGGAAAAGTTGCTCAACTAAGAATGTGGTCAAAATCACAAACAGAAAATGAATTTATTGAGCATGTTCGAAACTATAAGTCATTTGGCGTTGATAATCCATTAATCAATTATTCGTTTGATACAGAATCAACAGGAACATTTGAGAGATTGAGGTTTGACTTAAGCACAGATCAGATTGTCACATCATCAGACACATTAGGACAAATTCAGTTATTTGACTTTAGTCAAAATAATTTGCTGGGTTTAGGCAATTCTTTTGAAGCGAACACACGTGTCATTAAACCGGAAACATTTTATTACTCACATTTAGCACCCAATTTTGATCAAAGCACAACTGATAACAAAGTCAGAATAAGAAGCTTGAAATATCCTGAAAATCATCCTGAATTAGGCGCAAGACTTGCACCTGTATACGATGTCATTAGAAGTGAAGAGCCCGATGACGATCGAAGATTCTTGATTGAGTATTCTGTTGTTAAAGCACTCAACGAAGATATAGTACGATTACTATCAGACTTAGATTTCTTTAACGGCGCTCTTGGAAAGCCATCATACATGTACGACGAATATTATCCTGAAATAGATCAATTAAGAAAGATCTATTTCAATAGATTGACAGATAAATTAAATTATCGTGTCTTTTTTGACCTATTTAAGTGGTTTGACACATCATATGAATCTTTAATTTCATCATTAATGCCCAAGAAAACACAGTTTTTGGGTATCAACTACACGATAGAGTCACACATGCTTGAGCGTCACAGAATGAGATACTTGTATGATCAGCAATATACACTAGGAACGGTCACCACAGAAAATGCGTCTGGCATTAATCTTGAAACCGGAATAATCAGATAAGTATAAGCATGTCATATACACCATTCAACGAAAGTGCACATCTTGTTAGAGGTAATTCTTCTCAAGATGGAATAGACATCTTGTCTATACGACAGCTTTTGCAAGGAAATGAGATTAGAGATCCAATGCGTCTTCGTGCAGGTGTTTTACCTTACATGAGCATGAGATCAATACGCGTTAATGATCAAGGTCTTATAGAGAAATCAATAGAAATTAACGATCTTGGGCAAGAAATTAAAGCATCAACAAGCGCATTTGTTGATACGACAGAGCGTTGGACACCTACACAAATTATTCAAAGTGACCTATCAGAAGGTTTTCTTAAAGAGTTAGTGACGCAGCAAGTAATTGATGAAGAAAAATACAATTCTTTAAGTGTTTTTGAGCCTGATGGATTGGAGGTGCCTTATACAGCTAGAGGCACAAAAGCAAGCTTAAATTCATCTAACCCATTTATAGGAAGTCAATTACTCTCACCAAGATATCATGATGCTCTAGGGCAATGCGATTTTCTTGATGGACAAGAGACAATTTTGGGAATTGCAGTTCCTGCTATACAATCAGCTGACGCTTTAAAAATATTACCTTATAATGATTCAAATTCTGATGACACAGACCGTTTTGGAATTAACATTTTAAACGATGACGTGGATCTGTATGATCGTTATGCATCACAAGGCTTTGTTTACGCAAATAATGTGCGTGATTCGATAGCATTTGGCGGATTAAAGGATTAAAATGTCATCAAAGTTTTTAAGAAAAACAGCTCGAAGGCTAATAAGAGATTTTGATCAATTTCAGCAAACTTATCCAGCACTTGTAAGATCAGAAGATCCTCTTAATAACGGCATAAATTTAAAAACAAGCTTTAATGATGTCAAGACATTAGTATTTTCTGATCAAAATATTCAATTTCCGTCAATGCTACCTTTAGGCATGTCAAATTTACCTAGCAGTTCAATTAATGCTATTGTAAATTTTAGTGCTGCTGCAATTGAGCAACGCCCGAGTTTGCCAGGAAGTACCGAGGGTCTTTCACCTTTTAATGAAACAATTTTTAATCTACCTGCAACATATGAGAACACATCGTCAATAGCAATTGCACCAGGATTTTCTACACCTGCACGCAATAAGATTGCAATACCGATTGATATAACTGCCAAACAAGAAAAATACATGTTTAGGCTTGGTTATTCTCTTACAAACTCCGACCCAGCAGGTCTTTTTTACGGACAAGCAGGTACAGGTTTTTGTTATTATAACTTTGATGAAAAGAGATGGGAAGATATTGGTCTAGATTTGAATTTTTACACAGGGCACATGGGCAACGGATCAGTTGCCAATCCAGAGACAGTTAATGGACAAGATTATTTCATGTCACAGTTTGTTGGAACTCCAAACGTCTCTTTTCCAGGAACTCCTGCGATTGCAGGACAGACAACAAATTACATAAAATACTTTGGTTATGATAAAATTGGAAGTCCGACAGAGTTTTTTGACGCTCCACTGGCACCACGTTACCACGCAACTGGAAGTCAAGGCTTACTCATGTCTAACTACATTGCACAACCTTTTGCACTTGAAAGAATAGATGTAAAAATTCCTTTTGTTGCAAGAAGAAAACACGGACCAATTATAACAGGTGCAAGAGCAGAGTCGTCGTTAAGAGATATTGACAATCTTGTATTTTTCATATATCGTCAATCTGGCAATGTCAATGATCAGAAAGAAACCGTTAGATCACTAATAGCACATGAATCTTTGTCTTTTTTTAATAGCAAAATTAATTCAAACGTAAATTACACTTTACATGACCCCGTTTTTTCATACGACTATGATGAGAGTTTATCATCAACAACAGAAAGACTTTTCACTGGATCTGTAACATTTACGACATATCCTAAAGTAACTTCCAAGAATTTTGCGGGGACAACAGCAAACACATTTTACGATACAGTTGCAGGAACTTTTAAGCGTGCCGGTATCATAAATTTTTGGTCTGGTCCACTAGAAGCCGTTGTTTCAAGTAGCACAAACACGGTCAGTGGAGATGTAGGACCATCGGGAAACAATGATTTTTGGAGAATAAAGAATTCTACAAGAGGATCGGGCGCCGGCCTTAACATAACATTTGAGTCTACTCTTAATTCCGATCCTAGATTTTTAACTAATTACGCGACCGGGTCTCTGCAGCCACTAAATAGCTATTCGTTACCGACATCATTTTATAGCAGCAAAAATTGGTCACAATATAACACAGCATACACACTACTCCCGCAAGATAGACTAGTTTTTGGTCTTGAATCAGATATATGCGCAAGAATCTCTGCTAATGGTTCATATATAGCAGGCATTGATTCATCGCCGCTTGGGGTCACAAGTTCATTTTTTAAGATTCTAACAGATCAAGCACAAGTAACTTTGTACGGGTCGCTTATACAAAATGGCATTGCAAAAACAACGAATAGTATTAATCAAAATCTAGTTTCTCCAGCAGTTCATGAAATTATTGCTAACACACAAGATGATACTGATCAATTTGATAATGCTGAAAGATCACTTTATGTGGGTACTTATCTAGATAACTTTATGACAGGTTCTATGATTCTAGGTAATAGAGCAATAGCACAAAGTATTATTAACGGTCCACAGATTGCATCGGGATCATTTATAAGATGTTTACCTTTGACGGATGGAGAAAAAACTTACTTCCAGAAAGGAATATCAACCATATTTGTAGTAACTGTCCCCTATTCAGAACCTAGAAATCCTAAAAATTATTTTAGATTTAATAAATACGGTAATTTTAGAGACATGCTTGAACAAGCACGTGACTACAGAATTTTCAATAAATCACTCTATAAGAAGTCGGGTGGATTTGAAGAGCAGGGACCCGTTTATGCACAATTTGTTTTGTCATCATCAGAAATACCTGTCTCTGCATCTTTGACACAATGTAATAATCTTAGCCCGTATATGACAGGAACATTTCCTTTTGATGATAGCATTACCGGATCCTTGTCGAGAGGCCCATATCCAGCGCCCAAGCAAAACAATCCATTTATACCCATAACTAACATTTTCAAGACATGATGCTATTGTTATAATTAGCAATATCATGTCAGGCATACTAGACTCTAAAACTCGCATAATGGATGTTGTTCTTACAGCTGAGGGACGACGCCAGCTTGCAGCAGGAAAATTTGTACCCCAGTTCGCATCTTTTACAGATCGTCATGTTTTCTATGCAAAAGATGCTGCGAGCGGTTCTGATGATGCTTCTGCATATCTTTACTTTGAAGCAGGTAGCAGAAGCCAAGATCAAATTGTCATTGAAAATGATGATAGCGGTATGCTTATCCCATATAATGGTAATTCTGTGAGTGTCGCTCCTGACGGCAGAGTATATTCTGCGTCTCTAGAAACAATTACATCACCCACAGGACCAGGTACTTATAATCGTGTTAATTACACGCCTACAACGGGAACATTTGGCTCAATGTTTGAGCTTGTAAGCGGTTCAATATTGAATAGCTTGACTGACCAGTATTTGATTAGAACAACTTATCCTTATGAAAAATATGATCAATTTTCTCTAACAACAGGCTCAATTGTTTTTAGAAGAAATAATTTTACACCATTCCGAGGTGCTCAACCATCAAGTCAAATTGGTGCGCTTGATCCATTCATTATTGATAGACAGCTATCACATCTTGATAATTTTAAGTTTTTATCGCCTGTGTACGTTGATCAATCAAATGTTACTAAAAATTTAGGATCATATGATCCAATTGAGCCAATAGAGCAACTAACGTACGATGAACTCATGAGTAGCTTGTTAGGTAATGATCCTCAATCTCCTCTCAAAGAAAAGCAAGTTGTTGATTTTGCACAAACTTCAATTCAAAGCAATGTCTTCATGCAAATTTTTGAAGGAACAACAACAAATAGCGACGGAATTGCAATGCTTAAGAAGCTTGACTGTATTGATTTTGGTGAGTTCAAAGATGAGAATGATAAGCAGCGCCCGTACAAGCGAGTATTTTTTGTTGGAAAAGTTTATGCTGATGAGAGCGCAAGTCAAGCTCCTGCTTTTGTCAATCTCTTTACAATTGTGGCGGAATAAATGAACACAGTCAATAGCGATGTGATCACAATCATTAAAGATATGCCACAAGACGACGTTAGCATAAATGTCGTCACTGTGGGTAATAGACAGTTTTATGAATATAAGGTCAATTTTTTAATTGACCAAGTGGCAGCATATTCAGCTGATGTTAGAACAATGAAGGTTGACATTGCTTATAAAAGAGTGGGCAAGACTTTTTCTTTGTTAGGTGGTAAGATTTTTGCATCCCCTAGCGATTTCAATAATCAAATTCTCAATGGAAGAAAGAATAAGATTAATTTCATTGAGGAGACTGACAAAGAACAAGAAAATAATAATATTATTTCTCAAAAAATTGATATTTTTTCTAGATCAAGAAAAGTTAGTAAATTTCGTTTAAAAAATTCTAAATATATTGATCTTGCCACTATTGTCTCTACGTTTGAAACAACGACAAATTTGCAACCAGGACAAATTACAAAGCTAACAGCTAGTGATCTTGTTAAAAATTCAACTCAACAAGATGTGCAAGAGAGCGGAATTTCTTTGTATTCTAATCTCACATTGCGTGGTAAAGATCCAGCTCATCAAATTAATGGAATGAGTTTAATAGAAGATGCTACATTGGTAAGACGCGGTCTTGCTTCTGTGACACCAGCTAAGAAAAGTATTGCAGGTGCTTTTACCCCCGCAAATTTTCAAGGGAATAGAAATAGTTTGCTAGCACCACAGCTAACCGTCCAGAAAAGACAAAATCTTACTACAAACGTTTTGCTACCATACACATTTAGATTTCCAATTTCTATTAATTTTCCAAATGGAAAATTTTCTGTAATTTGTGCTATTAGAAAGGCAGATGGTTCGCTTATCCAAAAAATAGACTTTATCATCAATCACGCAAGACAAATCATTAAATATAGCATTCCAAAACAGCTACCGACAACCGGTATACAATTCGTTTCTAAAACATCAGCACAGATTAATGTCTTCAATAGAGATCCAAGAGTTGCTAATGTTAGAATTTATAAACGTGATATACACCCTTATCAAACTATAGATAGTCAATCAACCTTTAATAAGGTTTCAATAGTTTCTGCTGATTGGAAGCAACAGGTAAATTCTTCAAGAATACAAATAAAATCATCAACTAATGTCTTGATAAGAACCGTTCCTATACTGACAACAGGTGTTATTTTAGGAAATTTTGAAAGCAAGACACACACAGTTAAATCTGACCTTGTGGGTGGTTCTGTTATTGCAACAGCAAACAAGGGAAGTATTACAATTGAATTGTATGGCGCACCTTCGAGCTACAAATATGTGCAATTTGTAAAAAGAACGATCGATTTAAAGCAAAAATCTTGGATCAACATAGGAAATCCAATAAAAATGGGTGAAGGAATTCCTAGTATTGAAGACAGCAACATCTTAAAAGAAAGAACATACGAATATTCTGCATTTTTACAAGACACACATGGCAATATTAAACGTGCAAGGACAACATCACTTGCAAGGGCCACGGACTACACGTCAGGTACAGAGATTACTGTAACACAAAAAAGAGTAACTACGCAGCTTAATTCAACAACAGTAACCTTTAATGTTGCCGTTACACTGACTAAAGACAGTGATACAACAGCAATTTTATTAGCCACTAAGGCACAAGGTATCGATAATTATTTTGAACAAGAAACGTTAAAGCTATCGGGTGATTTGTCATCTATTACTAAAGTCAACATTAGAAGACAATCACTTGAGACAGGCGAGATTAAAGATCTAGGTGTTATCGATCCTGGTGATTTTACTGATACTGTAACAGAGAGTGTTGTTTACATCTTTGAGGGTTTGCTAAGAGGTCAATCCGATCTTTTTGAAGAAATTGCATCAGACAAGACATCAAAACGCACATTAGACCCTAAAGACGCGTTACAGAGAAGTCAGATAGTATCATCTACGCTAACTTCAACTCCTAGAATATCAAAAATTAACTTTACACAAAAATTCTTATCAAAGAAATCCTTACTTAAGGGAACACTTTCGTATGGTAATACTAAATCTTCTGACATCGATGCCTCAGGATTCTTGCAAGGGCGTTTAGGAATTACAGAGACATTTTCAGTAACAAAAGATTACAATAACACAAGTATTACAAATTTTGATCTTATTGTTGCTGATGAAAATCATAGAATGTTGTCATTTGATGTAAGAAATTCAACTAATCAAAAATTTATTGATTTTTTCATTATTTCTACAATACGAGGTAACATTAGATCTGTAATTGGAAGTTGCCATTACATCGATGATACTGTTCGTCAGCATTTTCTTGATAACAAAACAAGATTAAAAAATGGCAGTATAACATATGTTATTACACCTGTTAAGTATGATGGGACAACTTTGAGCGAAATAACAACACAGCAGTTTGAGGTGATGTAATGGGTTATAATTTCAGGTCCTCTCTAAATCTGCAAGTTCAAACAAAGCCGAGCATTAGAGAAATATCAGCATCTAGGTTTGCGATTACAACAGGCTCAAATGGAGCCGTGACTGTTACTACGACACGTGCAGCCACGTTAGAAGAGCAAGCAGCAAGAAGACAGTCTGCAAGAGAATCTGGCGGTCTACCTCGTCAAATTGAGGAAGTTGGTGATTATGCAAGTTTACCTTCCTCAAAAAGAGATGTATTCCTTACAGGATCACATGGATTAACTTCTCTCTACCCAGCAATTCTTTTAACATCACCAAGAACTTCAAAAATTGTTGACCTTAACTCAGGATTGACTGCAACACCTTTTATTATTGATCTTAATAACCAGGTTAAAAAAACAGTTGAGACAAGTGTCAAAAGTGCGATAGATGTGTACACACCTATTTTGTCTTTAACTAATAACGATTATAATCAATCTCTTAATGTTGCCAATAAATACGCAGATTTTTGCTTACAAGCTGCTTTGCAAAAAGATCGTATTATTGAGTTGACTAATATTATTAATGCTAAAGTTACATCAAGTCCTAACCAATCACAAAACATTGTGATTGACGGCAGAGAATATCAATTTTTGAATAATTTTCCCGATGTAATTTCTTTTATGAAGAATATCGATGATAGACTAAAATTAGAAACTTTCACCGAGGGCAATCAAGATAGTGTCAATACAAAGTCTTTTGTGCAAGTATTAAAAATTCTGTATAATCAATTTCTTATAGGAAATTTAGAGATTGGCTTGTCGTCAACAAGTAACACGTATCTCTTGGGGAGCGTTGATTATTACATCAATAACACATTAAAAAGTGTAATTTCTGTTGGAAATGACTTTAGCATAGAAAATATCGACAGTATATCACATGATGAGTTTAAAAATACTGACAGATTAATTGATCTAGTTAGAATTGTTCAAAGAGATCTTATCATTCAAAGTTCTCAAACGCAAATGACTACAATTGCTGGTCAAGGTGTCACGGGTCAAGATGTTTTAAGTAATTTTATTGGAAAATACAAAGATCAATACCAGAGAAGCAACACATTTTTAAGTACAGGATCACTGGAAATTAGTGACTTTACTCAAAATGAAACAGCGCCAATAAGATCAATTCTCGTTAAAGATGATATGAATTCATCATTTAATGTTTTAGATGTTGTTAAAGGGCACGATTATTTGCTCTACGAAGAGCTTGCTAAAGAGACAAATAGCGTTAATTTAGATAACTTAATAAGTTTCTCAAATAGCTATGCGCAATTTTCATTAAAGCTTCACCAACTTTACCAGGCAATTTTTAGAGATGACCAGACAAGACAAAAATGCTTAAGCATAATAGCATCTAACTTTTTGTCATTTTTTACGTCAACACAGGTGACACAGACTGAATTTACATCAAAATCTAGTGCTGCAAGAACTGCAGCACTCATGGCAGCAGCCATGGATCAGTCAGTGTCAACATTTTTATTTAATCTAATATGTAAGCAAGCAAGAAATGAAGATAATGATGATCTTAGAGAAACTTTTGCGTTTAATGTTTTTTATGGATGGGGTGATGGTCTTAATAATGACAACTTGCGCGTCAATGGATCTACAGCTGATGGCGGCGGGTATTATAGAATAAGATCAGATTATTTTAAAGGCGGCCCAGGAACGTCATTCGGCATGTTTCATGCTATTGCACAAGAAATTGAAAATGCGCTAGCAAGTGAAAATCTACAAAATAATGATGAAAGAAATACTACATTTTCTTTAAATTTAACCAGAGATGCCCGCGCATTTGTTTTCTATCAGCTATTCTTAGATATCATCAGAAATTTTTACTTTGACATTGATATAAGAGATATCACTTACAAAGAATTTAGAATTAGATACAAACCTGAGCAGTATAAATCAATAAAATTTGCATTAGAGAACTTTAGTAAAGGCACTGAAGAATTCAATAATGCAGTTAATTCTTATGTTTTTTCTGATTCAAATAATGAAAGTTATCAAGAAGATGCAAGATTATTTTATTCTAAGTACCTTGCAGCAATAACAAGAAAGATAAACGATCAAGAGCAAAATTGCCTTGATATTGTCAACTTATTTATAAATCATTCTGCGCAGTTTTCACAAGCAACAACGATATTGAAATCAAGCATCGATAGCATTAAGAGAATACTTGCAGATAATGCAATGCTTGACAAAGAAAGCGTGCTGAATGCAATTCAAACTGAGCAGGCAAGTTTAAAAAAGAATATTGTCAATAGATACTCAAATGTGCTTCGTGGCGCAACTTATCTCCCGTCAGCAATTGATCACAATTACAATCAAGCATTAAACACGAAGACAGTTGTGTCAACATTGCCTGTCTTAAATGATCCAATTGATGAATCTTTGACAAGAAAATTTTTGATTGCTGTAGGAATGCCATCAGGTCTACTAGAAAGTTTGAGATATCAAAATTCAATTTCAACATCTGAGCATTTGTATAGCATTGATCTTGTTTTTAAGAATCTACAGATCGATCAATCTACAGAAAGATTTTTTAGTAGATCTAATCTTGACAATTATTACGTTACTAAATCTTATACTTTTTCATCTCGTATTTTTGTCAATGAGGGATACCAGCTTGCTGATGGTGCTGATGTAAAAGCAAATCAATTATCTAATTATGAGCAAATTTATGCTGCAACAAAATACAAGGTTATTGACGATGATGGTCTCTATAGAGATGCAACACCTGATGATCTTGCTTTCATCTTGGGCGGTAGAACTGTTTTAGATAATCATCTTACAAGTCACTATTCAAAACTTTTATTAAAAACTACAACAGGCATAACACTTGATGAGGAGGCATTTGATTTAGTGCCTCAAACTAGACAATATCCAGATACAGCTCAAGAAGCAAATTATACGACAATTGTTGATAGAATTTCTATTAATTACCCTGATACAGCAGAGGGTAATCTTAATAAAGAACGTGCTCTGCGTGATCTATCGAGGGCAATCGTCCTCGCACCCCAGCAACATAAAACATCAATGATGATCTCTAAAACATTTGAAAGAATACACGTCATTCCAATTGATATTAGTAGCGTATTAGAAGAGTTGCAAATTTCAAATAGCGATATATGTTTTATTGATGTTGTAGCAAAAATACGCCTTGAAGATAATCAACCACCAATTAGCTTCAACCAATCACCTACACGTCGCAGTTATTCACAAGCTTCTAATGATGTCTTTACGACAATTGGTCAAACTGACGCTAGATCACAAAGCGCAAGTAGTGTTGGTTTAAACGCATTTGTTGAAACTAGTAAAAAATTTAGCGGCATGTTAGGAGGCAGATAAAATGACAGAAACTTACTTTTCAAAGCCAAGTCTCCTCGTTGACTTGCCAGAAGTTAGAGAATTAAAATCTGAATTTGTGTATAATTTTTTCTCTGCTGATGAGAGAGTAAATGAATCATCAAATTCTTATGATTCTAATAGTGTTTACGGGAGAGTTGGATTTACATCAACGAACATAGATTTAACAACAGCGACATACACAGAAAATGTTGCTACGTCAAATATTACTGATCAAGATCTTAGAGCCTTCTACGGAAGGAAGGCCATCTATCCAAGATTTGTTAAAATAACATTTAAGAACCCTGAAGCAAATATTGACAATAGCTTAAGAGTTAAAACAACAGACATAAAAAATATTGCTAGAGAGGCAGCACTAAATGTCTTTGGTAGAACAGGCGTCAGCGTTATAGACACTTCACTTGACCAGACTGTCTACAATATTTTATCAGGTTCGGTGTTAGATTCAACAAATGAAGAAAATACCAGCGTATCAATAAGAATTCTCAATGCAATACAGAACGGTCTGCAGCCTGATGGATATCGATATGCCACAACAGACACACGTCAGAGTCAGATAAATCATATTGAAGAAGCACTACAGGGTCTTGATTATGGTTTTTCATATTATTCTAGCATTGCAGGCACAATAACCGCAGCAAGTCTAAATTCATCAAAAAATATCTACACTGATGAAATTTCAAGTACTCAAGATTCATTAAAAAGAATTGAAGAGCAAGCAATTGCTGCAAGTAATCCATATATTTTAAGAACATCTGATTATGAGGCAGAATTTAATTTTGCCAACATCGATGTCAATATACCTTCTTCTTCTAGATTGCCTGTAATAAAGAATTATTTAATAGGTTATATTCTTCAAAAATTTTCTACTAATGCTGATGGAACAACAAAAATCTTCAGTGAAAAGGTTGTCTTAAATCCCAAGATCACATCATTACTTGATCCAGATATAGCTTATGGAAGAAAATACAAGTATAGAGTAATTGCTCTTTACGCATGCTTATTTCAAATGAGTCAGCGTGTAGTTAACGGTCGAGGTCTAGAAGAAGATAGAACTGTAACAAAATATGTCCTTTTCTCGTCAAGAGGAATGGAAACATCTACTATCTGTGAAGAATACATCGCGCCGCCGCCACCTGTTGATCTAAGATTTAGATATCGTGCTGATAATACCGGTTTAAACATAACATGGAATTTTCCAGTGAACCCACAGCGTGATATCAAAAAATTTCAAGTTTTTAGAAGAAAAACAATATCTGAGCCATTCCAGCTCATTCGTGTATACGACTTTGATGACTCAGCATCTAAGTCGCTAGATCCAGAAAATGTTCCCGAGAGCCTTATTAGCCGAAATCTTTTACCAGTAACAATTCATCATGATCTAGCATTTACAAAAAATAGTAAGTTTATCTATGCCGTGTGCGCAATAGATGCACACGGGTATACGTCAAACTATTCTGTTCAACTTGAAGCAAGCTATGACAGATATAGAAATAGAATAAATACACGTGTGATATCAAGATCAGATGCACCTAAACCGTATCCTAATATCTTTCTTAATCAAGATACCTTTGTTGACACAATGAAAATGTCTGGATACACAAGAGTCAATATTTATTTCGATCCCGAATATGTCAAGATAGCAGATCAAAGCGGTGTTGACCAAAATCATATTGTTTTTAATAACAATAGAGGAGATGACAATTCATATAAGCTTATGATAGTCAATACTGATTTTCAACAGAGTCAAACTCTTGATATTAAAATCAATGATAGTTATGTTCAACCACCGGTTATTACGCCATCCACGGCTCGTGTTTTTAGTCCCACATAAGATTTAACTTGTAACTTCACGCAAAGAATATTTAGAAACAGGTGTACAAATGGGTTTTCTTAATCAAACAACAAATAACATAATTGTCGATGCAGTCTTGACAGACTTGGGTCGTCAATTTCTTGCAAGAAACGATGGCAGCTTTAATATTGTCAAATTTGCGCTAGCAGATAATGAAGTAGATTACACAATCATTCAACAATACGGGCGTCTTGTTGGTAAAGATAAGATTGAGAAAAATACTCCCGTATTTGAGGCATCGACAAATGCTAATATTGCTCTCAAATATAAGCTTGTAAGCATCTCAAATCCTGCACTGACTATTTTACCATCACTTACACTTGATTATGGTTCAGCAGTGGTAAGTTCGAATGTTATGTCTATATCAAGATTGACACAAAACCCAAGCGCAACTATCACAGTTAAGCAAGCAATTACACAAGGTAATTTTGTTTCACCTGAGCTGATTGATAATGCATTCGAAGTGCGTGTTAATGATCTATTTTTGGGTCTACAAAACCTAGTCCCAGATTCAGTTGATGCAAGTAATAACGCAACATACCTTATCGATCGATCATCTGCGCTCTCAAGTGCAAGTGAATCATCTGGACAGTTCACATTGCGCCTTAAGACATTTTCACAAACACTCTTTGATGCATACAAGTCAAGCGGCCTAAACGTCATAAGAACCTATGTTAGGATCACAGGCATTAATTCGGGCGCTGTCAAAGAATTTGAAATAAGGATTAGCTAGGATAAAAAATGCCCACATTTAAAGAAATAACAGCTGCTGATATTAAAACTAGCAGGTCAGCACTCAATCAGTTGGTCGATGTCATTCAAAATGACATCTCTGGTTCTAGCACAAGAAAGACTTATCAAGTCTTCGTTACGGGCGGGATCGGTCCAGGCGTCACATCATCACTTTTCCAGACAGTATTTGATCAAGATTACACACTCCAGACATCAAATGAAGTTCTAGACCTGACAGTGGGACTTTTCTCTGGAAGCGCCACAGTCGCCGCAGCAGTCACTGACATAGATTCAGCTGGAAAATTACTATTCCCATCACAGTCTCTTATGATGAGAGAGAAGATTAACATATATCGCCAATATGCACAAACACTTTTAGGTGATGCTGATTCTCAATTTTCTGCACCTTTTAGTGATCCAGGAACATCAGACTATATTGATGAGGCAATTTTTATTAACTTTAAACGTTTGTTTGCTCGTGACAAGATTAAGCCACAAACATTTGCAATGAATTTTTACACAGCAAGCCTTGAATCAAACACGGCAGGCCCTAACTATACAAATGTTGATAAAACGTCAACACTTGCATCAGCAATTTTCACTGATGCAGGCAAGGGAACACAGTTTGGATTCGGTGGTCAAGTTGGTGATTTAGCTTTATCAACAGACTCAAATACAATTGTTGGCAATATCTTTTATGATCAAGGAATTCTTGTTCTTGATGCGAAGAAAGCTATGTCAGGATCACAGCACGTTTCTGGCACTATAGACGCAATATCATCTACAGGCACAGCAGTTATTGGTAGCGCAGCTGGAAATCCAAATGCTAAATTTATTCCCGATTTCTTCGTTTCCAGTTCAATCGATGACATTGTTGATCACTTGGCATCTTGTAGATTCCAGAGTGGTTCTCTTACAGCAATGACTTTCCAGAATGTCACAAATATCAATTCAACACTTGTTTTCTGTCGTGCGACAGCAGACGAATTCAACTACTCAGCAAATCCAACATTCACTGATGCTGATGGGAACATTATTGTGATTGATGATCCAACAACAGATCGAACATTTAGTTACATCACAACAGTTGGTCTTTATGATGCAAATGATAATTTGCTTGCAGTCGCAAAGATGAGCAGGCCAATTGAGAAAAATGATGAAAAGGATTTGACATTTAGAGTTCGACTCGATTTCTAATATGTGGGAGAACGATGTCATTCATCAAGCTACAGCCTGAGAACTTTGACACGTTCTCTCTTACTTTGCGCCCGAGAGCTGAATTTGTATCTTCATCATCTGGAGTAACAGGTTCAGTCCGTCTAATCGAGCGTCCAAGCACTTATCTTAAAGAAGAAATTGCGATAGGTGAAAGAGGGACGTCAACATTTTATGAGACACCCGGTGTGCCAGGTTTTATTGAATTCATTCGTTCAAAAATGAATACAGACAGCGTTAAGCGTGATGATTACACGCGTTTTTATCTTAACGCTGTTAATTCGCTGGCAGAAAACCAGAAAAATAATTTAGTAATACCAGCACAGCGCATCACACAATCAATTGATTTCGACACAAACTCATTCATAAAATCAACTGTTAAAAACATTTTAATACCACAGTATCGATCTTCATATACTGACAGTGACTTTTCTTACAAGAATTATCATACAATTAATTTTTTTACATCATCAATGGTGTCTAACGATGCCGCAATCATGTATCCAAATATTGATGATGTTTACACATTAACTGATAAATTTTCTATTGATTTGTACTTAAATCCAAGATATTTGGCAGATGCAAATGCGCATTTTAACGCGGGCGCAATTTTGCATATGTCATCATCAATATGCTTGTCTTTGTTGACAGGATCACATAAAAATGAAAATGATCAAGTAGATAGATTTCGTCTTGCTGTCGCGTTTGGCCATAGCGCAAATGTGCCACCGTCAAGCATAGACGTAAATGCTGTTAATGGCACACGCTCATTTCCGCAAGATCTAATCTATGTTAGTGACGACAACATGTTGAAACACAACCACTGGCACCATGTCACTGTAAGATGGGGGTCAACGGTCAACAATCGCACAGGAAGCATTCAAGTTGACAACATAACGTCATCTTTTTATTACCCGAGCTCATCAATAATTGACTTGTCTTATCCTAAAGTCTTATTTTTAGGAAATCAATACGTGGGTGCAGATGACACACAAAAGTTCTTTAATGCATCGGCGGCTTCAGATTTCGGTTTAGAGCAGATGAATCCGGGTGCTGTTGATCCTACAGGATTTACTTTTAGTAGCCCGCTTAATGCAGAAATACATGATGTTAAGTTGTATAAACGATACATCACTACACAAGAAGCATTTCAAAATGCAATTCAAGCACCTAAAAAAGATGTTATTGGGCTTGCATTTTATGTTCCACCATTTTTTACTAATAGCACAATTGATAACCAGTTCACTTTTCAGACACCTACAAGTTTACATAAAGTTATTCCAAGAGTTCCATTTAATACTAACCTTGCAACGCAAGCACAAGTTTTTTATCCACACCTACAAAACTTTTTAGTTGACTTAAAAAATCCTGATATAGGACGCCCACGCCTATACGGCTTTGAACCTACAGTTGATACAGCAAAAGTTGACACATATGCATCAGAGCACATGTTTAGAAGCAGCTCGTATGCAAAGCGTGTCTACACAATTTTGCCCAACGATAATGGTCTTTTTTCTCCTAACTTTGAGTTCATATTGACTGCATCATCAGGTCTCGGTGTGATGTACCAACCCTATAAGACGCGGTTGGGTGAGGATATAACTTCAATTAGCTTAGAAGAAATGGATCACACAACAGCACCAGGCTCATTAGGTGAAGCGACAGTCAATAGCATAGGTAGATCATATTTTATGTCACCAACGAACTATCTCTTTGGTGGCACACCTGAAGAATATTTGGCATTAACGCAGGGAAATCTAACTACACTTCTATCATTTTCAGGTTCATCAGGATCTTTTGCAGATAGAACAAGTAATTTATCTACAATCTATCAGATTAGTAATCTTTATTATGGTAATCAGATATTTCCAGAATCTTTTACAATTTCATCAACAGAATTGACAGGATCTGGTGGAAAGATAAACATTACCTTGAAGGACAACGGACAAGGTGGACTTTACCGAGCCGACGCTGTTACACCAGCGCCTCGATGGGCAACCGTAGGCAATCTCTTTTACGATGAGGGTCTTGCAATCATCAAGTCACCGCATCTCTATTACTTTGGTAAGGATAATTTTTCTGTCTCGTTTAATGGACACCAAAACATCCACACATATACCATAGATGCTATCTGTCCAGCTGGAGAGATCAATTCGTCATCTAATCCGAGTTACCTATCATTCCCACCAACAAATGAACAGAATGAAACGGCAGATAACTTCGTGTACATCACGGGAATTAATATTCACGATGACAATTTCAATGTTATTATGAGAGCAAACCTGGCACAACCTGTGCTCAAGAGGCCCGATGAAGAATTTCTCTTTCGTCTCCGCTACGATATGTGACACTATACTTGGGCTTGATATCTCAACATCTTGCACGGGATACGCATTAGTGACAGCAGATCAAGGCACATTTATTGAGATTGGATATTTTAAGCTCGATAAGTTTGATGATTTTTTCGACAAATGCGACGTATTTAGAAGCGCGCTGGCTGATGTCCAAAAGCGCCATCCTGGTATCAAGAAGATTTGCATTGAAGAAAACTTGCAAGCATTCCGACCAGGATTGTCGTCTGCAAAAACAATCAACACACTTGCAAGATTTAATGGTGCTGCGTCTTTGATCTCTTACGAAGTCTGCAAGACAAAACCCACATTTCTGAATGCAACATCAGCACGCTCGAAGTTAGGCATCAAGCTTGATCGAAAATCAGATGTGACGACAAAGCAGCAAATTTTCGAATTTGTCAGACCTCAAGTTGATATTGAGTGGCCATCAACAAAGACAGGTAAACTCAACACGGCATGCTATGACATGGCAGATGCTTATGTTCTTGCTAGGGCAGGTTGGTTGAACAAGTAGAAGACGCATCTTACTATTAAGATATGTCAACTGTCACATCAACCGACAAGATTCGGTTCTTACGCGGAATTTTTCGTGACATCCAGGTATCACGTGACGGAAATGACGCTGCGGTACCATGCCCAAATTGCAAGACACAAGATAAAAAGAAACTGTCAGTCAATATTGACACGTGGAAATATCATTGTTGGGTTTGCGGAATAAAAGGTAATAATCTTAGATCCGTATTTAAGCAATATTACTCACCCGAAGTTCTTGCATCGTTTAGAGCTCAATTCGGCGGTAATGATGACGACGCATTAGAGGTAGAAAAACCTGTTGAAGTTGTTACTCTACCCAGCGGAATTTGTCCAGTACCGCTCGTCAAGACTTCAAGAGATCCAAACCAGCGGGCTTGTTACACTTACCTCACAAAAAGAGGTATTACTGAGCGTGACATGTGGTACTGGAAGATGTGCACTAGTAAAGAGGGAAGATTTGATCGTCGCGTAATCATACCATCGTTTGACTCAACAGGTGATCTCAATTACTATGTGTCGAGATCAATTGATGATGATACACGTCCTCGTTACGTTAATTCAAAAGCCAATAAGACAGAAATCATTTTCAATGACTTGATGGTTGACTGGACACAACCCGTTGTTCTTGTTGAAGGTGTGTTTGATGCAGTCAGAATAGGGCAAAATGCAATTCCTATTCTTGGGTCCTATCTTCCACAATCAGCAGCACTATTTAGTAAAATAGTTGCTCATGAGCTGCAAGTGACTCTTGCACTTGATCCTGACGCAATTGACAAGTCGCACAAGATTGCGCAAGATTTTTTCTCATTTGGCATTGATGTTAGACAAGCAGATATTAGCGGATACAAAGATATTGGTGAAATGCCGCGAGAAGTTGCACGTCAAAGAATTGCAGAAGCAAAACCTTGGTTAAAAAAGACAGGAATGCTTCACAAGATAAGCAAAATCTCTAGCGGATCGATCTTGTAGCTGATATTTAATTACATGTCTAATAGAAATAATCTTCGCAGAATGATTTTAAGAGAGATGATGGATGTCATTAATGACGATGCTCTCTTTACACAGAGAAGCCATGTTGATGACACACCTGTCGGATCTGCCTCGGACGACGAAAGTGTTGACGAGTCAGATGTCTGTGGTTGCGGTTGCGGAGGCGCGCCAGGTGGCTGCGGTAAGGGAAAGTCTGGAACCGTAACAGCAACTGTCTTGTTCAAACGCGGTCTATATGAAATCATCGAAGATGCAATCAGCGTTTATGATCAATATGACGACGCAGATGAAATTAGCGACGAAATGGTCGCCGAGATCGAGCACTTTAATAAAGCACTCAAGGCGTTTCGACAATAATATAAAAAGCACATTACCTGTCTAAGATAAGAACATATGAAAGCGTTCCATATCTCAGACATTCACTTTAGGGGCCTAACTCGTCACGACGAGTATAGGAAGTGCTTCAATAGACTGTTTGATATTGCACGAAAGGAAAAGCCTGACGTCTTTTTCATTGGTGGAGATATCGTTCACTCGAAAACACAGGGAATTACTCCTGAGTTGATCGATATTTTAACGTGGTGCTTTGAGACCATGTCAGAAATTGCTCCTGTTCATATGATCCTGGGCAATCATGACGGTTTGATGCACAACAAGAGTCGCCAAGACGCTATCTCACCAATCATTAATGCGATCGGTAATGATCGTATTAAGCTCTACAAGAAGTCAGGAGTTTATCCTGTAGGCATTCCAGGAATTAACTGGTGTGTCTTTTCGTGCTTTGATGAAGATGGCTGGGATGAAGTCAAGCCTGTTCCTGGTGACATTAATATTGCTTGCTTTCACGGATCAGTTCGTGGTTCATCAACTGATTCAGACTGGAAAGTTGACGGAGAAGTAACAGCAGATTTCTTCGATGGATTTGACTACGTCTTCTTGGGTGATATTCACAAGCGTCAAAATGTAACAGGTGATGGCGTCATTGCGTATCCTGGATCATTTATCCAGCAGGATTACGGTGAAGATGTCATCAAGGGATGTCTTCTTTGGGACATCAAGACCAAAACTTCATATGATAGCAAATTCATTCATATTGTCAATGATTCACCATTTGTAACAATTGGTTATCGTGGTAATGTTGATGAAACATTTACTATGATTGATGATATGCCGTCTGGTGCACGTGTTAGGATCGCGTCAGATGTACCAGTTCCACCGACTACACTGCATTTGATCGAAACTCGTCTACAAACCACCAAGACGCCGAAAGAAATCGTCTACAAAATCACTGAGTTTAATGGTGGTAGAAATATTGCAGGAGACAATGCGTCCACAGCAACTGATCTTCGTCAACCAAAAGTTATAAAAGATCTCATTCGTGATTATTACGCAGACGCTGCTCTCCCAGCAGATAAGCTTACACGAATTGATGAAATCGTAGACAGATATATGAAGTCGCTAGATATAAGCAGTGACGAAGATCGAAATTACAATTGGTCACTAGACAAGCTGACTTTCAAAAATACATTTGCATTCCGAAATGACAATGTCATCGATTTTTCCAAGTCGTCAGGAATTACAGGTATCTTTGGAAAAAATCGAGCAGGCAAGTCATCCATTATTGGCAGCCTTGTTTACTGCTTGTTTAACACATCAGATCGTGGGTCACTCAAGAATCTACACATTATCAATGATAAGGAGAATTCTTGCGAGGCAGAGGCCGATATTACAGTAAAGGGCGACAAGTATAAGATTACTCGTCGTACCAAGAAGACGTCAAACAAGAAGGGTGACATCAATGTCAATACATCACTAAGCATTAGCAAGCTTGACACAGACTTGCAACTCAGTGATGTTTCAGATGAACAGCGACGTGAGACAGAAAAAGTTCTGCGACAGCTTATCGGCACAGCAGATGATTTTTTCATGACATCTCTTGCTGCACAGGGCAATCTCAATAAGTTTTTTGATGAGAAGTCGACAGCACGTAAGCAGATTATTGGAAAGTTTCTTAATCTTGATATTTTTGACGCGCTGTATGAACGATCACGTGAAGATCTTGTTCCGTTACGTTCTTCTTTCAAGGGGCGCAGAGATAAGCAGCAGATTGATGCCAAGATTGAAGATGCAACCCGTTCGCTTCACGATGAGAAAAAAAGATTTGAAGAGTTGTCTACAGAATATGACAGCCTAACAAAGAAAATTACGGGTCTACGTGAAATCATTAGCGGAGATGCTTCTGGAGAAGCAGCACTTAAGCTTCGTGATCTCGAAAAAAAGGAAGTCGCAATTGAAAGCAAGCTAACTGAGGCTAGCACAGCTCATTCTTTGGCATGTGTATCACGTGATAAACACCAGGCCCGTCTTGATAAATTTAAGAAAGTTCGTGATGCATTCTCTATCGACGAGCTTCGACAGACACTTAATCAACAGCGTGATCTTGAAACTCGACTTGAGTCTGCAAATCGAGAACTCCAACAGCACATCAAAGCATTTTCTAGACTTAATGAAGATGTAGGTATCCTATCAACTGTTCCTTGCGGAGACGAGTATCCAACTTGCCCATTCATCAAAAAAGCATTTGAAAGCAAGTCAAAAGTTGCACAGGAAAAAGAAGAAATTGAGCAGCAAAAGTTGCTGATAAGCAATATGCTAGATACACTTGCAAACTATGTTTCTCAAGATGTAGCAGGGAAGATCAGCAAATATGAGCAAATGCTCAATGAGGAGCGCAGCCTCCAGATCGAAGTTAGTAAGCTTGATTTGAAGATTGAGCACAACGAGAAAATAATCACAGAACAAAGTCATAATAAACAAGAAGTTGGAAGAGAAATTGATAGACTTCGTGCCGTTGTCAGTGATTCAACAGCACTTTGTGGTGTCTATGACACAATCAAAGAAGTCGAGGCTAAGATCGAGAAAGTTCGCAAAGATCAGCTCACAAATGCTAAGAATATTGGCTCATTTGAGTCGTCTATCGAATCTCTTGCAGCAGAAAAAGAGACACTTGAAAAAGATCTTGTTGATCTTGAGATTTATGAGCTTTTCAATGTTTCCATGTCAAAGAAGGGTCTACCATCTCGTCTAATTTCTAAACTTCTTCCACTTGTTAACGCAGAAATCCAGAATATTCTTCTAGGCGTTTGTAATTTCACAGTTGAGCTGGAAGTTGATGATGAGTCTAATTCACTTGAAGTTTACATTAACTACGGTGATAAACGACGGATAATTGAGCTAGGATCTGGCATGGAGAAGATGATCTCAGCAATTGCAACTCGCGTCGCGCTCATCAACATGTCTTCACTTCCAAAGTCAAATGTGCTTATTATTGATGAAGGCTTTGGCGCGCTTGATGACGCAAATCTTGAAGCATGCACTAGACTCTTGAAGTCTCTGAAGAAATACTTTGGTCAGATCATGATTATCTCACATGTTGATGCAATCAAAGATGCCGTTGACAATTTTGTTGAGATTAATTGGATCGATGGCGGTGCAAATGTTAGATACGAATAAAGGTACACCCTTGTTTTGTCAAATCTGTGAAACAGTTATGACAGGAATACGCGATGCTGAATATCATCGTCTTCACGGCTGTTGTGAAGAGTGCGGTATTAATTGGGCAGAGCGTAGACGCAAAGAGTGGAGCGCTGGCTGGCGTCCCAGTAGTGAAGAAGTGTCTGATTCTATAAAGGATCGAAGAAGACGTATATTTATTGAAATAGATAGACTAAGAGGATCATAGTATGCTTTCAATGCAACAAATCAATACACTGGGTCAGCTGATTGATACAACTTTTGGAAAAAGTTCAACTACAGCATCACCAACCATGTCAATCAAGATGTCTTTACAAGGCAATGCATTGATTGTCAAGTACACAACAATCGTTCATTATGCATCAGAACATTCTATGCGTGAGCAGAGCAAAGAGCATGAACGTGCTGCAAATCAACTAACTAAGAAGTCTGTTGATGAAGTTGAAAAAGAATTCAAGAAAATTGAAGGCAAAAGCCTAAAGCTTACAAAGAAAGGTTCTGATAGCGGAATTGAGCTAATCAGCATGTCACCTTATAATCCACGTAAAGTTGCTTATTTTAGACTGAACACAACATTTGAAATCGATGTATGAACACAAGCAACAAGTCAAGACAAGTATCTGAAATAATACGATGTGGCAAAGATCCCACGTATTTTTTCAACAATTATGTTAAGATACAGCATCCTACTAAGGGAACAATTCCATTTAAGACTTTTCCCTTCCAAGATAACTGTGTTCAAGATTTTATCGAAAATCGTTTCACAGTTATAGTCAAGAGTCGTCAGCTTGGTTTGTCGACTCTAGTTGCTGCATACTCAGTTTGGCTTGCTCTTTTCCAAAAAGATAAAAATATTCTGATTATTGCAACAAAATTGGGTGTTGCACAGAACTTTATTAAAAAAGTCAAGACGATGGTGAGTAATCTCCCGTCGTGGATGGTCCTACCACAAATTACTCTAAACAATCGTCAAATGATTGAATTTAGTCATGGATCATCTATTAAAGCCGTACCAACATCAGAAGATGCAGGACGTTCTGAATCTCTTTCGTTGCTTATCATCGACGAGGCAGCATTCGTTAGAAACTTTGATGAGCTCTGGACAGGTCTTTACCCGACAATTTCAACCGGTGGTCGCGCTATTGTTCTTTCAACGCCTAACGGTGTTGGTGGTCAATACTATAAGCTCTTCACAGAAGCAGAAGCTGGCTTAAATGAATTCAAGTCAATTCGTTTAAATTGGGATGTCCACCCAGAACGTGATCAATCGTGGTTTGAAAAAGAAACACGAAATTTGTCTGCTAAAGAAATTGCACAAGAATACTTGTGTGACTTCGCCGCATCAGGTGAGACATTTCTTAATGATGATGACATCAAGTGGATCAGTAAGATCATACGCCCACCCGCTGACCGTGGTGGTCCTGATCGCAATGTGTGGATCTGGAAGCAACCGCTAACAGAGCACAAGTATATTATTTCAGCAGACGTAGCTCGCGGTGATGGTAAAGATTATTCATCTTTTCACGTAATTGATACATCTGAGGGTGAAGTTGTTGCCGAATATAAGGGAAAAATTGCACCTGACAAGTTCGGAGAACTACTAAATGAATACGGCTTGCTGTACAACAAAGCACTGATGTGTCCAGAGAATAACTCATTTGGGTTTGCGACTATTGTCAAGCTTAAAGATTTGGGTTATCCAAAGATGTACTACAACAAAAACAAGTCTGTGTATATCGGTGATTATGTTCCTCCTGCTGAGACAGAACTTGCGGGTTTTACGACAAGCGGCAAATCACGCAATCAAATTCTTACAAAGCTTGAAGAAGTTATTCGTAATAAACAAATAATGATTTATTCTTCTCGATTCTACGAAGAGCTTAAGACGTTTGTTTGGAATGAAAATAAAGCACAAGCAATGAAAGGAGAGAATGACGACTTGATCATGTCGCTTGCAATCGGAACTTGGCTTTATGACGCGTCAAGCGATTATGGAAAAGATGGTGATAAGCTAAATCAAGCAATGATAGCAGCAATGGGTTTTAAGAATAAACAGTTTAATGGTGCCTCAAATGATGTAGTATCAAACAAGCACCAGCAAGAAGCAAATCGCGACAGAGTGTTGCGAGGATATTCAAGGCCAATGGGATTGCCACCAGAATTTATGTGGCTAATAAAAAATTAGGAGCTTAGATGGCCAAAAATGAAAATCTCTTCTCACGATTAACCACACTATTTAGAAGTGGTCCAGTCATAAAGAGAAGAGTCAGAGACTATAAAACATCAGAAAAGACAACCTCGGCTTTTGAGCAATTTAGAAAGGCACAGAGCTATGTGTATAGTTCGGCAATGTCTGCATATGGCTCTTACGATAGAATGGCACGCTATTCAGACTTTCAAGAGATGGAATACACTCCTGAAATTGCATCAGCACTTGACATTTACTCTGAAGAGACAATTTCTCCAGATGAGAAGGGAAATGTACTTCACATCTATTCTGAAAATCCTACAATTCACAAGCTTTTGAATGAGTTGTTTTATGACACCTTGAACGTCAATTTTAATTTGACTTCTTGGTCAAGGAACATGTGCAAATACGGTGACTTCTTCCTGTTCAACGATGTGTCACCCGATCTGGGTGTTGTCAACGTGTACCCCATTCCTGTTAATGAAATTGAACGTGAAGAGGGATACGACAAAGATGATCCCATGGCAGTTCGATTTCGCTGGGTAACACAGGGCAATCAAGTTTTAGAGAACTGGCAAGTTTCACATTTTAGAATTCTCGGCAACGATGCATTTCTTCCATACGGATCATCTGTGTTAGAAGCTGCTCGTCGTATTTGGCGCCAACTAATTCTTGTAGAAGATGCAATGTTGGTTTATCGTGTTGTTCGTGCACCAGATCGTCGTGTTTTTTACATCGATGTTGGAAACGTTCCGCCTGAAGATATTGCCAACTACATGGAACAGGCACAAGCGCAACTTAAAAAGAGTCAAGTCGTCGATAAGCAGACAGGACGCGTCGACTTAAGATACAATCCGCTCTCGGTCGATGAAGACTATTTCATTCCTGTTAGAGGCGGTCAATCAGGGACAAAAATTGATCCTCTTGCAGGCGGTGCAAATGCCGCTGCAATCGAGGACGTCCAGTACATCCAGAAGAAATTATTTGCTGCTTTAAAGATCCCTAAAGCCTATCTTGGCTACGACGAAGGACTCGGAGCCAAAGCAACTCTTTCTCAAGAAGACATTCGTTTTTCAAGAACAATTGCAAGAATTCAGAGAACAATCGTTTCTGAGTTGAACAAGATTGCAATCATTCATCTTCATTCTAACGGTTTTGACGGACCAGATCTTCTTGACTTTGATCTAAAGCTTACAAATCCTTCAACTATTGCAATGCAGCAAAAGCTTGAACTCTATAATACGAAGTTCCAGATTGCAGCATCTGCAGTTGGTGTTGCAGGATTGGTAGACAAGCGATGGATTAGAAAGAAAGTGTTCCAGATGGCTGACGAAGAGATTGATTCAATTGAGAAAGGCCTTATCAAAGACAAAGAAATGGAACTCCAGGTTGAGGCAGTCAAACTTCCCGAAGACAAATCAACAATGCCCGATATGTCTGTTGCCGGTGCATCAATTCCAACAAGCCCATTCGCATCGCCGCCGTCGTTGGGTGGTGAATCACCCACGCCTGAAGCACCAGCGCCAGGAGCAGCAGGCGGAGAAACATCACCTGGTCCAGAGACGGCATCAGATAATCGAAATAAAATGAGGCTAGATCTTTTGGGAGAACCTGATTTTGATTTCTCGCGCCTGTCTATCAATGATGAGAATGCACCAATCAAAGCACAAAGCACAGTTGATGCTATTGGACGTAAGCTTCTAGGCGAGCGTCTTGAAGGAAAAACAAAAGCAGATCGTGACAGATACAATGCAAAGCGTAGAAGGCGCGGTCACCTACATGGAATGTCTGATCATTCTTCTATGGTGACACATGATAAAAAGGATCCCACAGATTCAGTAATGAATCCATTCGGTGCAAAAAAAGATCTCATCAATCCATTTAAAGATGTGCTTAAAGAAATTGAAGATGATGATGATTTCAGCGAAGACGGCGATTACATATTCACAGACACAAGAATGTCTGAAGTTAACAGCGTCATAGGTGCTTTGCGTCGTAGAAAGATAGTTAACAATCAGATCTCTGCGTCAAATACGACAGAGGAGGACTAATGAATATCCAGCATAATAAGAAAAGAAACGTTGGCATTATTTATGAGCTACTGCTACGAGCAGTATCAGCAGCAATTGTTGAGGGCGACAAAGATCGCGCGCAACTTGCGCTGGATATCATAGAGAAGTACTATGACAAGAAAACAGAACTTTATAAAGAATATCGTCTTTTTAATGCTCTGATCAAGTCAACTGTTAGTGATACGCCTGTTGCTGCTGCTGTTCTATCAGAAGCAAAATCAGCAGCTCGCAGATCAGATCACAAAAAACTTGATTATGAAAAATCAATGCTAATCAGAGCAATTAATCATAATCTTCAAGACACAGATTTCTATCAAAGAAGAGTACCTGATTATCGTCTTTATGCAACAGTTCAAAATTTAATAAATGAATGGGCTGCAGGTGACACGTCAGATTTGACAAAGATGGTAATGCTTGAGGGACAAGTTGTCCAATGGCTGCTCAAAGAAAAAAGTGAAGAGAACACTGATTTAGATACACCCGCACCTGAAGTTGATGGTCTTGTTGTCAAGATTATGAATGAAAAGTTTAATGAGAAGTATTCAGGTAAACTAAATCATGATCAAACAAAACTTATTCAAGAATACATCTTTAGCATAGAGAGCGGTGAAGAGAAGAGCTTTGTAAGTCGTCTTAACAGTTTGCGTGAAACTGCACTTAATCAGCTAAATGCACTTAAGAGTACAACAGACAATTCTACGCTCCAAGATAGAATTCCTAAAGTTGAGAAAGCTCTGCGATCTCTTGTTTTTGAATCGCTAAATGATGAAGTAATTTCTCGATTTATGACAATTTCTCAATTAATCACAGAGCTAAGTGAGGAGGATGACAATGTCTAGCGATAATATGGTTCTTTTAAAAGAGTGGTTGCCTCTCCGCTACTCACCTGATATTGTTCGTGAGTCAAAGCTTACCAATGGTGGCAGAGTTATGCTTCGAGGTGTGATCCAAAGAGCAGACACACTTAACCAGAATGGTAGAATTTATCCACGCGCAATCCTTGAAAGAGAGATTGATAATTACCAGAAGTTTATTCGTGAAAATAGAGCGCTAGGCGAATGTGATCACCCAGACACATCAGTCGTTGAATTAAAGAATGTCTCGCACATTGTTAGAGAAGCAAAGATGGATGGCGACACAGTGACGGGTGTTGTCGAGCTTTTAGATACACCTAGCGGTAAAATCCTACAAAGTCTAGTTGAGGCAGGAATTACGCTCGGTATATCATCACGAGGCGTAGGTTCGACAAGAAAGCAAGGTGATGCTGTCATTGTGCAAGATGACTTCCAGCTAATCTGTTTTGATATTGTATCAGAGCCAAGTACACCTGGTGCTTTCATGATGAATGAGAGTCGTGTAATTTCTGGCAGAGAACTCAAGAAGACATTTACAAAGTCTGATCGTGTTAATAGGATCTTTACAGACATACTAGCATGGAAGTGATATGAAGTTATCAAAAGATGATCTAAAAGAAATTGTTAAAGAATGTCTTGTAGAGCTCCTAAGTGAGGGTCTAGCAGGTAATAAAAGTTTATCTGAGTCTAGAGCTACAAGAAATCTTCCCGCACAGCAGACGCGTCAAGTAATGTCACCGCTATCGGGTAGATCGACATCTGCTGGTGCACAACAACAAAGAACGTCAATGTATGATAAAATGTCTTTCATGCCCCAGAAAGAGCAAGTTCAAAAAGTTGCGTCACAGAAAAAGATTAACCCATTAAGCATGGTTAAGGATCTGACATCAGATCCTATATTGGCAGGAGTTCTTGCAGAAACAGCATCATCTGGCCAGTACCTTAACATGGGTGAGAGAGAAAGGCCCACACATGATGATCAAGTTATGTCAGGAGGAGATGCAGCAGCACGTATGATGCTTCAAGCAGATCCTACTGATATGTTTGGCGAAAGTGCAAACAAGTGGTCAACACTAGCTTTTGCCGACCCCATCAGAAAATAGCAAAAATGCAAAGTTAGTGATAATTAGCTAATGTTCCCCTATAGGAGTTTATTATGAAGAAGCTTACACCCGAGTTGCTTAGAAGAATCGTCCTCGAAGAGAAGAAGAAGGTCGAGGCAAAGCACGCAAAAGAGAACGCAAAGGCCAAGAAAGATCTCCACCTCGAGGAAGAGGGTGATACACAGTGGGCCGACGCAACACCCCCACACGCCACTGAGTACAAGCCCGGTGACAAGGACATGAAAGCTGCTAAGATGCTCAAAGAGGAGGAGATGCGTCTCCGTCGTCGCCTCCAGGCAGTCATGGAGCGCCGTCTTGCTCTCAAGCGTCGCATCATGGAAAGCCTCTGATTTCTTAGATTAGCGAGATTAAGGAGGTAAGATGGCAGTCAATTATACTACAGTTGTATCACCAGACGACGGCGCAAAGACGGGAGGTCTGGGAGATCGCAATCAAGGAAACTTGAAAGCCATCTTTCCATCTTCACCCGTCTACAAATCTGAATACACGCCAGAAGCAGCTAAGAATGTTGCAATTGCAGCATTGAATGGCGGCGGCGGCCCAGGTGATAGTGTTCCCGGCTTAGACATTGTCAACGGCGTCTTAGACGACGGCGGTTATATGTTTAATCAAGTTGATCTAAAATTTGCCGGACGTCGTTCAGGCGGCGTGGATCCGCTTTATGCATCTCCAAATCTTGACGATGTTGTTACGGGCGGAGAAGGATTGCCATCATCGGCATATACACCTAATCCTGCATCACCAGGTGAAGGTAATGGTGTCGATCCTTTTGCTATTCCTGAATATACTGGCGTGTTGCCATACAATGGCGATGCAGGTCAAGCTTCTGCAACGCAGTTTGGCCGCGGTGAAGGATCATCTGCAAATCCTGCCAATACAGCATCTGAAATTTCACGTGCGACTATTGGCAAATTTATGCTCGGCACATCTAAGATAACCTGACATGCACGACGCTCCACCCACAACACAAAGATTTTGGTTTAAGGGTGATGCAAATGCAGGTGCAGGTTACGGCACATTAAAGAAAAAGTTCTCAGGTGGTGAATATACCACTGTGGGAACTTTTCCTTATATAGACGACGATCAGTCTCTTGAAGATCCAGAGATTGAAGATCTGATGCACACACAAGATTTTATAAATAAAACGGGATACACATCAGTCGCTAAACCCAGATCTCATGTAAGAAAAGATAATGCATCTTTTACAAAAATGAGATGGAGCACACCGCTAGAAGAATCTTCTGTTATGAAAGGAATAACACCCTTTCCTGCTTCAATGCTATATGGAAAGTTTGATGGTCCTCCTGTGGGCGGTGCTAGCGTTAATCAATCATATACTAATATGCCGGGTCGTCTTGTTGGAAATCAATATGGATCAACACGAGCAAGCAAATTAGATGATGATGATCTGATTACAATTGATCGTTTGCACGATTTAATGGATCCAGCTACACGCAATCTTGTTAAGCAACGCTTAAAAATAAAGATCGTGCAGGATAGTTCACAAAGTTCATAATATGTATTGAAAGCAGGGTACCAGTTAATGTCAAAAACACTTTATGACGAAGCAATCGCCGATGCAAAGCGACTCAGAGAAGTTGCTGAGACAAATGCAAAGAACGCAATTGTAGAAGCAGTCACACCACGCATTAGAGAATTTATCGATAAGCAACTTGTTGGTGATAGCACCAAACCAGTTGCTGCAGAAAAGTTTTTAGTCGATGCACTTAACGAAGGCGTTGAGGACACCGACGAAGAAGTTGTTCTTGATGAAGCTGCTCTTAAATCGCTTGTCAGTCTTTTCACACCTAAGCAGGCAACTGCTGCAAAAGACGAGTTTCAGCAGGCATTTGATCAGCTTAGCGAGACAGAAAAAAGAAAACTTCTGAATCTTATCAATGAGGAAGAAGAGGAAGAGACAGTATCGGGCGCTCAAGCGCAGGAGAAGAAAATGGACGAAAATCTTTATGAAATTGATCTTGATGATCTCAAGAGCGAGATCGCAGCTGCAGCTTCTCCTGGCAAGCCAGCCCCTGGCCTCAAGGCAAAGCCCGCTGCAATGCCACCTAAGCCCGGCGCACCAATGAAGAAGCCTGCCTCCATGCCAGTCTTCGAAGACGACATGATGGATGACGAGAGTGCACTCGACGAGATGGACGAGCTAGATCTCGATGAGCTTAATGAGTCATCACTTGCTATCGATCTCGGTGATCTCGAGCTCCCAGAGGACTTTATGCCCACCGTTCGCGTCGTCCCTGATGAAGAAGAAGAGGACGAAATGCTTTCAGGCGAAGAGGCAGAAGGTATGGAAGATGGCATGGAAGCAGCATCTGACGAAATGCCAGAAGAGGAGACAACAGCTCCTGTTGCTGAGACCTTCTACGTCGATGAGAACATGCTTCGTCGCGAGCTTCTACGCCTCCGTGAGGCACGCAAGCAGAAGGAAGATAAGCTTCTTCCCAAGAAGAGCCTCAAGAGCGCGTCACATGTCAAGGCAGCTGCAAAGGCATTTGGCGATGCTTCAATTGAGGAGGTTGACGAGGTTGAAATGAACGCTCTCGATACAGCCAAGAAGCACAAACTTAAGAAATTAAAAGAGGCACGTGATAATCGTGAACTCGAAAACAAGCTCAATGAATACAGAAGCGCAGTTGAAACGCTTCGTGAGCAAATGACTGATATGAATCTCTTCAACGCCAAGTTGCTCTACGTCAACAAGATGTTGCAGTCGAAAGAATTGACGCCTAAACAACAGAAGGTAGTCATCGAGGCAATTGACGGTGCAAGCACACTTCGCGAAGTGAAGATGCTTTACAAGAGCCTTACTGAGTCACTCACAGGAGGAAATGGTTCCTCGCTGAATGAGTCAGCTTCAAGGTTCAATGCCGGTGGTTCTTCTAGAGCCACATCATCCTCAGCTGCTCGCACAACCGAGACAGCAGAAGTTGACCGTTGGGCTCGTCTCGCCGGTCTCAAGTAATTTAATTTGTTCGTATTCAAGGAGTAATATATTATGTCAAAGGCATTTAGCCTTAATCACCTCACAGAGGGCATTAAGGATCGTAATAACAGCGTCGAGGGTCAGCGTCTCGTTGAGAAGTGGACCCGCACCGGTCTTCTCCGCGGCCTCGAGGGCCCAAAGCGTGACAACATGGCACGCCTCCTCGAGAACCAGGCAGCCCAGGTTCTTCGTGAGGTCAACAGCATCGGCAATGGCGGCGGCAGCACCACTTCTTCTGGTGACATCCGCGGCTTTGCTAACATCGCATTCCCCATCGTCCGCCGCGTGTTCGGTGGTCTCGTGGCTAACGAGCTCGTCTCCATCCAGCCCATGAGCCTCCCATCCGGTCTCCTCTTCTACCTAGATTACACCTACGGCACCAACGTCGGTGGTAATCTCGGCGCAGACGGTCTCGGCACAAGCGCAGTGAGCACATACACCGCAGGCAAGTCAATCTACAACAACCCAACCGGTAAGGGCATCCGCAGCGGATCTCTCGCCACCGGTGGCCAGTACGACCTCGTCGGCACATCCTACTCACAGGTCCACCAGAAGAATGCCAATGTCCAGCTCTGGGCATCTGGTGCATTCCACACCGGCAACTCAATTGTCGCTGGCATCTCTGCATGGGCAACTGGCACTGACGGCAAGCTCCTCGGCTTCGACCCACAGATCACCAACCTCATCGAGGCAAATAGCGGCGGTCCAGGTGCAACAGCAGGCGACGGTGTATTCTCCTTCGCAGTCCTCAAGACAAGCGGCTTCACCAACCTCGACGCAACTCAGGTGAAAGACATTTCTCTCTTCAGCAACGGTCTAACAGTAACCATTCCCAACATGGGTCTGGCTACAATCGGCGAGACTGTTCAGGGTGGTTCAGGTCTCCTCAACGTTCGTCGCCTCAACCAGCTCGGAACATTCTCCGGCGGCGTCTTCACACCAAACCCACTCGTTGATCTTGCAGCTTCAAATGCCGCAATCCTCACCGTTGTGTCAGGCGTCTTCACACCTGCAGCATCCGTTGTAACAGGCCCCTTCCTCTCAGCATCATACGTCGTCTCCGACGCCTTCAGCGCTGATCCCAACGATGCATCCGCACTCACCGTCCCAGTCTTCGAGTCTGACTTTGGACCATCCGGTGCAGGTTACAGCCCAACACCCGTCATCCCCGAGATCGACATCAAGATCGAGTCCATCGCGGTAACTGCAACGACCCGCAAGCTCCGCGCTCGCTGGTCACCAGAGCTCGCTCAGGACCTCAATGCTTACCACAGCATGGATGCCGAGGTTGAGCTCACCCAGATCCTCTCAGAGCAGATCGCTCTCGAGATCGACCGCGAGATCCTCAACGACCTCCTCACTCAGGCCAACGGCGCTAACTTCTTCTGGAGCCGCGCTCCTGGCAAGTTCGTCAACAAGGTCACCGGTGCTGAGATCCTTCAGGGCACCAACTCACCCGGCCCCCAGTTCACTGGTACCGTTCGTGAGTGGTACGAGACCCTCATCGAGACCATCATCGACGTTGCTAACGAGATCCACCGCAAGACCCTCCGTGGCTCGGCCAACTTCATCGTGGTTTCACCCGATGTCGCCACCGTCCTCGAGGCTTCAGTGCTCTACAAGCCCAGCTACAGCCTCGACGGCCAGGGCCAGGTCGGCAGCGGCTTCTCCATCGGTGCAACCCCCGTTGGCAGCCTCTCCAACCGCTTCACCGTCTACAAGGACCCCTACTTCCCACGTAACAAGATCCTCGTCGGTTACAAGGGTGGTAGCTACCTCGAGACCGGCTACGTCTACGCTCCTTACGTCCCACTGATCGTCACCCCCACCATCTTCGCTCCAGAGGACTTCACCCCACGTAAGGGCGTGATGACTCGCTACGGCAAGAAGATGGTCCGCAGTGACTTCTACGGCACCGTAACCTGCCTCGACATGAACATCATCTGATGTTCTAGCCACTAGGCAAACAGGCGGCCACCCTTCGGGGTGGCCGTTTTGTTATGGAAAATACGCCAGAGATCACCAGATGAGGCGCATGATATTTAGTTCTATGTGATGTTATTTACATCATAAGACGCGAAATAGATCTGATTTTTTACTACAGTTCAATTCGTGATATTTATTTTAATAGGAGTTATCATGGGAAGACGTTGGTGGCAAAAAGAAGCAAGGGTTAAAGCTGAAGAAGAACGTCTTGCTTCAAAAAGAGCGGCTGCTCTGCTTAAAACTGCAAGTGAAGCAATCAAAGATGGTCATATAACAGTTGCTGAAGTTATTTCAGTAGCAGCTGCTGTTGAGGAAGTCGTTGAGGCAGTGTACAATGATTTTGTTTCTGACAAAGATGAAAAATCGCCAGACCAGAATGACGGTGTAGAAAAAAATAATGTCGAAGTAGAAGAATCTGTTGAGTCTGAGGAGACAACAGAAGAAAAAATAGAAAATGCTATTGAAGCAGCAGCCCCAATAGCAGCAGCAATTGTGACAAAAGTTGTCAATAACAATCAGAATCACAAGAATAATATTAATAAAAACAAGCGTCGCCGCTGATGTTAGAAGAAATTAGAAAAATAATACGTAGCATTCTTCAAGAAAGAATTGTTAAATTACCCAATGGAAAATGGGCAGTTTACCCAAAAAAAGGTGGTAAACGCTTGGGAACACACGATACAGAAGCAGGCGCAAAACGTCAGCTTGCTGCTATAGAAATTTCTAAGAAAATGCACGGTTCACGTTAGTAATCTACGTATGTTTACAGTTGGGCACGATACTTACAGATTGTAGGAACGTGCCCAATGTCTACTTTTGCAACAACAGCAAATCCAACACCGTTTGGCGTGTTTGATCTTGAGACCGATTATATTACTGATGCAGATAAGATGGTTGTTTTCGTAAAGCGAAAACTGGGAGATGATGTGCTCTCAGTTGAGCTTACTAAGAAGCAAATATGGGCCAACTTTGAAGAAGCATGTTTTGAGTATGGATCAATACTCAATCAGTATCAAGCAAAAAGCCAACTTGTCAATTGGCTCGGATATGCAACGGGTACACTGTCAGGATCAGAAAATCTTTATCCTCGCGAGAGCTTAGAATTTTTGACAAGATTTGCAGAACCTTACGCATCTGAAGCCGACATTGGTGGGTCTTATAATCAAATTTCAGGTTCAATTCCGCTTGAGCCCGGACGTCAAGATTACGACATCTATCAAGAGTTGGTTGATTCATCTGGAATCCCTATTGTTAGTTCATCTCTTAACACAATGAATGGGAAAATGAGAATTAGTGAAGTATTTCACTTTTCACCTCAGGCAGCATACAGATTTTTTGATACAACATCAGCAATTAATTATTTAAATAACGCATTTTCATTTGAGTCGTTCACACCTGAGACAATTTTCTACGTCTTACCAGTGTTTGAGGATGTTTTAAGAGCGGGCCAGCTTGATCTCTCAAACAGAGTGAGAAGATCAAATTATTCATATAAAGTCATTGGTACTAAAATAAGAATTTATCCAATGCCAACAAAAATAACGACACCAATGCCGCGCCTCTTTATCAGAGTCAAATTTATGCAGGATCCAATACATCCTGCATTCGCTGACCGATCAATTTATGGTGTGTCAAATCTTTCTAACATACCATTTGGTAATTTGCAATATAACAGAATTAATAGCATTGGTCGACAATGGATACGCCAGTACACACTTGCATTGTCAATGGAAACGCTTGGAATGATTCGTAGTAAAATGGGTACTTTACCTGTTCCAGGCGGCAATGTAACGCTTAACGGCGCTGATCTTGTCTCAAAAGGCAGAGAGGATAAAAAAGAATTCGTAACAAAGCTCAAAGAGATGCTTGATACCATGACATATGATAAGCTAATAGAGCAACAAGCAACTCGTGCAGAAAACTTGAGCAAGCAACTTAAGTTTATACCACCGCCCAATGGCAAAGCAATATTCACGGGGTGATAAATGGCACGTCTTTTCATAACAGAACGAGAGATGAATTTTGTCAATGACATAATGAAGGAAGTTGTCAAAGATGTTATTGGTCAAAAGATTTATTATTATTCAATATCAGAAATTAAATCACGTGTTCACGATGTCTATGAAGAGGCACCAAATAAAATCTTTGAAAATCCCATTGAAATCGATGCTCTAGTAAAATATTCAGCTCAAGAAGTAAAAACGGGACGATTTGGATCAGAAGAATATTACAACATCGAGTGCTATATTCAAGTAAGAGATTTAATTGATAAGCACATAGATGTCAAAGAAGGTGACTTTTTTTCTTACGGCGACTCATTTTTTGAGATTACAAAGGCGCCAAAATCTGACGTTATTTTTGGTCAAATTGAGCACAAAAGTTATATTACTGTGTCAGGTAAACAAGCACGCAAAGGTCAGTTTATTACACGCGTTTTGGGCCCAACTTCAGAAGAATATTCAGATTCTGACGCAATTCAATCCACATTTGTTCAACAGCGCGGATTTGAAGAGAACAAACTTGGAAAGACAGGAGATGTACGTGATCTTCAAAAGAACGGTGTACTTGATGCGCCTCTATCAGGACCTGCAGAAGTTTCTCCCCGTGGTGATCCGCAGAAAGTCGGATCGTCATTTTACGATGAGTCTTAAAAATGGCAGATAAGCTTAAATCAGGTTATGAGGGAACTAATGTTCCAGAAGATTTTTCAATCCCATCAGTCGGAATTGAAGATATCGATAGAGCTGTTTTTGATCTATTCAACACACGTCTTGCTTTTGAAACAAAAGTAAATAATCAAACAAATCGTGTTCCAGTGATATTTGCCTCTGGTGAAAGATTTGCTCTAACACGTAGAGATAATCCGCTTAGAGACAACAATAATGTTCTAATTTTACCGCTAATATCAATTAAAAGAGGCGCAATAGGTCATAAGACGCAAGCAGATGTCTTTGGGACAGCAATTAATATTAGAAAAACATCAGATTATTATATTAAAAAACGACTTGATAAGTCAGATAGAGATTATCAAAAAGTTACAAATAATCTGCGTCTTAAAAATCAAAAAGACGTTGCCACTAGAAGTCACATTTCTAATACAGATACGTCACCAGGCACACAATCTGTTGTAGGAGAAGTTGCATCTAGACGTCAAGGCGGTCCTCTAACCTTTAGAGATCCACAAAAATTTAAACTTCTTAGTAATGATCTTACAAACAATATTTATGAATTCATAACAGTTCCATATCCAAAATTTGTAGGAATTACCTACAATGTTGTTTTTTGGACGCAGTATATGCAAGAAATGAATCAATTAATTGAAACATTTATGATGAAATTTGATGGTCAAGCACCAGAGTTTGTGCTTGAAACTAGCAAAGGTTATAAATTTACTGCATTTGTACAAAATACTTTTACTAATAGTGATAATTTTGATGACTTCACAAATGATGAACGCATCATCAAAATGAGTTTTGACATAAAGGTCCCAGGGTACATTATTGCGCCAGAGCATCCTGGTCTACCTTCACCATTTAGAAAATTTGTCAGTGCACCACAAATTAATTTTGAAATTTGGGAGCAAAATGCGCAGCTTGTGACTGACCCACAATCAATTAATTCTCAAGAAATTATCAATAAATTTTCGTTATCAGATATAGTGCCATTAAATAGCGAAGGTCATGAGATATCGAAGCGCGGTGATGATAAATTACATGTTATTGAAAAAATACAAAATCCTTTTACGGGTCAGGAGCAAACAAGTTATTTAAAAGTTACCTCCCGTGTTCCTAAAGCAGGTGAGACAATACTTACGATGCAGAAGATTAAGAAGATAGATGTCATTGAGTGAGCTTTTAGCCCGGGGACAGGATAGTTATATTCGGCTTTAAAGTCGGAGTAATGATGGCAGAGACAACTTTTCGGTCACCCGGGTTCTTCGAGCAAGAGATTGATCTTTCAGCTCCTGCAGCACCTGGAGTAACAGGCGTTCCAGTCGGTGTAATTGGAACAGCTGAAATTGGCCCCGCGTTTGTCCCAGTGACAGTTGGCAATGTTGGCCAGCTACAGCAAATTTTTGGTTCACCGCGTGCTTCTGATATTGGTTTGCAGGGAGCAAGCCAGTACCTAGAAAACGGCACAGCGCTAACATACGTTAGAGTTTTAGGGTGTGGTGCAAATTCTACAACAGCAGATTTTAGCACAACAACATCACAAGGCACAGTAAAAAATGCAGGTTTTGTTATTAAAGGAACATCACCTGCAGGCGGGTCTGACAATAGACACGTGGGTGCATTGCAGTACATAACGGCTAAACACTGGGTATCAGCATCTGCAGATGTGGGTTACCCAATTTTCACAGACAACAATAGCTTTAGCGTTGCATCAGGTGATAATTTTGTCCATCTCGTAAGAGGCATGGTCATGATGGCATCGGGAACGCGTTTGCAGATTCTTGACCACGATCAAGCATATGCACCTGCAAACGTAGCAGATGATGCAGCAACCATTGGAAGCACAGTTGGATCAAGTCTTTATAGAAAATTTAAATTAGTAATTTCTAGTTCGGCTCAAGGCTATTCAACTGGGGATGGTCAAACTTGTGTTAGAATTTTAACAGCATCTCTAGACCCATCAGATTCAGCTTATATTAAGAATATTCTTAATACAGACCCAACAAGGTTTGAAACTGAAGAGCATCTTCTCTACGCAGATTTTCCTGTAGAATCAGAAATTGCAATTGTTTCAACAGAAACAGGCGCTGTAGCAGTTGTGTCAGGATCAGCAAGCACATCAAGCACATCAGGCGATACATCACAATCATTTAGAGACGCATTTGGTAGATTTGATACGAGATATTCGTCAGCAAAGACGACATATTTTATCTCCCAACCATACGGCTCAAGTGAATACGATCTTTTCTATTTTGAGACTCTGAATGATGGTGCTAACACATCTCAAAAATATAAGATTTCAATTAGCACTCTTGCTAAATCAAATGATCCTGCAAACCCATACGGGACATTCACAGTTCAAGTAAGAGATTTTTATGATACAGATAAAAATCCTGTGATCATTGAGCAATACCCAAATTGCACTCTTAACCCAGATGACAGTGATTATGTTGCTAAAAGAATTGGCGACCAGAAATCATTCTTTAACTTTGATGCTCTAGTCCCAGATGAGAGAAAATCTTACACATCTGGTACGCGCAAAAATGTGTCAAATTGCATTAGAATTGTAATGCACCCAAGTGTAGAGTCTAAGAGAATTCCTGCAGATGCATTGCCATTCGGTTTCAGAGGATTGCCTGTTATTAAGACAACAGACACTCTAACAGACGGAACAGCAGGACTTGCTGGCTTCGGATCTTCCCCAGCAAGAAGACTTGCAGGTGTTTTCCCATCAGATAGCTTAGTAGAGCATACGGGCTCTGTTTTGCCTCCAGTTCCAATGCGTTTTAAAGTTACAACAAATGCTGTAAACCCATCGGGAATATTTGTCGGTAACCCAGGTAATCTTGAATTAACCGACGCATCTTACTACTGGGGCATTAAATCTGAGACAGTTCCTTCAACAGGAAGCGTCAGCAATGCTATTTTAAGATCTAATGATAGCTCTACATTTAATAATTTGCTAGCATCATACAGCAAGCTTCTGGGCATTCAAAAACTAGACGTGCTTGTAACTGGATCGGCAGCTGATGCTTTTGCTAATAACAAGTTTACGTTGGCACGAGTAGCGCTAAATAATTCACTCAACGGTAGAACAGTTGTTAATGCACTGTCTGATTTAACTGGAACTGCTGAGCAGCACATGCTTGAAACAGCATATATTAGAAATGGCACAGTTAATCCTACAAATTACACAGTTACACCAACAGGTGAGGGTAATAGACTAACATTTGCATCTCTCTACTCTGTAACATCGTCAATCTACTTTAATAAGTTCACAAACTACGCAAAGTTTACAAATATCTTTGCAGGTGGTTTTGATGGTCTTAATATTCTTGATCCCGATATGAATAAGATGAATGACAGATCTATGTCATCAGAGACAGGTGGCAAAGCGGTAGCATCTGTCAACATTGGTCTGAATTCATCTTACACACCCGGCGCAGGAACAAGTAATAGCATTGTATCAGCATACAGAACAGCAGCTGAAATACTAACAAATCGGTATGCATCAGGAATTAACGTTCTTGTTGCGCCTGGAGCAAGAGATTCTTCTGTAACAAATTACATTGCTTCACTTGTCCAGAATTATGGATTTGCAATCTACTTGATGGACATTCCTGGTTATGATTACAATGGAAATCGTCTATATGATGATAGCGCTAGCCGACCTGACGTCCAGCAGACTGGTAATAAATTCGCAAGTAGACGCTTGAATAATAATTTCACTGCAGTTTATTTCCCCGATGTTTCAATGCAAGATCGCGGCGGTTCTACACGCAAGATTAAGGCACCTGCATCTGTTGCGGCACTTGCAGCAATTGGATACAATGATTCTGTATCGCATCCTTGGTATGCACCTGCAGGATTTAATCGTGGCGCACTTAACTTTGTCACAACAACAGCAGTTAGATTGAATTCAAATGATCGTGACTTCTTGTACGATAATCGAATTAATCCAATAACATCATTCCCAGGTACGGGCTATGTAATATTTGGACAGAAAACACTGCAGGTCGGAAAATCTGCACTCGATCGTGTTAATGTTCGTCGTCTTGTGAATGAAGTCAAGAGAACGGTTAGCAATATTGCAAGTAATTTCTTGTTTGAGCAGAATAATGCAGCTACAAGAGCTTCATTTGTTGCTCAAGTAAACCCAGCACTCGCACTAGTTCAAGCACAGCAGGGTATTGAAGGATTCCGCGTAATCGTTGACGAAACCAACAATACACAAGCAGATGTGATTGCAAACCGGTTAAATGGCCGAGTCATAATCATCCCAACACGTGCAGTTGAGTTTATCTCAATTGATTTCATTGTTACAGATAATGGCGCAAGCTTTGCGTGATTGATAGTTAAGGATAAGAGAGGTTAACAAATGATCCCAGGCGTTTACTCAGGCGAAGTTGATCTAACAGGCGTATCAACGACACCCCCATCAGGTCCATCAGTAGGTATTGTTGGAACAGCACAATCTGGTCCCGCATTCGTTCCTGTGAGCGTGGGATCTGTTAGCGATTTTAATCGCGTTTTTGGCGAAGCAACTAGCACAAATTACGCAGCTATCGCAGGACAGCAATATTTTGCAAATGCAGCGTCACCTTCTTCAGTTACTTTCCTACGCACACTAGGCGCAGGTAATGGACAGCAAAGAAGCACATCAACAGGTCAAGTAACAAATGCTGGCTTTTTGGTTGGTGAAAAGCAAGTGCAGGTAAATGGTGTAGTTGGAAGAAATCCATACGCAACAGATGGTGGTGTTCCAGGAAGAACTTACTTTTTAGGCTGCTACATGTCTGAGAGTGCTGGCTCTTCTATATTTTCTGATGCAGGAATTCAAGTAGATTCAAAAGCACACCCAATTTTACGTGCAGTTCTGCTTGCCCCATCAGGAGTAACACTTACACTTTCAGGTAATTTTAATACCAACAACACGCCTTCGACCTCAGCAGCAACATCAGGTGGCCCAAATGGTGCATTAACGGGTTCAGTAAACATAACAGATTCAACTTTTGTAATGTTACTAAATGGGTTTACAGGAGAGGTGAATTCAATTACAGCATCATTTGATGTTGCAAATCCAAATCACTTTTCTCAAAATGCCAGCATCAATAGAGATCCAACAAGAATTGAAGAGCTTGGTCACGTTCTTTACGCATACTACGATGTTCCATCATCTTTGGCAGTCGTTACAGGCTCGGGTATCTTGGACGCAGCATCGGCAAGAGCTTTTGCCGGAATTGAAGATGCAGCATTTATAACAACAGGATCACTTGCAAGAGACACAAGTTCATCGACAACACCAAATTATGAAAACTTCAGAGATCGTTTCACGCATGCTAAAACACCTTACGTGGTGTCGCAGGATTTTGGCGGAACAAAATATGATCTTTTTAGAGTTCATACACTCGGCGACGGTGAGTTTACTAACACAAGATTTGTCTTTGCAATACAAAATATAGTTCCGGGTGTCGACAATGATACATACGGAACATTTGATCTAGTTCTTTACAGCTATCCTGTTGGACAAGTATTTAATCTTACACCTGTCGCTGGTGTAGACTTCACAGGATTGACTCTCGATCCAGATTCACCCAATTATATTGCTGCTAGAATCGGCGACCAAAGTACATACTTTGACTTTGATAAAGGCGTAACATCACAGAAGATTGTTACAGACGGTGATTATCCAGTAACAAATCCGTATGTAAGAGTTGAAATGTCAGATATGTTCCTGGCAGGTGAGGTTCCTGTTGCGGCATTGCCAATCGGGCACAGAGGTTATGGACACCTTGTGACATCAGGCAGCCAGCTGTTGACAAATCTCTCTGATTCACTTCGCTTTGCTTCTGGTCAGACAGACGTCTTAAAACGCGTTATTGAGCCACCCATTCCTTATCGTAGAAATATTGCGAATGGTGGCGTTGTTGATACATCTCTCTACTGGGGAATGCAGTTCACAGATGTACCTGGAGTAACTGATTTTAATTCTACAACTTCAAAGATGACATATGTTGATAGTCACACTAAATTCTTCCCAGGATTTTCACCTTCAAATATGAATTTCTTTGTAGATAATAATCCAGGTGCAGCAACGGTTGATGGCAACGTAAGAGACTCTGATCTTTTTAACAATAACTTTTTCTCACTTGAGAAGATTAAGGTAGTAACTGGTTCGTCTGCTATCAATAATCGTGCTGACAGCACACAGTGGGCAAATGCTGTTTATGTTAGAAATGGTAACATACCTGCAAATGATACAACAAAAACACGTGCTTTCCGCATTGACGATCTAAGAGAGACAGGTAATCGTCAATTTGCATCGTTCTTGTTTATTGCTCAGGGCGGTTTTGATGGCGTTAATATCTTTAATGCAGATAAAACTAAATTAACAAATGATGCAATCAAGAGAGAAATTGATGATACAGCAGGACAGGGTGGGACAGCAGGCCCAACAGTAGCTGCTTATCGCAAAGCAGTTGATATAATGGGCAGCAAAGACGATGCTGACATAACACTTCTAACAATACCCAGCATAAGAAATAGTGCAATCACAGATTACGCAATCAGCGCAGTTGAAAATCGCTATGATTCACTTTACTTGATGGACATCGAAGAGCGTAACAGCTATAACGTCGTTCTAACGGGCTCATATGACGGTTCACAGGTCAGCATCTCTAACACAATTAATGCCTTTAGAAATCGTGGCCTCAACACATCATTTGCAGCTGCATATTTCCCAGACATTAATATCCCATTCAATGGTACAACAACACGTGTACCACCTAGCGTTGGTGTTTTAGGGTCATTTGCTTATAATGATAGAGTCTCTTACCCGTGGTTTGCACCTGCAGGTGCAAATCGTGGCGTGATTACAACAGCAGGAACAGCAGCAACGCAGATTAAGCAGGGAACTCTTGCTGATTCAATCTACGATGCGCATATCAATCCAATTCTTGACATTACATCAAATTCTGATAGAAAACTTGTAATCTATGGACAGCGAACACTCCTAGCAAAAGCATCAGCACTTGATCGTGTTAATGTTCGTCGTTTGCTTATCTACCTACGCAGACAAGTACGTGCAGTTTCTAATCAGATTATCTTTGAGCCCAATACAGCAGCAACGCTTGAGCGCTTCAATAGTCTCGTTAATCCTATCCTTGCATCAATCCGCGCTAAGGGCGGACTTGAGCGATACAAGGTTGTGATTGACTCGACAACAACAACACAAGCAGACATCGAGAACAATACCATTCGTGGTAAGATCTTTATTCAACCCACACGCTCTATTGAGTTCATCGCACTAAGCTTTGAGCTCACTAATGCAGGTGTGACGCTTACTTGATAGATAGTTAGAAATAGGAGAAAATTCATTATGGCAGAGACACTCTCAGTCACCGATATGCTTCCTAATAAGTTTGAGCCAAAGCGTCAACATCGCTGGGTCTTCGCGCTTGAGGGAATTGACTCATATCTCGTGTCAAAGGCATCACGCCCAACATTCACGGGTGGAGAAATCACAATCCCATGGATCAATAGTCACCGTTACCTCGCCAAGAGATTTACATTCGGTACTATTAATATCACTCTTCACGATCCAATTGCACCTTCTGGTGCACAGCAAGTGATGGAGTGGTTAAGAACACATCACGAGATGGTGAGCGGTCGTACAGGTTACGCAGACTTTTATAAGCGTGATTGCCAGCTTAAGATGCTTGATCCTGTTGGAACTGTTGTTGAGCTTTGGGATTTCAAGGGCGCATTTATCACAACAGCAAACTACAATGGTGTTGATTACACGAATGATGATATCATGAAGATTGATCTCACATTACGCTTCGACAATTGCGTTCTCCAGTTCTGATTTTTATATTTACACAGTAAACTCCTGCCTATAATGTTAGGCAGGAGTTTTTACTTTGGCACGAAAAAATGATGTTTTTGCGGCAAGCAGCAATGATAAGCGGCAGAGTGCACCTGAGGGTGTAATTCGTCAAGATATCATGAAAGAATTTGATTGGGAAGTACCAGTTGATATTTCTCCTCTTCCTTCACAAGGCAGAGTTTATCCTGTAAATTCTTCTTTGCACGGTAAAGAGTCACTTGCAATTAAAGCAATGACAGCAAAAGAAGAAGATATTTTGATGTCACGTGCTTTTTCTAAGCAGGGAACAACAGTTACTGAATTAATTAGATCTTGTGTTGTTGATAAAAATTTTGATCCTGGCGATTTGCTTGTTGGTGATAGACAAGCATTGCTCGTTGCAATTAGAATTACCGGTTACGGTGCTGATTATCGACTCGATCTAGATTGTCCTGCATGCGACAAAAGAAGCACAGGAGAGTTTGATTTAAGCTCACTCGAGCTTCAAAGACTTGAGATTGATCCTGTCACACCCGGTGCCAATGAATTCTTGACTGTCTTACCCGTCTCTAAAAAGCGTGTAACATTTAAATTTATGACAGGAAAAGATGAGCAAGAGATGAATTCTCTTGTTGAGCGTAGAAGAAAATTGCTTGGTGACGGCGCAGAGAACGTTATTACGACTCGCTTGTCATTCCAGACCCTGTCTGTCGAGGGAATCACTGATAAGAATAAGATCGGCATGTTTATTGCTAATATGCCCGCAAGAGATTCGCTTCATCTAAGAGAGCATATTAGAAAACACGAACCAGGCTTGAACATGAAGTCAAATTTTCACTGTTCTCTCTGCGGTGCAGATAGTGAGGTGACGCTTCCTTTGGGCGTAAGCTTTTTTTGGCCTACGACCTGAGTACAAAGAAGAGCAATTAGAAGAAGCTTTTGCTTTTATGATGCAAATGAATGTGTCTTATGACACATTCTATAAAATGCCTGTCAAAATACGCAGGTGGTTTATCGAGCGTCTGATAAAATATCGAACACCTAAATCTGATAATATTGCAGACAATATGGATGTTCCACTGTCATCTTTGTTTAAAGATAAGTAGAATTAAGAGGGCATGTAGATGTCTGCAAGTGAAGCTCAAAGAGAATTAGAGATACAAACTCTAATTACAAAACAATTTGCGATGCAAGCTAAGCTTAGGCGCGAAGTAGTCATCGGTCAAGCGGACGCGCAAAAAGAATATGAAGCTAATTTAGCTTTGATACAAGCGCAAAATGAAGAAGTACAAAAATATGATAGAAGTATTAGAGTAGCTAGAGATAACACTACGCAGATGTATGATGCTAACTCTCGCGCATCTGCTGAATCAACATCTATGATGTCGAAGTTTACAGCGACACTGGGTGTCTTTAATCAAGAATCTTTTAGTGCTGCTAAACGCCTATACGATCTATCAGCTGAGCGGCGCGAATTAACAGATGAAATCTCAGCTACACTAGGCGGATCTTCACGCATCTTTACGTTGCTCGGTCAAAATGCTAAGAGCTCAACAGAACTAATCGATTCAGCAAATCAAAATGTTACCGGTAAATTAAAAAAATATTATGAAGACTTCGGCGGCGTAGCAGGTGCCACATTTAAAGAATTAAATGATGGGCAAATGAATTTTGTTGCTCAAGTTAATTCAACCGATCGAGCATTTTTAAATTCTCAAGCAGCGATGGATGAATTTTATCGCGCATCATCAGGCTATAAGAAAGACCCAGCAACAGGTCAATTTGTTCCAGATAGTTTCTTCATGGTGCAAGGTGTTCCTCTTGATATTGCGATGGGTAGCAAAAAGAAAGCATTTGAACCATTTTTAGATATTTTAAATGATGAAAATCTAAATCAGCCTTTTGCAAGAAAGATGCTTAACCCTGAGGCGATGGACGAATCGCTTAAGGAACTCAAAAGAATTAATGTTGCAATTACTGGTCTAGGCATGCAGTCGAAGTCAGTAACAGATCTTGTTAGAACTAATTTTATAAGATCTGGAGAGGCAACCACAGATTACTTTGACGAAGTTGTAAGAGCAGCTGAAACTGGCCAGAATGCATTTGGCTATTCTGCAAACATCATTGTAAATGACATCTATAAGATGACGCAAAACATTGAAATGTTTGGTTTTAGATCGGGCGATGAATTTGCAAAAATTGCTTCTCGAGCCAAAGATTTGCATATGACAATTGAAGATGTGCAAACTGCAATGGGTAAGTTTGATACATTTGAATCAGCAGCGCAAACTGTCGGTCAATTGAATGCTGCACTTGGCACAAATTACGATGCACTTGAATTGATGACGCTAAAATATGAAGATCCTGCGCTAATGCTTGAAAAATTACGCGAAGGATTGACATCGACAGGCAAGACATTTGATGAGATACCAATCACATACAAGAGGATGATCACGCAACAGCTTGGAATAACAATGGAAGGCTTGCGTGGAATGATGGACGGTAATGTTCGTTCTCTTGAGGAGATGACAGAGCAGCAAAATAAAGCAAAAAGTGAGCTTGAAGCGGGAACACCGGAACAGGCACAAGTTGCGCTTGACGCACGTTTAGAGCAGCGTTTCAAAATAACAAATAGCATGATAGAACAAGCCGAAGACATGGCAGGCATGGCAGAACGTGTGGCCAAAGTATTTGCGCAAGACGGCCTAAAAGTCTCAGAAATGGCAGAAAGAACAAAAGATTCTATGCACGTTTTAGCACAAACATATACAAAAAATGTTGCTCCTGCTGTTACAGAATTAGCAAGAACAATTTCGACTGCAGATGATGTTCTTGTGTCAGGCGCAATGAGTTTCACATCAAAAGCAATTGAAAGCAAACTTTCAAAAATTGCAATAGACACATCAGTGACAATTTCAAAATTGGTCCTTGATCAAGTTGAAGAAATCTTAAAAAAGATATTTAAATCATCACCAGAGCTTGACTCGTTAATATCAAAAGCTAGATCATCACAAGTGACTGGCACAACACCTGTTAAAACACCTCCGGCAGAAGATCTTGTAATGAAAGGTGAGCTTGACGAAGGCGATAGAGTAATTTTGTCCAATTATGGAAGCATACTTAGATCAACTCTTGTTGACAAAAAAGATACGCTTATTGCTTCACCTTCCGTAGAAAAGTCTAATGTCAATGAGAAGATCGAGCCTACAGCAACAAGAACAACATCACCTGCAATCCCCGCGGTTTCTGATGCTATTCGTGCATCTCTCCAGGGTGTAGGTACGTCACTTCGAATTGAGCTTGATGTAGGACAATTGACAGATCTTGTTTTGCGCGACATTATGATGAATAAGCCAAACGTCTTTGGAGGCGTCGGATGATGAATGTGAACAATTTATTTGATCTTTCTGTGGAAGAAAAAGCTGTCCTTGCTCAATTTGAGAAAGAGATTGATAAAGTTATACTTGCACCCGATCCTGTCATCTCTGAGTCTGTGATAAGTAAGATTGAAGCAACGTTAACAAACATCATTGAGGAGATCATTAATCGTGGCAGACAGGCAGACAAGAGCAACGCTTAGAGATTTTCTCTCATCCCGTGGATCTCCAGCATCATCCATTACATTATCACCCAACCCAAGTGATACTGCGCCTGGTGATCTTATTAATGAAGGAGATGATTTAGGAAATGATCCGAACACAGGTAGCCCTGTCGTAGGATTTGATGGACTTGCAGCAGCATATGTTGCCTTTCTAACGCAGCAAAATAACAATCTCTATGAGATTGCACCCAATGGTGAAATGGCACCGCCATCTAATCGAGGCAATGCTCTACAAGATCCAGCACAGCAAGGTGCAGTGAGAGTTTTTGCTAGACCGGGCACGACGCTTGGCCAAGCAATGAATCTTTCTAATAGCGGCATTCAAGATGAGTCTGATTATCCTGTTGCATCTTACTTAGATAAAACAGGCGCCACTGCAGGATTGAGTGGCGATAATCTCTTATCCTCTGTCTATGGGAGATCACTCGACTTAACAGGCAATCCAGAGATTGACACATACGTTGATGTCAACACACAGAGCGGAAAAATGCAGACAGGCATTTTGCAGACGCTTGACAATAACAATCGTGCGGCACCGCCTGTGAATCCCGGCGAATTGTCATCAGTTGCTATTCCAAATAGAATAACAATCAATGAGATAGATCAACAGACACTGCAGACTGCACAGCGAAATTTTGGTCAATACAGCAAAGACAATGGCGAATCCTCACAAGCCTACACATACGACAGATTAAGAGATGTAGGTGCATGGATGATTGCTTCAGCAGCAGGATACAATATGCCCGAGGGTGAAAACGACCCACAGAGCGTTGAAAGTTTTTTCACCCAGGGCATCAATACTGACGCAAGCATCAGCACAGTTGCAAATCAACTTGCAACAAAACGCGGTGGAGATGTACTGACAACAGGCGACACGCTTGCATCAAACGCACCAGGTTATCCAAAACAAGCATCCGGAGCGTCAATGCGCGACGGGCGTGGAGTTGTTAAGCCACCTGACGAGAACGCAAGGTACTCAGCACAGACAACAACGTCCTACACATCAGAGACACCCTTCTCAGATCCTGCAAGAAAGGGTAACATCAAACTATCTCAAGCAAAAGCTTTATTAGCGATCAATAAACTTGCTGAACTTATTAATTCCAATTTAGTCAAAGATCCCACGCTTGAAGATGAAGACACACTTAAGAGTCTCGGACCTTACTTTATGGGCGGATCGATTTACAGTCGCGTCAATGCTTTGAATAGAATGATCTTAAATGTTTCTTACGTTCCCACACGCAGCGCTTATAAAGATGCCGTTGTCGCAGGAATGGCAGTTATGCTGGGTAAAGATGTTTCGTCTGGCGGAACTCCTCGACAAATCGGTGACTATTTTGGTACAATGCCACAAGCACCAGGTTATTGGGAAGCTGTTGCCAAGTCTGCTGTTGATACAATCCGACAAATGCGTGTTACTAGCAACGTTGAAGATAGGTTATCGCCTCAATATTATGTTGATCTCGGCAGAAGCAAAGCTGTCAAGATGATGAATGCTTTCGCAACTATCGGTGATATTGTTCTTCAAGTTACAGGAAAAACATTTGATCCTAACACGATCGGATCAGACATTAAAACTGCAGCGGGCATCGAGCAAGTTGATGATCTGCCTGTTACAGCAGGAACGCGCATATCAAAGAGCAGAGAAGGAACGGGTAGATCGCCTCTTGCACTGAGCTGGCGAGGTAACAGTCTACCCGGTCTTTACATGCTATCTGATGATGTTGTTCGTGCGTCTCTCCAGATGGGTAACTTGGTTACGGGTGAAAATCCTGCGAGAGGTATGCTTGCATCTACGTTAATTGATAAAACTTATGTAGATCCTTCGCTTAAAGGATCAAAAGCTCGTATCCCTGGAGAAATTGTTAAAATCATCGAAGATAAACTAGATGCTGAATACGTGCCTTTCTATTTTCATGATTTAAGAACAAACGAGATCATTTCGTTTCATGCATTCCTTGATACACTATCGGACTCGTTCTCGACGCAGTATAGCTCATACAAGACATACGGACGTGCCGATCCCATCCAGATGTACTCAAGCACAACGCGCTCAATATCACTATCATTTACAATTGCTGCTACTTCTCGAGAGGACTTTGACGAGATGTGGTACAAAATCAATCGTCTAATTGCGTCTGCATATCCCAAATACACAAAAGGTCAACTTGTTCAGAATAAAGATATTACTTTTGAACAACCATTTAGTCAGGTGATTGGTGCAACTCCACTGATGCGTCTCCGCGTGGGAGATGTGGTCAAGAGCAATTACTCAAGATTCAACTTAGCAAGATTTTTTGGTATCGGAAGTGAAGGAGTTGACGTATCATCTTTTGGCAATCAAAATAAACAAACAACACTACGAGCTGCAGAAAATGATTTAGATGTAAATTTAGCTAAAGACTTAGCTAAAGGTGTTGCAGGCTTCGGAGCATTAAGTGATACGTTATCTATGTCAAAATTCTATGCATTATTTGGTTCTCCTGTTAAAACGTTGTCATCTCTTGCTGAAGCAAGAGGATCTGAAATTAATAGTGGCGTGTTCACTAACATTGCTACAGTCACATCAAATTTTCTAGTTAATGGATTTGTTAATCCGCTAGGATACTACTTGATGACCACGTCAACACAAAGCCCAGATTCTATTGGCGCTGATGAAAGTGGTTTTAAAAATTTCATTAACAATCTTACAGTATCTTACTTAAAACCAAGGGCGCGCCCATATGATGTCGTAGATGGCTCTGGCAATGTTGTCGGTAAATTTGTTGCGCGACGATCACTAAAAGTTGTCATAAAAAATCGTCTTAATCCAAGAAATAGAACACAATCACAGGACGCCGTTTTAGGAACAACAAATCCGATAGCCGACCAAGATGTGCCCACTCAAGAGACACGCTATATTGTGTCTGTAATAGATCCTTCGCAAGTCTTACCGATTAAGCGTGATGGTGAAACAGAATTTTCAATTGGATCGCTTGGATCTAATATACTCGTTACACATGATGACTTACAGCCCGATCTGGGTAGAGTATTTGCACCTGCAGCGCTCCTTATCAACCCAATAGAAGCAGGTAAAGATATTGGTCTAGCAGCAGCTGATTCTTTAGCGGCTGCTGCTAATTTCAATGCATCAAATTTTCTTGATAATGCAGCCAATGCATCGGGAGCAAAAGGATTTATGTCTCCTGTCAACAACACAATTGTAAGATCTTTTGAAAACAACAAGGGACGCGGACTTGCAGGAGTCATCAAGCAGCTTTCATTTAACTGGATAGATTTTAACTGGGAGACTGACTGGGGTGCTCGAGCACCCATGGGAACAAAAGTGACGATCTCATTTGATTGCATCCACGATCTTCCGCCAGGGCTTGATGAGAGTGGTTACATGCGTGCTCCGACACATAACGTTGGCTCTGTTATGAATACAATTGCAGGCGACCCGTATGACGACCAGGGCACAATTTCACGCGCCAACTTCGCAAGACAAGGCGCATCTAGTGTGGTGAAGAAGTAATGGCAAGAAGTAGATACACATTTGTGAGTCGTTTTAATGATGGGCAAGGTATTGGCGCATGGCCAGGAAGCACATCGTTGTTCAATGCTGTGTTATCTGGCGTGCTTGAGGCAGATACAATTGTATTGACTCAAGGCCAGCGTCTCGACCATCTTGCGGGTCAGTATTACGGTAACGGAAGTTATTGGTGGGTCATCGCCGCAGCAAGCGGAATTGGATGGGCACTACAGTGTCCAGCAGGAACTGTTATTAAGATTCCAAAAAATTTAGATGCTGCATTAAGCATAGGACGATAAAATGGCAGTTCCACCAGATCTAAAGAATTCTAACTTTACACCCACATCTGAATTGCAAGACGCTTATTTGTCTTTGAGGCAATTCTTAACTTTAAGAACTAATGAAGAAATATTTTTATTATCAAACAATTCTGATTCTATTAAAACTCAAGTAGATGATACTCAAAATGGAAAATCACTTGCGATGTCGACAATTATGTCACCCGATGGTGCTTTTTTAAGTAAAGATATGCCTAAGATTTTACAGGAATTAGGTTTAAAACCTGACGGTATTTCCGGACAGATGAGTACAGACGTTGGAGATATTAATGTCTTTGGCGCAACTGACACAGAGTACGGACCTAACTTGTTTAAAGTTTTTGAAATCAACCCAGCAGCATTTGATGTTTCTAATCTTGTTGCTAGAGACCAGAAGTTGTCATATCAAAGTGAGATTAGTAAACAAATAGTTGCCCTTAACGAGAAAGCCAAGCCAATTAGAGAAGAACGAGATAAGCTCGAGGAAAAGAAAGAAGAAGACAGAACACAAGAAGACAAAGATAGAATTGATGAATTAAACACGCAGATAGGAAAAATTAACGATCAAAGATCTAAACTTGTTCAAGAATCAGGTAAAGCATTTGAGGATGCCGCTAGATTTACCGGAGAGCGGCAAAGATCTGTCATTAGGAATGATAAACAAGACTTAGTTTCTCTTTATAGACATAAATCAAAATATCTAGATCCAGCATCGGCATCCTCAGATTATTGTAATGTTTTTTTTAACGCAATTGATAGCATTAATCTGTCTTTATGCGTTCCTTATTTTAGAATGAACATTATTGACCGTTTTGCAAAGAAGAAAGGCAGGCTTTCTAAGCTTTCTCTTTCATCATTTTTAAATCAAAGTGCCGGTGTAACAGAAGATAAGATCTTTTATGAAGCAATGCCTTTTACATCAAACGAATCTACTAGGATAGCAAAAAAATTAAAAAGTGGCAAAGTTGTGAGCATGGAATCATTTTTTGCACCACAAACATTGCTTCCTGATCCTACAGAAATTCTTTCCAATCCACGAAGACTTGACACCTCAGTTCCACTTTTATCATTAAATAGTTTTAGCATAGGAATAGAAACAGTCGGCATTGCGCTTATGTCAAAAAAGACCGCTGATTTGTCAATTACATTGCATGATAGATCAAGATTATCAGATATCTCTCCTCTCGTCTCAGTGGGAAATTTTTCATCATTATATTTTGAAATTGAATGGGGCTGGATACATCCGCATGGAGATGCTAAGTCTGACAATGCAGTTGCTCGATTCTTAAATAATTTACGATACAAAGAGATATTTTCACCTGTTTCTTATAACATGACCATGGGTGAAAATGGATCTATGAATATCAATATAAGATTAATTGGGGGCACATCGATTGATGCAGTCAATGGCTCAATCTTAAACGGTGGATTTTTAACAAGAGCATATGCATCACAGATGCTTGATCGGTTGATAAAATCTGAAATACGAGATGAGCAAGGAGAAGAGGCGGCTACAGAAGAAATTAGAGCTGTAACTAAAGTTCTTATTGATCAGTCAAGGACAGCAGACATGATTGATCGATCTTTTGCTGATAGAATCTTTCGATATGTTGATAACGTTGATAGATCAAGTGTCGAACGAGCACGCTTAATCGAAGATTTAGTGCAAATCTTGAAAGAAGTTGATTATTATAAAAATGAAGAAATATTTAACATTCTTAAAAAGAATTTGCCTAAAATTGAAAAATTTGCGCCTGCAGCCGATAATTTTCAAAAAATTAAGAAAAAATATGGAGATTTGATCAAATCAGAAGATTTTACATCTGTTGGCGGCTACCTTGCACTACTTGTCGGTATGCCTCTTGCAGCAACTGGTCTTTATTCAGAAGTTCAAATACATACATTTAAATTTAATCATGAAGCGGGTGCAATGGCAGACACCCAAATCAGCGATGCACCCATTAGAATACAAGATGTTTTTAAACATCCAGACCAGCCAGGATCATTGTCAAAAAACACAAGTGTATCAAATGCATTGGCACTATTAGGAAATTATCTTAGCAACCCAAAGCAACCGCTTTACGAGATTGCAAGTGAAAATGTATTTAACCAGATCAAAGTTGGTGATAGCACAAAAGAGAGCAAAGACCCAGTCAGTGCTGTAGATGAAAATGCTGTTTCTGCTGCAGAAACTTTTGAGAAACCAGAAGGCTTTACGACACCAAATATCAGATACATAGTCAGAAGCGTACCTGCTAAAGAGTATTATGATGATCAGGCGGGAGGCAGCACCAATACGCAGTCTATCGCAAATTATGTAATTAATTCAGAAAAGTCAGTAGCACAAATCATAATTTATGATGCAAATTCATCACCAAATTTTGACAAGATTATTGGTGCTTATTCTTACTCAAAATTAAAGGGTAAAGACGGTAAAAAGATCACACCAGATTTTGCTAAAGAAATTTTTAAAAAATCTTTTCCATCCATAATTTATGGTGCAGCTAATTCTGTCTTAAAATCTGTCAATGTTTCAACAGATATTAATAATACTATTGCACTGCAAAATATCATAGATATGGGCAAGGACATTTATTTAGCGCGTAGTAAGTCTGATTCGTCAACTGATGTCGGTGAAATCTCTCTTTTCCCAGGATCAGTAACTGTAAACATGGTTGGATTGCCCATTATAGAGCGAGGTCAAGAAGTCTACCTTGATCTTGGCACAGGCACAACACTCGATGCACTTTATTATGTCACATCGGTTAAGCATGACTTCCGACCGGGAGATTACACAACAAGTCTTACATTGACCTACAAGGGCCAGGGTTCTGTGATGAGTTTGACAACCATGCTCAAGCAGTTCAATAATACGCAGCCAAAAGACCAGAAAGCAGAAATTGTAGAGAAGCCCAAGGAATCTGCACCAACAAAAACAACCGAAAAGGCACAAGCACAAGAATCAGATTCACAGAAAAATCTTCTAAGAAAGATAGATGCAGAACAAGCATCACGCCAAGCAGAATTCTCCAATAAACTAGAAGCAGAAAATGATGCTGCTCGTGCGCAAGCATACGCCAGGTCTTTAAAAAGATCTCCATAAAGATAGCATTTTCTTATTTAACAATATTGTTCAATTGTTTTGTGCATGGTAAGTTTTAACCATGCACAAAAATGATGTGGTTGTTATCGACAGGAAATATCTTGGAACAGCTAGCAACCTCCAGGTGAAAAAAGATTGCATTTCCTTTTGTGATGACCAAGACACAAGTGACAAGTGGGTGTGGTCTCTTGACAACACATTTAATAGCTTGCGTCATATTGAACTTGTGACTGGATTCAAGGTTGGGTCACAACCTCCCAAAGCACACGATGCAGCATGGACAGCACTAGGTGTATCACCTCCATGGGCGCAGGCATTGCCACCGCATGTCTTCAAAACATGGCTACAGAAATTTACCAGAGAGCTTCTGGATCTCCGAGACCAATGGGCTGACAGTTACTATGGCAATGAATTTCAAGTTCAACAGAGATTACTGCAGAAATTGCAGCAGCCTTTTGTTGATGTGTCTGTCATTAAACGGATTGATGACGATCGAATTAGAGCATTTGAGCCCGATCGCAACGGGCTTGCTCCTAAGTCAACATACGATATTTGGTCATCAGTAACAGGTCGAATGTCGATCGAAACTGGACCCAATATTTTGACGTTGGACAAGAAGTATCGAAGCATCTTTAAAAGTAGATTTCCTGACGGTGAGATTATCCAAATTGACTTCTCGTCGCTTGAGCCTAATACTTTCTTAGCAATGCAGGGAAAGCAATTCACTAGTGATGCGTATTCTTGGGTTGCATCGCAGATTGATGTTAGTGTTCCTCGCGATGTTCTAAAAGTTGCTGTCATGTCGGCGCTTTATGGAATGTCACCGTCCAATTTTGCCAAGAAATTTTCTGATATTCCTGACGCAAATGATCTTCTATTTCAAGTTCGTGATGCTTTCGGCGTCGACAAGATGAATAAACACTATCGCGAGCAGCTAGACGCAGAAGGACATATCACGAATCACTATGGGCGAATTATCAAGTGTGATAAATCATCACCACTTGTAGCACATGCAGTTCAATCAACTGCTGTAGATGTTGTCTGCCAAGGATTTACAACACTTCTTGATGAGTTTGCAGAAGACAAACTTGATATAGTTCCGCTTTATTTGATTCATGACGCGCTGATGATCGATGTCACACCACACGCTAAACTGCACTTGCAAGAACGCCTAAAAAACGGCGTGCATATTGCTTCGCTTGGTTGTACAATGCCCCTCAAATTGAAGACAATTGATGCATGAGCACCGACAACCTAGAAAGCAACTATAATATTTTTGTCAAACTCACACAAAAGTGTGGCGATCGTAGCGAGGCACTTATGCGCCTCGTCGAGCAGCTTGGTGAGCGCCTGGCAATTTGCCCTGCGCACGACAGACGTGAAAGATCAACTGCGAAACCTGGCGGCCTAATTGAGCACAGTCTCAATGTGGTCAAGACAATGCGTGCAATTGAATCATCAGTCGGGTTTGGAGTCAATCCTGAAAGCATGATTCTTGTAGGTCTCTATCACGATATCGGTAAGGTGGGTGATCTTACGACAGATTACTATCTCGAGCAGACATCAGACTGGCATCGCGATAAAGCAGGCATTCTCTACACATACAATCCTGAGATGCCTAAAATGCCACATGCACATAGATCTCTTGCACTTCTGCAATCTGCGGGTGTTGTGCTCTCTACCGAAGAGTGGATCGCAATCGCATCAGCACAAGGACCATCTCTTGATGAGAATAAGTTTTATATCGGAGGAGAGACCCCGCTCACTCTACTAACTCAAACTGCAATTCGGATAATCTCGCAAAAAGAGAAGGTAGGAGATACTTAGTACTTGTGAGCAAGTCGCAAGAATCTAAATCAGGTTGGTATTCCGGTCGCACAACGGGCGTTCCCGTCGCTGGTGCTATCGGAGGCGGGGACGATTTCGCGCAGAGAATAGCCAAGCCATATGTACCAGGGCGGCCCTCACAGGGTGGTATGAGCACGAGTGCTGATACCACCTTTTCGATTTCGATGGGAAGGTCAGTGCCAGATCCACAGGAAGATGGAATGGACAGCTTTAACATCGACGACCTCAAGACTAGCAAGCTCCCCGGCCCTAGAAAACTTCCAAGATGGCTTAAGCTAAATAAGAAGCAGTACTTTCAGCGCCCATTAAGTGAGATGCTTAGTAATGATGAAGATGATATGATTTCTGATCATGAAGAGCTTGAAGCAGATCTTGAGGAATTTTCAGGAGCGGGAGCCGTCGCGGGCTACGTCGAGCCACTCCACGGTCCGGGCGGCCCCGCTCAATCACGTCGTAAATTCTACGATCGTATGGCTAAACCTTATGGCGCAAAATATTTGCAGGATCCACTGAAAACAGCAAAAGGTCGCCCATAATTATAAAATGAAGCGTTGGATCGTATGATACCTTCGCTTCCCTTCTAAGCTTAAGAATACTCTTTCACCTAGAAGTTAAGCATTAACTATTAAACATTAAGGACATCGCTATGAGTATCAACTTCGACGCACTACGCAAGCGTCTCGACAATCTGTCTGGCAACAACAAGAAGAGCTCTTCCTCCTGGAAGCCCAAGGAGGGCGAGGAGTACACGATCCGCCTCCTCTCGTTCCCCAACAATGAGGGCCAGCCCTTCAAGGAGCTCTGGTTCTATTACAATATCGGCAACAATCCCGGCCTTCTTGCTCCTTACCAGTTTGGCAAGGCAGATCCCATCCAGGACCTGATCAACAAGCTCCGCGATGAGGGTACCAAGGAGTCCTACGAGCTCGCGAAGAAGCTCTACCCAAAGATGCGTTGCTACGCTCCAGTCGTCGTCCGCGGCGAGGAGGACAAGGGTGTCCAGATCTGGGCGTTCGGCAAGCAGGTTTACCAGTCACTTCTGGCCATCATGCTTGATGAGGACTACGGCGACATCACTGATCCTGAGAGCGGTCGAGATGTGAAGGTTCGTTGCTTCAAGCCCAATGGCAAGAAGTACACTGAGACCGAGGTTATGCCTCGTGGTAAGTCTTCTTCTCTTACTACTAATGCAGCAACTGCTAAGCAGTGGACCAGCAACATTCCAGATGTCTCCAAGATGTTTGATCTGAAGTCTACCGACGAGCTCACAAAGATCGTTAATGACTGGATTAACGGTGGCATGCAGGACGGCGACGGAACCTCCCGCGGCGGTCCAGCCGTTGCAGATGATGATGACACCGCCACGACCACAACAGCTCAGAAGACTGTAGCAATGTCTGGCACAGCAAGTGGCACAAAGAAGAGCGGCAATTACTCTTCGATTGATGACGCGTTTGAAGATCTAATGGGCGACTGATGGGTCAATAAGAACTAGGCGGGACGTGGGTTGTAATCTGGCTCACGTCCTGTTATAGTATTCACAGGAGAAAACATGGCAAGACCCCCTAAAGAAAAGAAGGCCGGTGACGAGCTCGGTGGAGATTTTACTGCTGAGCTTATTTCGTCGCTTAACAAAGAGAACGGTTCAAGAATTGCTTATAATCTAGCAGAAGATGAGTCACCCACTCATGTTAAAAGCTGGGTGTCGACAGGCTCTACGCTTCTTGACTACATCATTTCTAATCGTAAAAATGGCGGATTACCTGTCGGACGTATTATTGAGATTTTCGGCCCACCATCAATTGGTAAATCTCATATTGCCACGCAGATCGCACGTTCAACTCAACAGATGGGTGGAATTGCAGTCTATATTGACACTGAGAATGCAACATCTGTAGAAAATCTACAAGCATTGGGTGTTGATGTTACTAAACGATTTGTCTATGTCGATACGCACTGCACCGAAGATGTCTTTGACACGGCAGAGAAGACAATTCTAAAAGCGAAAGCAATGCAGAAAGATGTTCCAATTACGATCATCTGGGACAGCGTTGCTGCATCTTCACCGAAAGCAGAGTTGCTAGGTGACTACGACAAGGAGACAATCGGTCTTCAAGCACGCGCGATCTCAAAGGGCATGCGTAAGATCACAGGCGTTATCGGCGACCAGAATGTGTTGATGATCTGCCTAAATCAGATTCGAACAAAGATCGGCGTTCTTCACGGTGATCCAACGACTGTGCCAGGAGGTATGGCAATTCCATTCCACGCATCAGTCCGTCTAAAACTTGGTGCAGGACAGCAGATCAAGAATAAGAATGACGATGTCATCGGCATTAATGTTTCTGCAAAAACCATTAAGAATAAGGTCTCACCTCCCTTCCGAACTGCTAATTTCCAGATTCACTTTGGTAAAGGTATTGTTGAGCATGAGGAGATCTTTGATGTTCTTCGAGATGCAGGTGAGCGCCAGATCGGTGACAATATCATCTGTGTATCAGGCACGACTGCATGGAAAGTTTTCACTGTAACTAATGTCGTAAGTGGAACAACACTCATTGAGAAAAAATTCCACAAATCAGACTTTGGTGATATGCTAAAAGATCCACAGTACAAGGCTTATCTTGAGGATCTAATCGATGCTGTCATGGTGAGAACAAAGGATGATGCAGACCTTGTTGCAGCCGGCGACGAGGAAAATGAGTGATCTGAGTAGATCGCAAACCGTGCTGCTGGTGGACGCGATGGGCCTTTACTTGAGGCACTTCGTCGCCCACCCAGCAATGGGTAAAGATGGGCAGCATGTTGGTGGAATTGTAGGATTTTTGCTTGATCTAAAACGTATAGTTGAGAAATACAAGCCCAATCCTGTTTATGTCATTTGGGAAGGCGGTGGATCGCCTCGCCGGCGTGCAATCTATAAAGACTACAAAAGTCATCGTAGGCCCGAACGTCTTAATCGATTTTATGAAAATGATATTCCTGCCACAGTAGCAGATCGTGACAATCAGATTAAAACGCTTGTTAAGCTACTAAAGCTGACACCCATCTGTCAGATTTATGTGCCCGATTGCGAAGCTGATGACGTGATCGGCTATATGTCACGTTATCATTTCAAAGATGCACTGAAGATAATCCTATCAGCAGATAAAGATTACTATCAGCTAATATCTGAGGGGTCTATCATCTATTCACCCACATGGAAGAAACTGATACAAGAGCAAGAGGTCATCGAGCGTTTCGGTGTGCATCCTGTTAATTTTGCTCTAGCAAAAGCTGTATGTGGAGATGATTCAGATAATATTCCTGGTGTGGATGGCGTCGGATTTAAAACACTTGCTAAGCGCTTTCCTAATCTTGAAAATGATGAAGAAGTATCTTTAGAAGATCTTTTGACAGAAGCAAGGCAAAAGGTTGAATCAGGTTCTAAAGTTCAAGCTTACAAGAATATTGCAGATAATGAAGTTCTCATTCAACGCAACTTGTCACTTGTCTCACTAGATACAGCAAATTTGGCAGCTTACCAAATTGAGCGAATTAATGGCATCTGTGATAATTTTAAGCCTACACGCAATAAGATTGAGTTTATACGGGCCCTACTTCATGAGGGCATACAAACCTTCAACGTCGATCAATTTTTCCTAGCGTTGTCTCACATTCAAACGAGTTAACATGCACGACCCGCATTTTAAGCAGTACGGCAAGCAGTTCCAAGAAAAGATTTTTCAAGGATTGCTGACTGATAGATCATGGGCGACACAAATGATTGAAATCATGTCTCCCACTTTCTTTGAGCTCAAGTATCTCCAGTACTTGACACAGAGATACTTTGATTATTATCAGAAATATAAAGACTTTCCTACACTAAGCCTTCTGGTCACAATTATTCGTGATGACCTTAAAGAGGGTAAAGATGTAGTTCTGCGTGATCAAATTGTCGAATTCTTGCAGAGAATTCGTGTTAATCCTGACATGGGCGATGTCCAATATGTCAAAGATAAGACACTTGATTTCTGCAAGAAGCAGGCAATGAAAGAAGCACTTGAGAAAGCAGTTGAGATGATTGCAACTGATAATCTTGATTCTGTCATGGATCTCATGAAGAATGCACTTTCTGCCGGCACACCTGCAGCAATTGGTCATGACTTCTTTGAAGACACAGAAGCACGGTTCATTCGGACGCGACGTCTAACATGCCCAACAGGCTTACCGCAAATTGATGCACAAGATGTCCTCAATGGTGGTCTAGGACGTGGAGAGCTAGGTGTGGTTATCGCACCAACAGGCGTCGGTAAGTCACACTTTCTTGTTCAAATGGGTGCGGAGGCATTGCGTGCCGGTAAAAATGTCGTTCACTATACCTTTGAGTTATCTGAAACAGCCGTTGGTCTACGTTATGACTCTAATCTCTGCGAAATCCCAAGCAGCGACGTCATCGACAGAAAAGAAGAAGTAATTGAGTTCTATAAGAATAATTCACTGGGACGCTTGATCATTAAGGAATATCCAACAGGAACACCTTCTGTTCAGACGCTTCGAAATCACATTGAGAAACTTCTGCTCAAGTCTTTCGTGCCAAGCGTCATTGTCATCGATTACGCAGACATTATGAAGTCTTCACGTAAATTTGATTCACTTCGACATGAACTAAAGCTGGTTTACGAAGAGCTTCGAAACATGGCAATGGATCTCAATGTTCCAATCTGGACAGCGTCGCAGGCAAATCGTGATGCATCTAATTCAGAAATCGTTGGTCTTGAGAACATGTCTGAAGCATACGGCAAAGCAATGGTTGCTGACGTAGTTCTGTCGATCTCACGTAAACCTAACGAAAAAGCAACAGGTGCCGGACGAATCTTTGTTGCCAAGAATCGTGCAGGTCGTGACGGAATGCTTTACCCAATGCAGATTGACACTTCTATGTCAAAATTTAGGCTCATGGACACAAATGAAATGTCTGTTGACGATGTTGTCAAAGCTGACGGTTCAAGCATGAAGAAGCTTCTCAAAGAGAAGTGGGAAGAGATTAACGGTAAATAAATGCGAGTTATTGTAAGAGAGGAGTCTTATTATGTCTTTGAATGATAAAGTCGTCGAGTATTTTGGCGGCGATGATCTTGCTGCTGACGTTTTTAACAAATATGCGCTACGCGATGTCGATGGAAAGCGGCTGGAGACACTGCCGACAGACACATTCCGACGTCTTTCAAAAGAATTTGCACGCATCGAGGCAAAATATCCTAATCCAATGTCAGAAGATGAGATTTTTTCTCTTCTAGACGGTTTTAAGAAAGTCGTCCCACAGGGCTCACCCCTCTCTGGCATTGGCAACCCATATCAGCTGCAGTCTCTGTCAAACTGCTTCGTTATCGATCAGCCACATGACTCTTACGGCGGCATTCTTTTTGCCGACCAGGAGCAGGTCCAGATCATGAAGCGACGCGGCGGCGTCGGCATGGATGTCTCCAAGATTCGTCCTAAAGGCCAACCTACCACCAATGCTGCTCGAACCACTGATGGCATCGGCGTCTTCATGGAACGCTTCAGCAACTCTACACGTGAGGTTGCACAGGGCGGTCGACGAGGAGCTCTCATGCTCACCATCGACTGCAGACATCCCGAGATCGAGACATTCATCGACATCAAGCGTGACCTGAAGAAGGTGACAGGTGCCAACATCTCAATCCGGTTCACCGACGAGTTCATGCAGGCCGTCGAGAGTAACACGGGATTCTGCCTTCGCTGGCCTGTTGAGGCTCATCCGGAAGATGCTGAGATCGTGAAGATGGTCGATGCGAAGCAGATCTGGGACAAATTCGTAGATGCAGCTTGGACATCTGCAGAGCCCGGTGCACTCTTCTGGGATACAGTCGTTAATAACGGTATTGTTGACTGTTACAGCGACGTGGGATACAAGACGATCTCGACTAACCCCTGCGGCGAGATCCCACTTAGCCCATACGACTCTTGTCGTCTGATGGTTGTCAATCTCACAACATTCGTTTCAAATCCTTTCACACCGAATGCAAAATTCAATTATGACGATTTCATTTCGGTTGTAGGAAAAGCACAACGACTTATGGACGACCTCGTCGATCTTGAGGTTGAGTGTGTTGATCGCATTCTTGAGAAGATTGAGAATGACCCACAACCCAATAGCGTCAAGATGATTGAGAAGATGCTCTGGGCAAAGATTCGTGAGGCAGGTCTCAACGGCCGCAGAACAGGTCTTGGCATTACAGGCCTCGGTGACACGCTTGCAGCTCTCAATATTCAATACGGATCGCAGCTCTCAATTGAGACAACTGAAGCGATCTATCAGTATCTTGCAATGGGCGCACACAGGTCATCCTGCCAGATGGCAGTTGAGCGTGGAGCTTTCAAGGTATTCGACTACAACAAAGAGAAAGACCATCCATATCTTTCAAGAGTCATGAATGCATGTGGCGATGATGTTCTTAAGCAATGGCAAACAACAGGTCGTCGCAATATCGCGCTGACGACCACGGCCCCTGTCGGTTCAATCTCCTGTCTCACACAAACAACAAGCGGCATCGAGCCTGCGTTCCTCCTCTCCTACAAACGCCGCCGCAAGATCACGCAGGGTGACACAAAGTCTGTTGCTGACTATGTCGATCCGATGGGTGACAAGTGGCAGGAGTACACGGTCTACCATCACTGGTTCAAGAAGTGGATGGATGTCACCGGTAAGACAGATCCCAAGGAGAGCCCATACTGGGGCGGAACTGCAAACGATATTGACTGGTCAAAGTCGGTTGAGATTCAAGCAGCAGCTCAAAAGTGGATTGATCACAGCATCAGCAAAACTTGCAATCTTCCAAATTCAGCTACACGTGAGACAGTTAATGATGTCTATCTAAAGGCATGGAGAACTGGTTGCAAGGGCTTCACGGTCTATCGTGACGGTTGCAGAACAGGTGTTCTTGTTGCAACTGACGAGAAGAAAGATGAGAAGCCAAAGACAGCTGCTGATGTGCATCCAAAGCGCCCAAAGGAATTACCATGTGACATCCACCGTGTCGGTGTCAAAGATGAAAGCGGTAAGACACAATCTTGGATGGTTCTCGTAGGCCTCAAAGACGGCAAGCCTTACGAAGTCTTTAGCGGTCTAGCAAATCACATTGAAGTTCCAAAAAAGACTAAGGCCGGGACCCTGATCAAGAACGGCAAAGTTAATGGAATCTCCACGTACAATCTTCGAGTTCCCGTTGGTGCCGATGACGAGATCCTTTTCAAGGATGTTGCCAATCTGTTTGCAAATCCAACACAGGGTGCATTCTCTAGAACAATCTCTCTTGCGCTTCGACACGAAGTTCCAGTCAACTTTGTAGTTGACCAGCTCCAGAAAGACAAAGATTCTGATATGTTCACATACGCTCGTTGCATTGCACGTGTCCTCAAGGGTTATATCCCAGATGGAACAAAATCAACATCTGAAAAGAAGTGCAAAGAGTGCGGTAGCGATCAGGTCTTCTACATGGAAGGCTGTCTGACGTGCCAATCTTGTGGTTCTAGTAAGTGCTCGTAGTAAATTAACTCACACGCAGGTATAATAACTACATGAACATCATCACACGCGTTTCTCCTCTCATTAAGGAGTGCGAACTCCGCGCTCCTCCTATCGTCATTCGTGTCAACAAGTTTGACGAGGACTCTGCAAAAGAGTTTAACCAGCATATGTCCATTGCACAATGCTCGGGACAGAATGTCATTCCTGTCGTTATTGACAGTTATGGCGGTGAGGTATACTCACTCATGACAATGATTGATTCAATCAAGTCTTCTCGTGTTCCTGTCGCAACTATCGTAGAAGGCAAAGCCATGTCCTGTGGTGCAGTCCTGCTCACTTGTGGAGCACCTGGCATGCGCTATGCATCACCCCATGCTACGATCATGATCCACGAGGTTGCAAGCGGTAACCGAGGCAAGGTCGAAGAGATCAAGGCCGATGCCAAGGAGACCGATCGACTCAACGAGAAGATTCTCAAGATCATGGCACAGAACATCGGCAAGGACGAAGATTTCTTCCTTGATGAGATTCACACCAAGAAGCACGCAGACTGGTACCTTGAGCCTGAAGAGGCAAAGGAGATCGGTATTGTCAACCACGTCAAGGTTCCAGAGATGATGCTAACCGTGGACGTAAAGTACAAGTTTGAGTGATGCATAGAAAGGCAGAACTATTATTTAAAGTCATAGCGTGGAGAACATTCTCCATGTGCTATGGTTTTTCAATAGCCTACCTTTTTACAGGAAATGCAGGAGAGTCGGCGGGGATCGTGTTTCTTACCGGTTCTACATTGACTCTCCTGCAGTGGTTTTTTGAGATACTTTGGGACAAGTACGCAAGAGGAAGAATAAGACATGCCCTTTCAGGACAACACAGTAGAATTAGTCGGCTGGTACGGTGGCGACGAGACACACGCACTATCGGCGTGGACGAGCACGAGTCGGGATCTCACAGAGGAGAAGAAGTCACGAATCCCCTCTCTCCTGAAAATGCTGGCCGAGAATGGACATGAGACACCTTTTGAGAAGTCAAGTCTTCACTTTCTTGTGACAGTAGATACAGCAACACATATTCATCTTCTAAAGCATAGAATTGGCGTCTCAGTAAACGGCGAGTCTGCACGCTATAAAGAATTAAAGAGCGACAAGTACCTCGTTCCACGTGACTGGTCGCTTGAAGAGCAGACAAAATATATCGCTTTCATGGAAGACGCTTTAATGCGTTATCATGAGACTTTAAAGCGACTTGTTGACGGCGGCATGGATCGAAAGCGCGCTAAAGAATCTGCACGATTCTATTTGCCTTATGGTAATCAGGTTACAATGGACGTCATGTTCAACTGGAGATCATTCACACATTTTCTCGGCCTTCGAATGAAGCCTGATGCACAAAGAGAAGTGTGCTGGCTAGCAGAGGAAATGTTGCGTCAAGTTCGTGAAATTCCTGGTAATCCTTTTGAGCAGACAATTAACGCTTTCGGTTATTGAGTGATATTTACATACAGCGAGTGTGTAAATGTCGTTAAGCAATCCAGTTCTCGGCGAAGGATACGTTCCAGCGTATCAAATTTCTCCTATTCCATTTGTTACAGCATCATCTTTGAGTGTAGCACAAACAAAAAAGTATGATTTTACGTCAGTAACAAAGTCGCTATTTGTTCAAAATTTATCAAGTGCAGGCAATACACTTGCACTTTCATTTACAGAAAATGGATTAAAGCCCACTAACGGTAATTTTATTACACTTGGAGCAGGGCAGTCATTTTCACAAGACGTAAGAACATCAGTAATTTTTGTATCAGCATCGTTAGGAACACCAGCTTTTCAAGTATTTGCTGGTCTTACCAACATTCCTGTTAAAAATTTCTTAACCGTCACAGGATCAAATGGTTATTCTGGCGTTGGTTGATGTAAAATAAAGATTGTTACCCTATAATCTAGGTGATGACACCGCCTAGATCACCTTACAATCTCATTCAAGAGCAGGTTTACGATGATCCCTGGAGGGTCTTCGTAGCCTGCATTTTTTGTAATCAGACAAAGCGTCTAACATCAGAGCCCATCATGTGGGAATTTTGGAGTCGTTGGCCAACTGCATCAGATGCAGCTACAGCTCAATTCGAACACGTGCATGATCTGGTAAAAGATTTAGGATTAGGCATGAGGAGAGCAAGCGCACTCATTCGTCTATCTCAAGATTATTCAACCAAAGATTGGCAGAGCGATCCGAAAAAGATGCTATTCGGCGTCGGCGATTACGCTCTTGCAGCATATCAGATCTTTTGCTTGTGTCAGTGGGCTCAGATTCCTGAACCTAAAGACGGTGCTCTGAAGAATTACTGGAAGTGGATCAACAACGTTCAAGACTAGAGGAGGTGTACCATCCCTGAAGGACCAGAAGTTAAGATTGTTTCTGAATCGCTTGCTCGACAGATTGTGGGCAAAAGCATCACACGTATCAACTACTTGGGCGGTCGCTATGCTAAACATGGGCCACCTGACGGGCACACAGAAATTTCATCTGTGCTACCCCAGAATGTGTCTGTTGCATCTTGCAAGGGCAAGTTCATATACCTCACACTCGAGAATAATTGGGTGATCTGGAATACACTGGGTATGACGGGTGGGTGGTCGAAGACGAAGCAAAAGCACAGTCGTGCTGAGTTCGTCTTAGATGACGGATCATCTGTATTCTTCAACGATCCTCGCAACTTTGGCACGCTGAAGTATGTGCATGGCCTCGAAGCATTGCAAGAGAAGCTTGATGAGCTCGGGCCAGACATGCTTGCTGAGGACGTTAGCGATGAGCTGTTCATCTCGCGTATGCGTAAGAAGAATAGCCGTGTGATCACTGAGAATTTGATGGATCAAAAAGTAATTGCAGGAGTAGGGAACTATCTAAAATCAGAAAGTCTCTACTTTGCAGGAATCTCACCCATGAGAAATGTCAGCTCATTAACAGACGGTGAGCTTGCAAAACTTAATCACACTATTAAATCAGTGATACGAGCATCATATCAAACGGGTGGTGCTACGATCTACACTTTTCAAGGATTTGATGGTGAGAAGGGGCAATACAGTCGCCGCTTCGCAGTTTATAATCAAGATAAGGACCCAAATGGGAGAGATGTGAAATCCTTCACATCACCTGAGGGCCGAACAACATTCTGGGTACCAGAGGAGCAAACATGAATTACAGACTTTCAGATCAGACAATCGGGCAGATTGCAAAACTTCTACAGATCGCAATCATTACGGGAACAGATATCGTCGATAATCTTAGGACTATTCGACTTCGCACTGACGACGGCGGTGAGTTTCTTGATCCTACACCAGACTATCTTGAGAATTTTGAGAAGAATCTGAGCGCAATGATCGAGAATCTTGCAGATCAGACAAATAACACTACGAGTGAGTGATATGGACAAGCTTGATAGCATGTTTCAGATGCGCAAGGAGTTCATGGCAGCACTTTCTGCGCATGTACCCAATGCGTATCCGCAGCAGCCAATTGATCTAGGCAGTAAGAAGTCACAGCAGCATTTTAGAGATCTTGCGCTGCGAGGTGTCGAAGAAGTATTCGAGGCACTCCAGCACCTAAAGAATACGAAGCCGCATCGTGTAACAGAGATTAATGAGCCTGTTGATGTTGATGCTTTCAAGGAAGAAATGGTTGATGCTTTTAATTTCTTTCTAACATTGCTTATTCTTATGGATGTTGACGCCAAAGACTTATACGAAGCATTCCAGAAGAAAGACCAAATCATTCACGATCGAATTCGGAATAACTACTAATGAAATTCAAGAAGATGTTGAAGCGCCAGAGAGCATTCTCGAATCTGTTCTTTGACGCTGAGAAGTTTGATGATGTCAAACGAGAAGAAATGACAAAGTCATTCGCACTTGCACTTCACGGAGAAGTGTCAGCGCTCGTTAGCTCGATCAATTTCAAAGATCATCATGCAAATCGTAAAACTCCTGATCGCGAGAAGATTCTTTACGAGTCTGTTGATGTTCTTCGATATCTTCTTGCAATTATGAACACGTGGGGTTACACATCTGAAGAAGTCGATGACGCATTCAATGATAAAGATACATTCCTTCACATGCGTCACAAGAGCGAGACTGCTAAGTGGGACGGTCGACCCGTGCTTATTGTTGACGTTGATGACGTCATAGCACACTTTAGAAAAGACTACTTTAAGTGGCTTGAGAAGAAGTATAGCATCGAAATCCCACAGGACTATCCTGAGTATTACGCGTCTTCACCCCTGAAAGATAGGGGCATTAATCCCGAAGCAACATTTAAGGACTTCATTAGCGATCGAAAACTCCGCGACATTGAACCCATTGATGGCATGATTAATGTTCTTCAACGCGCACAAGAAATGGGTTACTGGATTCAACTTCTTACAGCAAGGCCAGACCAGAATTTAATCTGCCTGTACGACACGTACCACTGGATCAGCCAGATGAAAATTCCTTTTGATGGACTTGCATTTAGCGGTGAGAAGTATCGTTGGGTAGTTCAAAGCCCATTTTACGGCCATGTTGCGGCATGCATTGATGATTCACCTAAACACGCTGCCGAATATTCTTCGCATGGTTTGCTTGTATTTTCGCCAGCACTATCGTATAATACATCGTTGAGGGACGTAAAGAACGTCGTTCACTATAACAATCCAGATCAACTTCTAGAACAGCTTTCTAATCTCATTAAGGAAAACTCAAAATAATGCCACAGAATCTCGATCTCCAGCCCATCACTCTTCCCATGGCAATTCGTTTCGGCGAGGAGCCCACCACAGAGTTCGTCAACAGTCTTGATGCACTCAAGCTTGAGCTGGTTGATGCACCTGATCCCAAGTCTATTCGTCAGGCAGTTTACTGCTTCGTCAAGTCGACGTGGGCTGACCAGCATGTTCCTTACCGCGACGCAACAGATGCTGAGCTCTCTAAGACCATGGAGGACGTCTTCGCAGGTCGAGCTCTTCCAGCAGCAATGGAACTGATTGGTCTCACCTTCCTTGTGGGTGGTATCGACACACAGACTGTGACCCATCTCATCCGCCACCGCGCAGGTTCCTTTGCTGCACAGTGCACAGGTGACCGATGGCTTTCTCACGAGCGCAGCCTTGTCCCTGGTTCGATCCAGAACAGCCCAGAGTTCTACGCTCGCTGGCAGGCACATGTGCAGGAGGCTAAGCAGCTCTACACAGACATGGTCGATTCTAAGACCATCAGCCTTATGGATGCACGGCACGTTCTTCCTAAGTGCCTCGAGACCTTCTACTACATGCGCATGAATATTCGCGATGCATTTGCCTTCATCAAGCAGCGCCAGGACAAGCAGATCCAGCCTGAAGAGGATAACATGCTTGCAGCTCTCATGGCACGTGAGATCCTCAAGGTGTTCCCCGAGGCGCACGTCGCAATTAACCTCCGTGAGCCTGCTTGGCACTACATCAAGACGTTCCGAAATGGTACAGGCACGAACCTCTACTGGCCTGACGAGGATAGCGAGAAGCACCTCACATACCATCCGAATGATACGATCTATCAGGCAACTCGCGATGACATGAATGGTACTAGTGGTGGTGTTCCGCACTTCCGCAAGCTTTGGAATGAGACGCTCGCAGAGATTGACCAGCTCGTGGCTAATTATAAAGCGCGCTGAATTTTTAAAAGACTTCCAGGCGTTTTATAATCGCTAATGGATTGGTGAAATGCCTGCAGTTAGAGTCGTAGATGAACATCTATTAAGTCCTGTTCTCGTTTATTCGAGCTCCAATGGCGTCTTCCAGAATGAGTTAATTCTTGTTGTGGAAGACGGCCTCACGAAGGAGATAAACGAGAACCAACTCATTGTCAAAGGATTTACCTTTGACAATGATTTAACTGTTTCTCTTGCAGGCGGACGCTCTTTTGGGCGTTACGCCTCGGGAACAACGATACCTTCAACAGGAAAGACACCTGCTGAAGTTATTCAGATGGCTATTGTTGAACCCATTAATCCAACAGTCGAACTCACATCTCCTACGACAATTGCATTTAATCAGACAACAATCGATAATATTCTGAATTTCTCGCATACAATTAACACGTTAGGTGGAACTGTAGCAAGTGCAGAATTACAGTGGCGCCGCGGCAGTGCAGGTGAATGGATAACATTATCATCTGATACAAGCCCAACTGGCACATTCACACATTCACTAGACGATACAAGTTACAATACAAGCTCATTCAATTACTTGTACACAGTAACAGACAGTTCAGGCGCATCTTCCACTGCAACAATTAATATTGTTCCCGCTGCTTATATTGTGCCTACGATCGCATTTACTGTGAGTGCGCAAACAAAGACAACGCCAGAGACGAATACTAAGCGGGAATCCGGAAATATTTCATCCCATATTACGGGAACGATCACAAGAAATTCTGTCAATACAGATCTGATTTACTACACACTGCAGTGTCGCATTAATAACACGGGTGTGTGGAATGATATTGTAACGCCTGTTTGCGAGTCGAACTCAACAGAAATCATTGCAATTGACCACAATGATCAAGCATTTTTAGGTGCAGCAAGCATTGCGTATCGAGTCGTCGTAACAGATACGTACCAGGCAGATCATGGTACACAAGTTGCATCCTCAATTGTTACGGTTAATTTCGTGAATCAAGTTTATTATGGTCCGTCAAGTAGTCTACCAACAAATTCAGACAGCATAAGGGCTCTTGCAAATCATCAATTTGTAGATGTTGCTGGCAATATAACACTCAACACGGGCAATGCAGACAGATTCTTCACAATTGCGCTTCCTACGGGCTCAACGGTCGCTAGCGTAATTGATCTTGATGCGCTCAATGCAAACATCACGAACAATTATATTTTAACGAATATTGATCTTATCAATGCCGGTGGCGTTGCAACGCAGTATAACGTCTATACAATGACTAATGCAATTCCATATAGCGATAATCATCGTCACCAGATCACGAGGCACTGACTATAGATGGCATTGACACAGGGATTGCAGCTTCCATTCGGCGTTCAACCCGTCAACCCAGTTCCGGTTGATGCATGGTCAGGCCCGTATGTTGCTGAAACAGCACAGGAAGCAATTGACATTGCTAATGCTGCAATCACACCTGCAATTCGTTTTCAGTCGATGGAAGTACGGCTTATCATCAAGGGTGTCTCACACAAGTATTGGTACCGAAACGGTGTTGCTGATACCGATCTCGTTCCTTTTGCAGCATCAGGTACAGGCAGCAGTGGCTACCTAAATGAGATCGTCTTCAATGAGCACGTGGCGACAGCGCCTGACCAAATTGGACTTTTCTTCAGCCTTGCCTCAGAACCCTCAAATCCTGATACAGTGCAGCTCTGGCTGAACGGTCAGCTGCTTACAATTGGTGAAGACTACACCGTCAACGGCCGCACAATACAGATGTTGACGGAACCTTTGCTTCCGATCGACAAGCTTATTGCATCATATTCTCGTCCTGTCGTATTGAAGCAATATGCGTTCGGTGAAAGACAGCTTCCATCAAATAATCAGATTACACTTAATAATGTGCCCACGTCAAATAATGACGTGATGATCTTTTTGAACGGTCAGCTGCTGACACGTGGTATCATGCCAAATGATAATGACTATCATATTGATATGCGTCAAGTGACTTTTAATCATAATGTCAGCACAACAGACGTGATTCTGGTTACTTACTCTTATTCTTAAAGATTTCGTCAAGATCTCGATGTGTCTGATATTTAGACATATCAGTTTACGAGATCATAATGACAACATACACTACAACCGATCTGTCCCTTGCTGCATTCTTAAAGTTGCGTGGTCTAAAACTGCTTAGCGCATCAAAAGAGGGAACTGGTAGATTCCAGTTCGTCTTTGAAGATGATGGCCGTGCAGATGTACTTGCACTTGACTTTACCAACAGTGAATTCTCAGCATATGACGCAAACCTTCGTGCACTTAAGAAGATGATTAATTCACGAGCAAAGTAAAATTTATTTTTAATATCACAAAATATTTTTGAATAAATTTTCTAGTCGTGTATATATAGACATGTCGGCGCGGCGCAAGTCGCGGCTTCGTTAGAGATGATGTTAGGGGACGCGCAATGGCGACATGGTGTCCTCACTGTGCGTCAAAAGTTAAACTCTAATGGAGTAAATCATGTCAGTAACAAAAATCAGCCAGAGCCAGATCAAGGGCACAGGCAAGGCAGACCTCGGTTCAGAGCTCTCAGCAGTTGAGCTTGCTATTAAGAACGCAGTCGGTGGTGCCAACTACGAGTCCGTTGCTGAGCTCAACCTCACCGCAATCAGCGGAATGATCAGCCGTGCACCCGATGGCAAGCTTGAGTTCGACGTAAATGTCGACGCAAAGAGCCATGACATCAGTAACATCAGCAATCTCTCTGCAAACGTTGGTTCATTCGTAACCACACACGCAGGAATGGTTGACGGCTCAACAGCAACCTTCGCAACCACACACGCAGGCGCACTCGACGCATCAAGCGCACAGGTCAACGGCCCCCTCGGCGTCACCGGTAACTCCAACCTCGGCGGCAACGTCAGCGTTGGCGGATCCGTTGTGATCGCTGGTGGACTCGACGTCCAGGGCGCAATGACCTACCTCGAGACCCAGGACCTCAAGGTCAAGGACGCAAGAGTCGTCATCGCTGACGGCATCACCAGCTTCCTCGGCGGCGAAGGTTTCTACCTCGGTTCTGAGTCCGGCTCACACAAGCTCGTGTGGGATGCTCTGACAAGCCGCTGGGCACTTTCTGACGGTCTCAAGTCAGTCGACTTCAAGGCCGGCGGCAAGACCCTCGTGGACAGCACAGGCGTTCACGGTGACGCCGCAGGTCTCAAGATCGACGGCGCAGGCGTTGTGCAGTTCCAGGACCAGTTCATGCCAGGCCCCATGGACCTCAGCAAGACCGGCGAGTTCGCAGACGTCTTCGGCCCCCAGAAGTGGGCAGACGGCCTCGGCCTCATTGGCGCCCTGAACAAGGCACGCAGCGATGCATACAACTACGTCGACACCAACTACGCCGACCTCGCTGCAGACCTCGCAGCTGAAGTTGCTCGCGCAGAAGGCGTTGAGGCAGGCCTCGCACAGGACATCGCAGACGAGGCAGCAGCCCGCGCAGCAGCCGACGTTGCACACGACGCAGCAATCTCCGCCGAGATCGCTCGTGCATCAGCAGCAGAGGCCCAGATTTCTTCTGACCTCTCAGCAGAGATCGCCCGCGCAACAGCAGCCGAGGCTTCAATCTCTGCTTCTGTCACAGCTGAAGTTGCTCGTGCAACAGCCGCTGAAGGCGTCCTCACCACCAACCTCGCAGCCGAGGTTTCACGTGCAACTGCAGCAGAAGGCGTGCTCACCGCAAACCTCTCAGCTGAAGTAAGCCGTGCACAGGCAGCCGAGGCGGACCTTGCTGCAGACATCGCAGCACTCGAGATCCTCGAGGGCAACCACTACGGCGAGCTCTCAGCAGCAATCTCTGCTGAGGTTGTTCGTGCAACAGGCGCAGAGACAGTTCTTGACAACAAGATCACTGCTGAGAAGAACCGTGCAGAAGCTGCAGAGCTCTCACTCGACGGCAAGATCACAACTGAGAAGAACCGTGCAATGGCAGCTGAGGCTGCTCTTTCCACAGACATCTCTGCTGAAGTTGCTCGCGCAACAGCTGCAGAGGGCGTTCTCACACAGAACTTGGCTGCCGAGGTTTCTCGTGCAACAGCTGCTGAAGGCGTTCTGACTGCAAACCTCGCAGCTGAAGTTGCTCGCGCAACAGCTGCAGAGGCTGCTCTAACAACTGCAATCAGCGATGAGGCAGCTGCTCGTATCGCTGGCGATGCAGATCTCCAGGGACAGCTCGACACCCTCAAGGGCAAGATTGCAACCCAGGCAACACGCATCTTCGTGGCAGTGATCCCCAACGGTGCAGACCTCGCCATGGACAGCGACCTCACCGGTTACGCTGGCAGCGAGTTCGTCATGCCCGCCGGCAAGAATGCTGTCAACTACGACATGTACCTCAACGGTCAGCAGATGATGTGGAACCAGGACTTCGTCTTCGTCGGCGGAAAGGTCCAGTTCAAGTTTGCCCTCAAGGCAGGCGACGTGGTCCGCTTCCGCGAGTTCTAGTAGCTCGCGGTTTAGACCGCATGTCTCTTGATTGAGACACAACTTTGGGCCGCATACGCAAGTATGCGGCCCATTTTTGTGATATTTATATTAGGAGACACAAACATGACACAGATTCTCATCGGCATTCTCATCTCATATGTTACAGGCGGTGCAGCTTTTGTAGGATACAGCGTTCTAGAAATTGACACGCTCCAACGTCAAAATGAGCTCACACGCGATAAAAATCTCAAGAACACCATCGCATCCCAGGCAAAGTCACATTTTGATGACATTCGCGGAGCATGGAAATGGCCTGTTATTCTTGTCAAATCTGCAATTACAGCAATCAAATGGGCAAAGACTCTTTGAAATAGATAACTGACGTGGATACCTCAAAAAAGCTTAAGAAATTAACTCTAAAATTGCAATATCTTCGTGCAGAACTTGCTGATCACGAAGATAATCACGCGCATGCTAGATGGGAGTTAAGTAACGCTATTTTTGAGGTATTCGCGCGCGCGGGCAAGCAAATACAGCCCGCAACACAGAATGAGAATCAAGTTGATTTGCCTACACCCGACGAGCACAATGATGTAAATCTGGATGTAGATCTGAAAAAGATAGTTAGAAAAATTGCGCTTAAAACGCATCCTGATCGAACATCTAATCTTCCAGATGAAGAAAAGGACTATCTTGTGTCGCTGTATAGAGATGCAATGGTAGCTGCAGCAGCAGGCGATGAAGGAAGAATAATAGAAATTGCGATTGAAATTGGCATCGACATTGATCTTGACGATGAGCGGCACACGAAGCCGTTAGAAGTTCTTACTGACGATCTTGAAAAGAAGATTGAATCACTCAAAAAAACAGCAGAGATCTCGTGGTTTAATCACAGAGAAAAAGATGATATCAGATGTAATATGCTGCTTGCTATTGCACAAAATATGAATCTTGCAATTGATAGAAATTTAGCACTTGATATTGTTCTTTGGGTCAAATCAGGCTGCCCAAATGGCACACAATATGTTAAAGTTGAAAGGCCCAAGCCTACAAGAATTTGGGAAAAGAGAAAACCCGGCACACGGCCTGAACGTATTAGACGTTGATGTTTTAAAAAACAAATTTGCGTTATAGATTAATGTCATGGATAAAATTTTACTTAATGACGTTTTGGCTATTGGGAAGTCATATGCTTCATCACAAGATGAAGCTAGAACAACTGCAGCAAAATCGTTAGAAAAAGATGTACTTGCACATGACACACTAAATTCACTGCAGAAGAAAATGTCGGCCTTGATTAAGGCATGTAGAAAGTCATGTTTAGGAAAGTCCGCAGAAGAACGTGAGATCATCATGTGGACTACGATAGATAAGCTGGAAGAAACTGCACAACAAGAAGTTACACAACTTCGTGACAAGGCGCTTCTTGCTAAGGGAAAAGCGGATGCTGCCGAAGAAGCACTCAGCACATTTAAAATGCAATGGGATGCCTCAATAGCAGATCTTAAGCGTGTCGAAGAAGTTGTAGAGTTGATCAAGGATGGGCAAGAACCTGTCAATGGGCGTAATAGAAAGCCGGGAGAGCGCCCAGAAAAATTGGCCGTCGTTCGCCGCGCTGCCCAGGAAGTTAAAGAATCACAGCAAGACGGTGATTGATTATGTCATCAACGCTTGTTAAAACAGTCAATTTTGGTGTGATTAAAGCGGGCCGTCAGGAATCTGTGGGCTATCGTCTGATTGATAGCATGGGGTTGACAGTTCAAGAAAGATCACAGACGGGTGTCTATGAAACATACCCAGGAACAGGAATTTATGCAGCAAGCATTGAATTTCCAGATGGCTTTACGGGCACGATCTTGTGGGATCTCGATGATACCAGGCCTGCTTACGCAGCAGAAGAATTCAATAATTCTGTTAATGGCACGGGAGTCAGTCATCAAGTCGATGAAGTTACAACGCAGGTCAACGTCGTTACTGATCAATTAACAGATCTTGCAGACGAGATTCGATTTATTCGTGGCATGACAGCAGGTCGCTGGACACTTGATAAGAAGTATTCCACCATGACGTACTACGATGAAAGCGGTAAGAATGTTCTTGTAACGTATGAAATGCTCGATGAAAATGGCAAGCCATCAATTGAGTCTGTCTACGATAGAAGAATTAAAGAAGCAATACCCATGATTAGAAGCCTATCAGATCAGCAGACTATTATCGCAACTCTACAAGCCTCAGGCTCAATCTAGGCATGAAAGTAAGATTTTCGCCGTTACGATTTCTTACTAGAGGATTCGGTGGACCTGCTGCAGTCATCATTACGGGTGGTTTGCTCACATTTCCAATTATCGTCGATGACATGCGACGTGCAGTTGGGCGTGCTGACAAGAGTAGAGATCAATTTGAATTTGTTGATGAATTTGATGTTTATAAGATAACTGCGATGCTAGCATCAATTAACGAGAATCCTCTAAATAACGTCTTATACAATAAGATGACAAAGTTAATTTTTGAGAAAAAGATCGATATCAATGTTGATTTGATAGAAAAGACAGTGAAGAAAAGCGATCCATACAAGATAGTTATTGGTGAGTACAAGATTAAACGAGGATACGATGAGTGATATTTCCCTTTATCTCGATCAAGACAATGAACTTCGGTTCAACGTGTCTATCGAGGGTTCGAAACCTGGCACTCCAAAATACCGTCTGGTATTTGAATCTAAGGAGTGCTCTTACGCATTTTCTGGCCAGCAGGCAAATACAGGTGAAGTGTTATTCGTCGTCCCTGCAATGAAAAACGCACTAAAAGAGGGAAGATATCACGCCAACCTTGAGGTTATGGTCGACGATCGTTATTTCGTCCCACTCCAGTTCGATGCTGATTTTGAAGCTTCAATACGCGTCGTTGCAGAATCTATTGCACGACCTGCACCTAAGAAAGCAGCAGTTACAGCATCGATTATTACAACTAGCCCACCCCGTCAGACGCAGCCTGTTCTTGAAACTGTGCAAGAGACAGTTACAAGAATCCAGAATTCACCTGTCAAAACAGCTTCAAAACCAAAAGAAGCTCTCGGCGAGATTGATGGCAAGCAGATCACTGCTGAAGATCTAAGAAATCTTATTAGACTTTCAAATCTACGATAGGATGTAATTTTTAACCTCGTAGGTATAATAAGCTACGAGGTTAAATTATGAATAACGTCTATATCGCAAGTGGTTGGTTTTCTCCAGAGTGGCTCCAGGAAGTTGAGGACATCAAAGGTGTTCTTGATGAGCTTAAGCTAGGCTATTTCTCTCCAAAAGATTTTGCCATTGCTGAGGCAACGGCAGGACTTGATACACAAAAGCAGATCTTTGACGGAAATGTCGAGCATCTTGACAAGTGTGATTGGATGATCTGCAATACCCGAAACAAGGACATGGGTTCAATCTGGGAGGCAGGTTACTTCTATGCCCGCAATAAGCCCATCGTCTACTTCTGCGCAGGCCTCCCACCCGGTGCTAAGTTCAATCTCATGCTCTCGGCAAGCGGAATTGCAGTTTGCACATCTATCCAGGAGCTTCGTGAGTACCTTGAGATTTGCATTCACGAGGGCCGGCTCCAGCGTCGCCCATATGCAGGTTTAATTGAGTAGCAAAAAAGGATATGTGCGCTCCTGGGAGATAGTTATCATACAGGAGCGCACATGCGTATTAATAAATTAGCTCTTCGAAAGTTAGTCCTCAAAGAGATGCATGACCACATGCAGAGTGAAGATATGCCAGAAATCGATGCAGAGATCATTGATGACGGCGATGAAGAAGGATTTGAGGATGAAGAAGAAGATTATGACACCGACGTAGATGATGAAGGTGACATCGATTACGAAGACTCAAACGTCTACGAAGAGACAGGCATGATTAAGTCAAATCTCTTTATGCTTGCCAAAAAATCAATGGAGCTTCATGATTCCATTGGCGACAAAGACGATCTTCCCGAGTGGGTCCAAGAGAAGATTGCTGTTGCATCTTACATGATCGATACAATACATGACTATCTCATGTATGAAATGGTCAAGGATGATCTTCACGAGAAGAAAGACGGACGTTCCAAGAGCCGCAAGTACAAGGGCAAGGAGTATCACGCAACTCCCGCGATGGTCAAGGCAGTCAAAAAAGGTGCATCCTATAATCAACTTGCAAAACTTTCCAAATGGGCAGATGAGCCTGCAGCAGTTGTCCAAGCAGCTAAGATTGTTGCAAAGGGCAAGCCAATGTCACGTGATGATGAGGCTGATCTAGAAGAGGGTGACGAAGGTTGGAATCCTCTTCACCAGTCTACCGGCATCATGTTCTTCGAAGACGAGGACGGCGATGGATATCCAAAAGGAAATCCAAAGAAGCGTGGTTGAGGTAGCTAAGAACCAGCGGTCGCTGGTGTAAATAATGAACCCCGGTACTATAATGATTGTATGAAGATACTCATTACTGGTCACCGGGGTTTCATTGCATCTAACCTTCCACCTGCTTTTGCTGATCTCGATCATGAGGTAATAGATTCGGATCGACTGCGTCTAAGGCATCTGCTTCCAACGGGCGAGCATTGCGTTTATCGGAACAGTGAGGACGATTGGGCAAGCGAGATCAAGCGACTAAAAGTTGATGTCGTTGTTCACAATGCAGCGGCTGTCGGCACAGATGTTGTTGCTCTCAATCCTAGTGAGGCAACGCTAAGCAATGTAACTGGTACTTACAATATCTGCCGTGCAGCTGAAAAGGCAGGAGCAGCTGTTCTTTACTTGGGAACAACAGTAATCTACAATACAGAGCTATACCAGAATTCATGGATCGCTGAGCGATCCTCACACGGTCCCAAGACTTATTATGGCTCACTAAAACTGGCAGGAGAGCACATCGTCAAGTCACATAGCACGAAGTGGTCGATTGTCCGGCCTCTCTTTTGCTACGGTGGCGTGGGTGATAACAACTCCTTGATTGCTAAGGGTTTCTACGGTGCAGCGACCGGCAAACAGCAGATTGACATGTTCCTCGATCCCAATAAAATCAAGGACTACATGCGCGTTGAGGACTTCTGCGATGCAGTTGCGACCGTTGTCGACAAGGAGCTTTGGAACGACGACTGGAATGTTGCTGCCGAGACGCCTGCCAACACCGGTAAAATTGTAGAGCTAATGAGCGAGATTGCGTGCAAGGATCTTAAGGGTGTGGTAAAATGGCACCCAGGAACCGATTACTTGGGCAATCATCGTCTAAGCTCACAGAAGTTCAGGGATGCGTCTGGGTGGACGCCGAAGTTCGACCTGAAGTGTGGATTGGAAAAGTCATGGAATGATATCCAACGTAATCTGGGTTCTACGGATTATAATCCTCTGCGTTATCTAGAAGATGCCAAAAAGCGCGGCATCGATCTCAAGCAATACTTCAACCAGTGAGTTAAAATGAGCATCATTCGTCCGCCTAGCCGTTTTGTAGGTCTCCACGCGCATTCAGGCTTCAGTACAATGGACGGCCTCGGCTATCCTGCACAACACATCGACTTCGTCCTCAAGAATGGCATGGACGCATGGGCGCTGACTGACCACGGCAATGGCAGCGGTCTGGCACATGCGCAGTCACATGCCAAGAAAATGAAGAAGGCAGGGCAGAAGTATCGGCAGCTTAATGGTGTCGAGTTCTACTTCGTTCCTTCACTCAAGAACTGGGCAACGCAGTATCAGGATCACAAGGATGCAGTGGCAGCTGCACGCTCTGAGAAAAAGTCAAAAGAGACAACTGATATTGATGCCGATGATGAGGCAGGTGCAGGCCACATCATTGAGAACGAAGATGAGACGAAGGATGCTTCATCACTAGACGTCAAGGATGACGAGTGGAAGCGCCGCTACCACCTTGTGGTTCTTGCCAAGAATAAGCAGGGTCTTGCAAACCTCTTTACACTAGTCAAGCGATCCTTCAAGGAAGGTTACTACCGGTTCCCACGCATCGACTTTGACATGCTCAAGGAGCACGGCGAAGGTCTGGTCGTCAGCACTGCATGCATTGGCGGTATTATGTCGAACCGCGTCCTCCGCGGTCAGGCAATGCAGAAGTCTGACGCCGAGATCCAGCGTGATCTCAAGAATCTCGCTGACAGGTTCGTTGATGCTGTTGGCATCGACAATTTCAATCTCGAGATCCAGTTCAACAAGCTCCAAGCACAGCATGACGTCAATCGACACCTGATTGGACTACACAAGAGTACGGGTATTCCTCTCGTAGCAACATGTGATAGTCATTATCCTACACCTGACAAGTGGAAGACGCGAGAGCTCTATAAGAAGCTAGCATGGATGAATGCGAAGGAGGAGCCCAAGCCTCTGCCGACATTCGACGAACTGAAGTGTGAGCTCTACCCAAAGAATGCTGACCAGATGTGGGAAGAGTACCAAAAGCATATTTCCGAACATGAGTTCTATCAAGGCACTGAGGAACTGGTCCGAGATGCAATCGAGCGGACACACGACATCGCATGGCAGCAGTGTGAAGATGTCTGGGTTGATTCTCATGCCAAGCTTCCAGTCTTCAGCACACCTGAGAAGACCGAGTTCCAGCAGCTTGCAGAGCTAGTCAAGGCTCGCGCTATCGAGATGGGTCTTCACGAGAAGCCGGAATATATGGAGCGTCTCAAGGAGGAGCTCTCAGACATCAAGCATCTGGGTCACGCATCTTACTTCCTCACCATGAACAAGATCTTCCACAAGGCGCAGGAGCGGACACTCCTCGGGCCAGGTCGTGGATCTGCACCAGGATCGTTGGTCAACTATGTACTTGGCATCACTCAGATCGATCCGCTTCCGTTCGGTCTTCTCTGGAATCGCTTCCTTGGTCGGCATCGTGTGTCTTGGCCTGACATTGACTCTGATGCTGGTGATCGTGACGTTCTTATTGACGCGGCACGTGAGCTCTTCGGTGACGATGCTGTCATTCCCGTCTCCAACTTCAACACCCTGAAGCTGAAGTCACTGGTGAAGGACGTCGCGAAGTTCTTCAACGTCCCGTTCGAGGAGGTCAATGCAGTCACTGGGCCGCTCCAGGACGAGGTCATGCCGCACGCGAAGGATGACGACCAGGAAAAGTCGGTCTTCGTTCTGAAGCATGATGACTGCATGAAGTACTCGCCTGCTTACAATGCATTCATGACCAAGTATCCCGAGGTGGAGGAGCACGTTAATGCTCTCTTCATGGAAAACCGATCGATTGGTCGCCATGCAGGTGGTGTTCTTGTTGCAGAACCCAAGGCGCTGGCTGAGGGTATGCCCATCATCGGTGTCCGAGGTGAGTTGCAGACTCCCTGGACTGAGGGCATGAACTTCAGAAATCTTGAGGACAACGGATTCCTCAAGTTCGACTTCCTCGGACTCACGTTGCTCAAGGACGTAGAGAACTGCATCAAGCGTATCTTGATCAAGCAGGGTGTCAAGAACCCGACATTCACCCAGATCAAGGACTTCTTTGACGAACATCTCAACTGCCGGACTGTCAAGCAGGACGATCCAAAGGTCTGGAAGCATGTTTATCATGAAGGTCGATTTGTCGGCGTCTTCCAGTTCACTGCAGACGGTGCACGTAAGTTCTGCCTTGAGGCAAAACCCACAAACATCGGAGAGCTAGCAGCACTGACTGCAATCTATCGACCTGGACCGCTCAAGGCAAACGTCCATAAACTCTATGTCCAGGCGAAGAAGGATGCATCGAAGATCAAGTACGACCACCCAGTCATCCAGGAGGTTCTAGGACCGACATTCGGTTACGTGGTCTTCCAGGAACAGTTCATGATGCTTGCCCAGAAACTGGCTGGGTTCTCACCTGGTGAGGCTGACCAACTTCGCAAGACGCTCGTCAAGAAGTCGCTGGACACGCTGGGCAAGAAGTCCTCTGAGAAAGAGGCAGCACGTAAGCAGTTTATCGAAGGTGCACTTAGTCTCCATAACGTACCTGAAAAGGTGACAGGACCACTCTGGGATACTATCGAGGCTTTCTCAGTCTACGGCTTCAACAAGTCACACTCCGTGTCCTACGCGATTGATTCCTATTACGCTGGTTGGTTGCACACCCACTACGAGAAGGAGTGGCTGGCAACTATCCTCCAGTCCGAGACAGGCAACCCAAAGCTTCTTGCAAAAGCAATTAATGAAATCAAGCAAATTGGTTACAAGTTCTCGCAAGTTGATATTAACTACTCGGGCACAGAGTGGACATATTCTGAAGAAATTCAAGCATTCGTTCCGCCTCTTACCTCTGTAAAGGGCTTAGGTGATGCTGCTGTTAATGAAATTCTCACAAATCGTCCCTACAAGGCTCTAAGCGATCTGCTCTTTGATGAAGAGGGCGAATGGCGTCACTCTAAGCTGAATAAAAGCTGCCTTGAATCTCTAATCCTAACAGAAAGTCTAGGTTCATTACATGAGTTTAAGAACGAGATCTTGAATAACCACAATCAGCTGCACAAAATGGTTATTGACAATTACGACACTTTGCGCAAGGGTCGCACTGGAATGACCAAAACAGCAACAAAGAAGTGGGTTAAAGAGCACGGCAAAGAGCCCGATGTCATCTCTAAGTTAATTGAAGAAACAGCAGATGTTCCAGACTGGAATCGTTACGAGAAGATCAAGAATTTCATCGAAATCTTAACAACAGCCTCAGAAGAGCTGCTCTTTCCTCCTGCAGTTATGGCAAAAATTGAAAGATCTAACGTCCCTTCTGCAATGCAGATTCAACCGGGCACAAAAGCAGTCGTGTGGTTCTGCGCAAGAGAATGGGTCAAGAAGCAAACAAAGAACGGTAAAACATTCTATACAGTCCATGCATTAGACAATAACAGCGAGCTTGGTAGAATTCGTGTGTGGGGTACGTTCAAAGAAGAACCAGAAGCTTACACAATGTGGTTGGCTGAAGTTGAATATGATGCAAACTGGGGCATGTCGTCATCAGCAATGAAAATGCGAAAGATTGAGGTTTAAAAATGAAATTTGATCTAAAAACAGTAGTGCTTGAAGGTGTTGATTGCAGCGGCAAGACTACTGCGTTTTCTAAGATACACAAAATGACAGGATTTAAGTGGAACATTCACGATAGAAGCAC